ATAACTAACCTCAACGACTCTATGAGTGAACTACGTAATGCTTTGGAAGATAACAATTCTGATACTCTTGATTTAGTAGGTAGAGTTTCTAAACTTGAGGATGGCCAACTAAGACTATTTTTGAAAGTAGAGAGAATAGATGAACGTACTATTAACCAAAACAGATAACCTTTACACGGTTGAACTAATATGAAAAAAGTAGCGGCTTTAATAGTCTTAGGTTTGTTTGTAGGTACAGCGTACCAGTCATACACGGGATGGATGCCATTCAGTTTGGAAAAAGTAGAAATATATTCCAAACCCACAGAATTTTCTGTTTCTAGGTATCAAAATGTTATAAGGCATAGAGCTCTTGGAGAAAAACTTAGTACCTGCAAAATAATATCCCCTGTTATTGCTGAACTAAAAGACTCTAACGGCCATGTAAAAGGTAGTGAACTAGTACGTTATTTTTCTCGTCAGAATGATTTAGACAAATTAAGTAGCGTAATTAAGCAAGCTATTAATGAACAAACCAATTTGGTACAATCAAGAGATTTGAATTATAAAACCTCTGATAACATTACTAATTTTGTTTCAATTGAAGACTTGAAAACTACAGATTCATCATACATTAACTTTAGCAACATACCCCCCGAACCACGTAAATTTGAAGCTAATCAATTTTTCATAGTTACTACCAAAACAGCTTTAGAAAAAGCTGATAGGTTTGAAGTAAAAGTAGATTGCGTTAATCCTACCTTGGGTAGAGTAACAGGTCGTTTTGGACCTTTCCCTATCCCGCCGGATGGCGTTACTTACACCCACAATTCCCCTGAAGCAAATTTGAAAAATTCGGTCCCTTGGTTTGACATTATTACACAAGGAACTATATTGCTTCTACTAATTTTTCTTATAATAGTCTAGTAAGTCCACCGTAAAGTATAAGTAGAGTAGCTATAGCTATGGGCTACTCTTTTGGCAACTTATGAGAGAGATCAGAAAATGAGTAACGCTGAAGAAAAAATCATGGAATCACAGTTGGCTGAAGATTTGTCCCTTCTTTTGGATAAGGAAAAGGAAAATACAAGTAAACCCAAATACAGCTCTCTAAAAAGTAGAGAGCCTAGTAAATCATCTGGTGATGGACCTAGGTTGAAACTTGACTTTGAAAATCCAAAGTTTTTTGACGAGCAAGCGTTAAAAGAATCGGGTGAAAAGATTTTGGCCTCTTTGAGGAAAAATGTAGACAGCCTTAACCAATCTAAATCATACAATAAAGAAAAAGTAGCTCAAAAAGAGGTTACTGACAAAAGGAACAACGTCATGGAAAATTCAAAACCTGAATATAAAAACGAAGCGATGGAAATCGATAAGGAAGTTCCTGACCCCGCTATTAAGCGACCGCAAAATATTAAGAAGATTTTAGGCTACGGAGATTTCGCGGGTCTTTCTTTGGAAGAAGCAATTAATAGGCGCGTTAAAGAAAATTCTAATGAGCCATCAGCAATAATCAAAAATAAGATTTCTTCAATCTCTTCTGAACTTGAACAGCTTCAGGAAAGCTTTAAGGCTATACGGGCTACTGAAGAAATCAGGATTTCTGGTATTCATGATAAAGCTGATCAAGAAGTAGAAGTACTTCGTAATCAAGTTAGCGATCTTCTGGATCAAGTAAAAGCCTTGAATGGTCAGATTACCCTTATTGAAGAAAAACGAAATATTGACGTTGAAAGTACCCGTAAATATTACGGGGAACAAATGGATAGTATTGAAACACTTATCGGTGCTCAAACTGAAAGCTTGCATATGTTGCGTTCGAAAAAATAATTTGTAAATGGACGTAGAGTAAACCAGGGAGTTTTGTGCTCCCTGGTAACTTATATTTTGAGGGTTATTAAATGAGAAGTAATAAATTAGGTCAGTGGAGTGTAAGATATCGCCCAAAGTCCCTAGATGATTTCATTGATAATGAAACGGCAGTGTCTAAAGCAAAAGGTATTATAGAAAAGAAAAATACTCATGCTGTACTGTTCACAGGTGATACAGGTTGCGGTAAAACTACTTTAGCTAGGATAGTAGCTAGAGGACTGACATCCAATGACTCTGATATAATTGAAAAGAATATTTCTAGTGAAGGCGGCATTGGCGACGTTCGCGATCTTATAAAAGCGTCGCAGTATCAACCAGTTGGCGATTTCAAAGTATTTATACTTGATGAAGTACACGCTTTGAAAGGACCAGCACAGTCCGCAATTCTTAAAACTATTGAAGAACCGGAACACGATAGAGTGGTCTGGTTTCTCTGTACCAACAGAGCTACTATGTTGGGTCCTGAATTGCTGAACAGATTGTATAAAATACAAGTTCACAAACCTAGTGAACAAAATCTTTCTAAACTACTATATCGTATCTCTAAGAAAGAGAAACTATTCTCAAATTATGATAAGAAAAAGAAACAGCGTATTTGCAAAGAGATTAGTAAAGCATCAGAACTAGTTCCCCGAGAAGCACTTCAAATACTTCAAGAAGTATCTAATATAGAAGGTGAATTTGACTCTTTCAAAGAGTTAGTTGTTGAGGGTATTCGAAATCGTTCTGAAGGAAGTATTGATAAAGTCGCTATGATGGTTCTTATGGCGATTTATTCTACTGAAAAATCTGCTAAGGAAAAAGCCGAGTTTATGGTTAATAAATTGTTCGACCAAGATTTATGGGCTTTAACTATGCGGTTATGTGACATACATATGCACATTATGAATTACGTAGCTGGTATACGAGGTGGTCCAGCTTACTACTACATCAAGGAATTGCAGCCAAGAAAAGCAGTTCCTGATAATTTACATACCATGGCGAAAGTTGGCAGCAAACTAGCGACTATACGTAATGGTTTGTTTAACCTTAACACAAACATGCAAAACTACGTTGTACCAGAACTTGTCAACATCGTATTCGAATGTGATAAGAAATCCAAATAAGAGGCTACTACTTATGAATAATCATGCTAATATCAAATCCGGATTGAGCCTTTATAAGCAGGACTCGTTAAATAAATTCGGTAATACGGTTACTGTTAGTGGGGAAGAATACACTTTCAAAGAAATTGATTTAGTTATTAGAGACTTCAAAGGCAATATTACATTCAATTCACGAGTGTACATTCCTGAAGGTTGGTCTGAGAACGCTGGTAAGATATTAGCCCAGAAATACATGCGTAAAACTGGTGTCCCTGAGAAGTTGCTGTATGTCAAAGAAAAGGGTATTCCTAATAGACTGTTCAGTCGTGCTATACCGGAAAACCCTAAAAAATTAGGTGCTGAAAACCATGCACACCAAGTCTTCCACCGTTTAGCTGGTTGCTGGACTTATTGGGGTATAAAGCGTAACTACTTCCGTAATAATAGTGAAGCACGTGAATTTTACATTCAGTGTTACAATGGGTTGTACGAACAAATGTTCGCCCCTAATAGTCCTCAGTGGTTTAATACTGGATTGCATTGGGCTTACGGGATCGGTGAAGAAATTACGTCAGAACAACCGTTGTTCTATAACGATGAGAACAATGTTACCCGGCGTTGTGAACGTACCTACGTTAACCCACAAATTCATGCCTGCTTTATTAACTCTATTTCTGATGCCCTTGTGGGTAAAGGTGGTATTATGGACTTGTGGCATAGAGAGGCCACAATATTTAAATACGGTTCAGGTGCAGGCAGTAATTTCTCCGCATTACGTGCTGTGAACGAAAAGCTACAAGGCGGAGGGTTTTCTTCTGGCCTAATGTCATTCTTGAAAATTGGTGACGTATCAGCTGGATCTATTAAATCTGGTGGTACTACTCGTAGGGCTGCAAAACTGGTCATAGTAGACGCTGATCATCCGGAAGTTGAAGACTTTATTGATTGGAAGATGAATGAAGAAAATAAGGTGGCCGCACTAGTATCCGGATCACAACTTAATAAGCGTTGTGTGAAAGCTATAGTAGAAGCTAAGGACAGCGATTCATATGAATTAGCTATAGCGGAAGCTTATGAAAAATTCGTACCGTCCGGACTTATCCAGAGAGCCATTGAAGCACATAATAACAATTATGAAATCGACTTGCAAGAGTTTGATGCTAACTGGGAGTCTGAAGCCTACCAAACTGTATCCGGTCAGAATGCAAATAATTCGGTATCGGTTACTAATGAATTTATGGATGCGGTTATCGATGACGAAGATTGGGATCTAATAGCACGAACTGATAAGTCAGTAGTAAAGACCGTAAAAGCCAGACAGATTTGGGATAAGATTTGTTTCGCTGCTTGGTGCTCGGCTGATCCTGGTTTATTCTTCCACGATACTGTCAATGATTACAACACTGTATCAAACAGCGGTACTATTAGGGGAGCAAATCCTTGTATTGAATACCAGTTCCTTGACGATACAGCGTGTAATTTGGCTTCACTTAATCTAGTTAATATGTACTATAAAAGTGAAGGTATTACCACACACTATTATGGTGGTGATACGTTATCCTTTATGCATAATTTGAAAAAATATTCAAAACTTGTTACTAAGATTTTGGATATTTCAATTGAAATGGCGCAGTTTACTTCAGAAGAAATGGCGCACAATACTGCTTTGTACCGCACCACAGGACTAGGTTATGCTAACCTCGGGTCTTTGCTTATGCGGCTAGGAATGCCTTATGGAGAAGGCAACAGCTTGGCGTTTACAGAAGCCGTTACTTCTATTATGACTGGTTCTGCTTTCGAAATGTCAAATGAGTTAGCGGAAATTCGTTCAAGTTTTCCGGCTTACAGTGATAACAGAAAGCCTATGAAACGAGTACTTGATAAGTACCTGGAAAATACCAGTAATATCAAAGTCGGCGGGGATACAGACATTGGTATTCTAACAAACGAAGCATACAATATTTGGTCTAAGGTATGCAACAAAGACGCATTTAGGAATGCATTTGTTACTTGTTTAGCTCCGACTGGTACTATTGGTCTAGTTATGGACTGCGATACCACAGGTATTGAACCTGATTTCTCTCTGGTTAAGCATAAGCAACTTGCTGGTGGCGGTTCCATGATGATTGTTAATCAATCTGTTGAATCAGCTTTGGTAAACCTCGATTTAGATAAGTTAACCATTGATAAAATTATTTGCTACATCGGTGGCCACCTTTACTTCCCAAGGTCAAAAGAATTAAACAAGGACGATATTACTTCGTATATTACATATGAAGACTTGGTTGATGCTGGAGTGCACGACCGCTATATAGAAGTACTGGAAGAAGAGGACGAAGAAGAGGACTTGTTTACTAATAAAACTCCCTTATCCACTTATTATAGCATCAATAACGTGATCAGTTATTTGGAAACTGAATCAGGAGTTGACTTATCTTTCTTGGTAAAAAATAAGGATATTGTAAATAATACCCAAAAATTTATTTTTGGTCATAACACAGTTGAAGGTTGTCCCTATTTAGCAGAATCACATTGGCCAGTGTTTGCTTGTGCTGTAGCTCCAGCAGGATATTCGATGGTAATACCTGTAAAGAATCATATTAACATGATGGCTGCTGCTCAGAAGTACTTGTCAGGTGCTATTTCTAAAACAGTGAACATGCCGCAGAGTGCTACGGTTAATGATATCAGTGAAGCTTATAAGTACGCTTACGAGAATGGCGTAAAGGCTATATCCGTTTATCGAGACGGTAGTAAACTTTCTCAACCTCTTATGACCTCAGTAGCTGAGAAGATCGCTAAGATAGTCAATACAATTGAAGAAGATCAAGTTCCGGTTGAGAAGGTGCAAAACTACGTTAATATCATAACTGGCGCTGGTACTCGACGTCGCCTTGGCAGTAAACGTAGCGGTTACACACAAAAAATGTCAATAGGTGAACACAAGTTATACCTGAGGACTGGGGAGTATGACGACGGTTCTCTTGGAGAAATATTCATTGACATGCACAAGGAAGGAGCAGTTCTGCGTGCTGTTATGAATAGTTTTGCAATAGCGGTATCTATTGGATTGCAGTACGGTGTTCCACTTGAAGAATTTTTTGAAGCGTTTTACCGTACTAAATTTGAGCCCGCAGGTATAGTAAAGGATCACGACAACATTAAAACGGCTACATCAATTCTAGACTTGATATTCCGAGATTTGGCATTCAATTATCTAGATAAAGATGATGTAGTAAACGTTTTAACAGACAATGAACCCAAACAAGTAATAACCACTAAGAAAACTAAAGTTGAATCCGTAGTCCAAAATAACGAAGTTACTATTACCTCATTTAAACAAGATAGCGTAACAGTGAATGGTTATACAGGAGAAGTATGCCCCAATTGTTCTAGTACTCAAATGTTACAGACTGGTACATGTTCAACATGCCAGTCTTGTGGTACTACTACGGGATGCTAATTTAACAAGGAAAATTTTTTAAATGACAAATTACGATAATGTACCAGACCAAATTATGAACATTATTAAAGATACTGATACGGTATCTGTGTACGTCGATGGGTACAACGCCACTATGGCTAGTAAGGCCATTAGTCTTTCAGTAGATTGGACTAAATTCGCTCAACTATTTAGGGTAGCGGGTAGACTACGAGATTTGAATTTTTACATATCTTCAATGGATAATCAATCCGATGGGTCTGCAGAAAATTCCTCGTGGTCAAATTTACTTGGTTGGCTTGCTCACAACTCATATTCCGTTGTGGCAAAGACTGGCCCCCAGTATACGTATGAGTTGGATACAGGTACTCGTAAAGTAACTTTATCAGGTATTAAGACTGGTATAGAACTGAACATAGTAGCGGATGCTATGATGTCCGCTGTTAACAGGGTTGATCACGTAATATTGTTTACTACCAACGATGATTATTTACCCTTAGTACATAATTTACAAAAAGCTGGAGTAATTGTTACTATCATATGTAATTCTTTAAAAATAATCAAAGAAATGAGAAGTAACAATGATGAGCAAGTACCTAGTGTTCATATCCCTAAGCAGTGTATATACTATGCCAATAATTTAGTGGAACTAAAATCGCTATCGCCTTACATTAAAAAAGATGAATCTGGGGACTAGTGAATTGCTAAAAAGTAGGATTAATAGAGTTGCTAAAAGACTAAAACTATCTGAAAATGAAATAAAGGCTCTACTGTTTCTTCGCAAGAAAGGTTCTGTATCAAGGTTTAGAGCAAGTTACCCTTCAATAAGCACAATTTTAAAACTATGTGAATATGGTTATGTCTCAAGGCAGCATAAGTTGAGAAGGTTACGTCGCTATGAAGCTGGTATAACTAAGTTCACCTTGTCAAGTAAAGGCGATAGGATATGTGATAGTATATTAAATCGCTAATTCTACTACGTAATACACCAATCGTACCCACCATATATGGTTGCAGGCTGATTGTGTCCTCGGCTTTCGGCTTGTGGATGAACCACACAACCAATTCTACATGACCTCCTCCCAATCGCGTAGAAGTATGGTGGGTACGACCCCTACTATTGTAAAAAGGAATAAAACTATGGCTAAGAAAACATTGCAGTTTGCTGATATGCAGCTTATATCAGAGTTGGATTTGCGAATTGCTAAAACTAGTGATTCAAACGCTAACGCGAACTTAGTAGTACGTATGTCATGTTCTCAAAAAGAATTTGAAGAAATCGTATCAAAAATTAGTGAAGACGAAGTAGCTTGCATGGCAATTAACTTCGCTTCAATCAGTATTGTTGAAAAGTCCCATGTAGGTAATACCGGTACTATAATATTCGATAGTCAAGATGCGGACTTTGTTTCAAGTAAGGGCGGAGCGAATGTCAGTACTAAGGTTATGGAAGATAAGCTTGAACAACTTGAAAAAGACAGCGAACGTGATATAGCTGATCTAAAAGACAAGGTAAAAAGTCTAGAAAATGAAAATAAGCAGCTTAATAAAGACATTGAAGAAATCAATAATGATAATGCTGACCTAAAAGAAAAGAATAAATTGTTGAATAAATCTATAGAGGATAGCCAAACCGCTAAAGAATCAACGGATAAACCTGAAGAGAAATCTGAAGAGAAATCCGATAATAAGTCTGAAGATAAGAAAGAATATACCAGCAAAGTTAAGGATAACTCGGACGAACCCGTAAGTGATGGTAAGTCTACGACCAATTCATCTTCATCTAAGAAATAATCAAGTAGGGGTGGAGAGACGTATTCCAGTATTTCTCCACCCCGTCGTAGGCGCAATAGTTTTTGAATGGTGGAGATAACCATGTTAACGTTGTTGCCAATAGAATATTGGATGCTACTTTTTATAGCTTCAATAATGAGACTTGCCGCGTTTCAAATTATAAATAAACGTATTTACTACTTATTGAATTCCGGAGCTTCCTACTCTTTAAAAGAGTTCAGATGTACTAGGTTGTTCATGTTAATTGGCGGTATAGGAAACGCTATCATTATTTTTGGATTAATGTCTATATTTTATATGACGTTTAATTACATAGTACCTATTAATGAGTATTCTGCGTATTACTTAGAATGTGTTAAATTCATATCATGGATTTTAGTAGGTGTATCCTTAATTTTGATATCTGTATCTTTGGGTGTGATGTTAAAAATTGAATAATAAGGTTGTTATAAAATGAAATTGCTTACTTTTAGTGGTATTGACACTACTGATTACTATACTATTTTAGGTGTTAAACGAAGCTCTCCTACTAAAGAAATCCGGTCAGCTTTTAAGAGACTTTCTAAACAGTATCATCCTGATGTATACGACGGTTCTTCAGAATATTACCAAAAAATTAATGAAGCTTACACAAATTTAGTAGATCCAGATTTACGTATGAAATATGATTCATTTGGTTTAAATGATTCTCAATTTAAGGAATGCGTAGATAAAATAACCTACATGATAGTAGAATTTTATAAACAAGGCATCTCCGATGAAAAATCAGTTAAAGGTGGTATAAAGCAAACTCTTGAGAAAGAGTTATTAGTACATAAGAGTAAAGTTGAATCTCTACTATCAAGTAGATCACTTTTGAAAAATATTAGCAATAATATTGAAAATACAAATTTTGTAATGAAAACCGTATTAAAAAATATTGAGGATGAAGTATTTTCACTTGATTGCCAAGTTAGTGAAATCCGTAAAACTATAACTAAAATTCATACTCAAATTGGAGTTGTTAACTACGTATCACTACGTAAAAAGGACATAGGAAATCAATTTAGTAATTTTAGTAGTGCCAGTCAATACACTATAACCGTTTCACGTTAATCTCATTTAAATTACTCGGGGGACATAATGAAGGCCTTTATACACAAACTTATTGATTCTGTATACAGTCGTGATACATACTACGAAATACCTGTTGATGAAGTTGAAGCATCCAAAGATAATTATGACGTTGGTAACTACAATGATAATGGCATTTATATTGGTAACGCTACTAAAGCTCGAACGGATACAGTCGCTAGGTTGATATTTAAGCTATGTAAATGTAAAATATCCAACTTAAGATTGCAAAGATTACTATTTATTTGCCAAGTAATACATATGGGTAGATATAACGGTAGACCATTGTTCAACACTATTTTTGTAGCTACTACAATGGGTCCAGTTGACATTAATCTTTACAGAAGGTTATCCATATATGGGTCTGGTAGTATAAAGGACGTATTCTTGAATGCGTTATCATTTGATAAGAACGATTATAGGTATAAACTTGTAAGTGACGTATGTAAACACTTTTCAGAGTACTCGGATTCTAGGCTACTATCTATAACCCATCAACAAGAATGTGCCTGGGATAGAGTTTATGAGATTGGAATGGATAAGGTCATACCTGACACTTATCTTTTTGAAGAGTATAAATATAAGATGAGGAAAACCAATGCTGCTAGCGTATCAGGAAATTAAAAATTTATGTGCTGACGATGATAAACCATTAGTTTTCCCTTGTTTGGAAAAAACAATATTTGAAGGTAAATCTTTCGGGTTGTCATGCGCGGGTTACGATTTACGTATTCATCAGGATATTACACTATACCCTATAAGTCTTAGTTCCCTACTAATAAATGCTATACCGTATCCAGTTGCGGATATGCTGAGTATTCCTTATAGGAAGTGGTTTACTTTAGCATCTACCGTAGAAAAAATGCATATACCTAATGACGTAATAGGTGTCTTACACGATAAAAGCACATGGGTTAGGCATGGATTAACAGTACAAAATACTGTAATAGAGCCTGGCTGGAGGGGTTATTTAACTCTGGAATTAAAAAATGAAGGCCATAAAATTTTACATATCAAAGCGGGTTCGCCAATAGCACAAGTACTATTTTATCCTCTTACTTCTGCTACCGAAAAACCTTACATCGGTAAATACCAAGATCAACCTAATAAACCTGTAGAACCGGTTCACGAGAAATAACTAATTCTATATTGAAAACGAAGGAATACACCATCGTTGGAGATTTAATCATGGCAACTAGAATTACTAATATATCAGGAAATGACTATAGTGTAGATAACTATGTCTGGGAGAAGAACGAAACAAAGGTAATTGAAGGTTCTATTTCTAAAGAACTTATCGATGAACTTGCTTTGGGTAAGAATCTTGTATCTGATTCGGATTTTACGCCGTTTAATGAATTGGATGCTCTAGACAACGATCTTGCTACTATCACAGACAGTTCTACTGGTACAGCTGCTACGGAAACTGAAGGTGCGCTTACTGTAGCCGCTGTAACTGACGTAGCTTCTGCAGCAAATGCTATTGCTACTTTAGTAGCGGAAATAGAAAAACAAAGAGTGCTTAACGATGCGCTGGTAGCCCATATAGGTGCTATAGAGGCTGAATGCGCCAAGCTTCGCACTGAAATATCAGTAATTGCTGATAAATAATTTCTATTACCTAATGATACTAAGCCGGGGTTATTTTGCCCCGGCTTTTTATTTGCGTAAATTACGGTAAAGTATAGGTACGTTTAACAGGAGGTTACTATGGAATTTGACAGAAAATTTTTAGATAAAAGTGTTTTGAACAATTTAGACCATATAAAGATGGCAAATTTTCCACCATTTGATGTTACCAAAGTTTCACCTGAAGAATTAAATGATATAGTATCGTGCATACATGCTCCTCTTATTAATTCTATTTGGATACACAAGAACGGTAATTTTTATGTAGTTAGAGAAATCAGAAATTTAGACCCAGATAGACAACATGAATACCCTACCACAGTGTGCTACGACAACTTGTTTAACGGGCGTAAATTTGCTAGAGCCTTATACAATTGGTATCGTAGCATGGTTCATACTGGGTTTAGTTTAAATGAAAATGATGAAATAGTAAGGAGTCAGTAAAAATGTTTGGTAAAAATACTAGAATTGGACTTAAAACATTTGAACATTCCTTTACACAAAATACTTCTGTAGTAACTAGCATATTCCCTACCCTTCAAGGTGAAGGACCGTACAGTGGTAGGCGTTGTGTATTCGTAAGATTTGCTTACTGCAATCTAGACTGTCCTTTTTGTGATACTTACTTTGATAATGGTCATATGTACAGACTAGACGAATTGGTTAAATCTATATACGATACACGAGACGCGTGGGTAGAAAAGAATATTGGTAGTAAGGAAAAAAGCAAAGGTGCATACTCTGATTGGGGCATCGTGTTTACTGGTGGTGAACCTCTTTTACAACAAAATACCATAATAAATCTCATAAAAGTTTTAACCAGCGGTTCAGATTCAGACACTAATCCATTCCACTGGTTCCAGATGGAAACAAACGGTACTTTGCCTATTAAAAAAGAACTCTCTGATATTTGTGAAATGGTGTGTTCTCCTAAGATAGTAGAATCTGAAGGGAAACAATCCTCTGGTAAAATACCTAAATCTAACCATGACAAGATAGCTTATTTGAAGTTCGTAGTATCTTCTGATGAAACTTCGCCCTACCATAAAGTTCCTGAATGGGCGAAAGACATTTCATATAACGGAAAACGTGTACCAATTTACGTCTCTCCTATGAACATGTATCTTGCAGAACCTATGAAGAATATAGTTAAGTCTAAATTCTCTGATTCTGAATACGTGACTAATAGTGAAGAAAGAGAAAGAATTTCCTTCTGGGAGGAAGGAATACTAGATATGAATAAGAATAGACTTAATCACGAACACGCCGCCAAACTCTGCATGGAAAACGGTTATATTCTTTCCCTGCAAACCCACTTACTGGCAAGTTTACCCTGATAGGAGTGAATTATGAATTTTGTAAGTTGTACTTACCCTGAAGCAAAAAATCATTTACATGACGAGGTGACTAATAATCCAATAAATATGGGTAATGTGATTACCTTTTTAAAGGGTTCGCGTTCTACTAATATGACTAATATAAGAGTTCCTATTATAGAGTTCATTACTATTAATGGAAGTAATATCTATTGGTATTTTCCTTACGGCGTGGTAGAGGAACAAGTACCAGATTATGAAAGTACTTACAAAACTCCTTTTGGTCCCAAGGCTACATTTAAAAAAATTGGAATAGCTGATACTAAGCTACGGGATGAAGAATACGCAAGATTGTTAAAAATTGTTACTACTAACTGCCTTGATGAACATACCTCGGGAGATAAAAATGGAAACAAGTGATTTAATCGCTGATCTTGAAAGAAGGATCACAAGTCTAGAAGAAGAACTGAGTGCTTATAAGCAACCTACATACATGTCTTCAAAAACGTGGGATCATAATTTAGGACTATCAGTATGCTTCCGTCAACCCGATGCTAGCAGTCACTGTAACAAGATGCATGGTTATTCTTTAAAGGTTAAAGCTACGTTTATCGCTTCTGAACTAGATAAAACAAATTGGGTTGTTGACTTTGGCAGCTTGAAATCTTTCAAGAAAATGTTGGAAGATAACTTTGACCATAAGACTATAGTATCGGAAAATGATCCTTTCCTTGATAGTTTTAAAACCCTTCATAACGAAGGTATAATCGATATGCTTATATACCCAAAAGTTGGTATGGAAGCCTTCGCCTTTTATTTGTATGAATCGGCTGAAAGTTGGCTGATGTCTAACGGGTATTACCCTCGCGTGAAACTCAAAAATATAGTAGTTAGCGAGCACCCCGCTAACTCCGCTGGATATGGGTTATTTTAATATGAGCTATATAGCACGTAGAATTGAACCGCTGGAAATACTACCTAGTAACCTTGATTACTCGGAGTTACCAAGATTTCGCCCTACTATGGAATGGGTTGATCCTACGGACTTATACGTGGATCCCAGATACCAGCGCGATATTACTAGAAAATCCCTAAACGTTATTAAGAAAATTATACGTGAATGGGATTGGAATAGTTTTAAACCTCCAATTGTTACTAAATACGAGGATGAAGATCGTCTATTTATTATAGACGGTCAACATACTTCAATAGCTGCTGCATCTCACCCGGAGATTAAAGAAATACCGGTATTTGTGGTTGATTCCAAATTCGTGAAGTCATCCGCTAAAGCATTTATACGTCATAACAACGATAGAACTAATGTTGATCCAATACAGTTGTTTAAAGCAGAAGTAGAATCTGGTGATGAAGTTGCAACAGGTGTTAACATGGCTATTCAACGTAGCGGTGTAAAATTATCAACTTTATCAAATATAAACAATGACCAGATAGGATATTGCTCTAGTGTTGTTACTTTGAAAAAGGTATATGACGCTTACGGGTTAATGCCTTTGCGTACCGTATTAGAAATTTGTGTGCAAGCAAAAATGAATACAATACAGTCTTTCGTAGTATACGGTTTGGCTGATCTATTGTATAAAGACCCTATTGAAACTAGATTTCATTATGATAAAGATGGTTTAGTCGAATTATTGATACCTGAAAAATTACCTGATATACTAGTTAAAGTCAATAAACAGTTTTACGAGTCTAAAGTGCCTAAGAAAAAATCTTTTATTAGCATTTTAGATGATAGGTATAAAGATGCCTACTGTGGATAAAATGAACTCAAGAATAGCTATTCTTGAGTCTAAAATTACTAGATTAGAGCGTGAGTTAATAGAAAAAGAAGAAATAATAACTCAGCTTAAGGAAATGCTGGTTCCTGAATTACATATTCCTATTGAGTGGGAAATATCCGCTAAAATGGTAACCTTAGTACGGTTCATGTATAACAAATATCCAGAAGTAGTTAGTAGAGATAGTCTTATACATGTGTGTAGTGATATAAATTATGAATATGAAGATCCCGCTAATTGTTTCTTTTCCTACTGTAGCAAGTTAAATAAGAAAATGAAGGAAATTCATAAAATTCCTTGGTTCATTAAAGGGTATAGAAACTACGGTTACATAATGAGTGAAGAAGGCTATAACTTAGTCAAAAAAGCACAAGATAAAAGGAAATGAACATGTACGTTCCAGATATTGTAGTATACCATAATCCTTGTTCTGATGGGACAACTGCTGCGGCTGTAGTTAAGAGGTTTTATGATGAAAAGTCACCTAATAGTGAAATTGAATTTTTTCCAGGAGACTACGGTAGAGTTGACTTGAAAGATATTATGAACTTATTTGCCGGTAAACATGTATTGTTGGTAGATTTTTCTTATAAACGAGACGTTATCAATAAGTTAAGCCAAATAGTAAAGTCACTTGTTATTATAGACCATCACGTGACTGCTGAAAGTGCCTTAAAAGATTTTATTGTAGGCAAACAGCCTGATTTTGAGGACCTAGAATCCGCAATTGAAGAAAGTGGACCGGTAGTAGCGTATTTCGATATGGAAGAATGTGGTTCTTCCATGGCATGGAAGTGCTTTTACCTTAACGGTGATTACGAGTATAATGCGTACATCGTTTATACCAAGGACAACGATTTAGGCCGGTGGATACTGCCTGATACATTGGATTTCAAATTCTACCAAAGAAGTTTAAATACCAAGGATATTACTGGCGCCATATATGAAATAGATAGAGCAAATAACCAAGCCTCTACCAAAAAAGTAATGTCAGACATATTTGAAAAAGGTAGAATTATCAAGAACTACGTTAATAATAGAGTAAACTTCATACTTGAAAATGAGACGAGGTTTGGTAAACTTGATTCCATCACTGAAAAATTCCCTTACTGCATAACAGACTACATGATATGCTCTGATGTTGCTACGGCGTACTTAGAAAAAGAAGGTTATGATATTGGTATAGCATTCTACTTCACTAAAAATGGATTAGGTGCTTCAATACGTAGCACTGATTTAATAAGGGCTGATATTGTAGCTCAAGCTTTTGGTGGCGGCGGACACAAGAAAGCAGCAGGATTTAACATACCATGGAATGAATTACCTGAGTATCTATCAATAATGACTGACCAAGGCATTTACTTACTAAATGAGTAGCCGTAAATTATGAATAACAGAAGGATACTACCATGGCTACTATTAAATGTAAGGGCGTGTTTGGTCTAGGAATAACGTCATTACCAGATTTTGTAAAATACATTTCAAAGTACAAAGTTGTAAGGCAATCAAAAGTTGGGTACGTTACTACTACAACTTTTGTTTTACCAAAAGCAGCTTTAATAGTGTTCAGTTCAGTTAAAGAAGTTATAAGGTTTCACAATGATATCAATGAAAATCATGTGATAGTAGTATCAGACACACCTTCTTTGATTAAGGACATTCCTAATTGTGTAGCTCTTGATTATAACCAGAATAGAAGTTTTGAGTTCAATTTTAAAGAACTAGACGTGCACCCTGTATTAAGCGCTCTTAAATCAAAAAAGCAAACGGTAGAGTGCCGGCTGGTATCTTTTGATAATCTAGGCTATCACGTTAATAAGATAAAGGAAGGGGATAGCTTTATCAATTCTTATATATCGGTCACTTCAAGTTTACCTATTGAGGAGAGGGATAAACTACGCGGTGAAATGATAACTATGTTAACTAGTAAAAACCCCAGCGTAAATAGAGTAGTGGAATACTTGAAGAAGGTGAATAAAGACCACAATCTTGTTGAAGCTAGAAATTTCTGTGAAAATTTGATTGACCAATATGAAGCTTATCACAAAGCTTTGAACTCTAACTTAGCTTCTGCAGCGGCTGCTAAGAAATATAATGTAAACGCTTATGGTGTATCTTATTTTAAAAGAATAATAAGCTCAAATAATACTAAAATTGAGAGGGATAAGCGTAATAATGTCACAAAATCTAAAGTTTCATAAAGACATTAAATACTCTAAAGACCTTACTTCTTTGCAGATATGGCAAGTCTTTAATAAATTGCTGTATGAAGCTTCCGCGCCTTTGACCGTGTACGGACAATTTTCAATTGAAACTGCAATATCCTGCTTAATACTGTCTACTAACAATAGACGGGCCATAGCGGCGGATAAAGCCAATGTGTTTTTATCCAAAGTATTCGTTGAAGTAATAAAAGCGGTAGAGCATAAAGACGAAGAGCATAAACTTAGTTTGTTGAATATGCTGTTTGAAAACGGAGTTGAAAGAAATATATTTACAGATCATATAAGCATATCTTTAAAGTACATTGACCTACCAAAGCATATTGATAGAAGTAAATTGTCTAAGCATGTCCACAATTATGTGGAAGACTACAATAAATTCAAGAGAGACGTGCTATTTCGTTATTACTACATGACCCAAAGATCATCCCATAAGAATCAGTACGTTAAGGCGATAAATGGGTTAAATTCTTCACCAGAAGAAAACTTCCATGTTTATATGATATCAGCTATGAGGGCAGTAGACAGGTTCATTCCGTATAAGGCTACTTTAACAGCTTACATCAAGCAATGGTTTAAGAATGCTGAAGGTTCTTCTGATTTTATGGTATACGATGGAGAAGCGTTTTCTGTAAATAGAAGCGCTAGAAAATCAATACACGACGGTAAATTAGAGTTAAACAATTCCGCTATACCAATTGAAGACAGAGAAAACTTTTTAGTTGACGAAGAAGCAGTGTACGATACTGGTAGTAACATAGACGATTTTTTACGTATTTGTGCTCTTCAACCTAATGCTACCTTGGTGTTTCTTGCACAGGCATTCCCGTACAAATTAAACGAAGAACAAAAAAGTAGAATAGCTAAATTCAAAGGTTAATGATTAATGATTTCTTGTATTGGTGACCTGCACATTGATGCTTTAGAAAGACTAATACCTAACTCTACCAGCAAGATACTTGCTACATTGGACTCGGTGATAGATAACGAAGTAAAAAGGGGAGCTTCAGCAATAGTATTGCTAGGTGATATTTTCGACTCCGCCGATCCAGAACAAGATACTATTTTGTCATTTGCTGACAGTATGCGTAGGCATCCTGATGTACCTAAATATATTATTATGGGTAATCATGACTACGCCGATGTAAAAAACCATAGCTTAAAACTTATTCGTTGGATGTGTAAAATTGGGTTTATTAATGGTAAGGTATTCATTAAGCCTAAAAAGATGAAAATTGATGACGAATACTATCTATTCTCTCCTCATCCTTACATAGTGAATAATCCTCCCAAAGTAAGTTATTGCTTTGGGCATTTTGGTTTTAGTGGAGCTAAAAGCGATACTGGGTACACCCTAAAGTCTAACAATAAACCCAAAGGTAGGTGGATCCTGGGGGATTATCATACTGCTCAACGTGGTAAAACCTACATGTATGCTGGTTCTTTAACTCAAGTTAAATTCTTTGAAGCGCCGGAAAAGTATATTATACGTATAGAAAACACCCCACAATTGGTACAAATCAAACCTAAAATTGTTCTTGGAAGGACTAATATAACTTCAGAAGAAGATTTAGCTAATTTAGATCCGGAAGTATACTGGTCCGTTAATATCAAGCGCAAAGCTAAGATTAGCCCCGATTGGGCTTCTAAATACCCCCATGTTATAAGATTGCATACTGAAAAGTCTACTAATAAAAGGCAGAAGATACTTATGAAGAAAGTAGCTTCAGATGATCCCCTTGAAGGTTTGCCAGACTATCTTCGCAACGAAGGATTAAATGATAAAGAAATAAAGATAGCTATGAGATTTGTGGGGCGATAATGTTTAGATTAAACTCAATACATTTAACTAACTATCTATTGTGGGATGACGTAGAATTTAAATTTGAAGAAGGTATAACTCACGTATACGGAGCTAACCGTAGTGGTAAATCATTGCTTTTTTCGCCTCTTCCAGCTTTACTATACGACCGAGATCAAATACCTAAAAATTCTAGAGCTACTTTAAATCTTGACGTTGATGGCAAGAATATTGACGCTACAGTGTTTAACAACGCTAAGACTAAAAATAGATTCCAAATGGTTATTGACGGTAAGGAACAGAATACCGACACTATTGATGCTGCTAAAAATTTGATTAGTACCTATATAACGGATAGCCTTCAAAGCAGTATATTTGACACAACAGTTATGATTTCTGGTCTAGGTAAGCATCCTTTAGCAGATGGTAAGCCGTCCTCTCGCTTGGATTGGGTGCACGAAACACTAGCTTACGCTTCTCAATTAGACGCTTACTCTGAAATAGTAGAAGAAAAGTTTAAAGCCTTCAAAGAAGATAGTATCAAATATGGCCTTTACAAATCGGAGTATAATGATTTAGAACCTGTTGAAAAGCCAACATCAGATGTTGAAGAACTATCTAATCGGTTAAAGACTTTAGGTGGTAAAATAAAGCAACTCGAACAGGACAAAAGAAATGTGGAAGCAGCGCTTGATTATTCTGGGGATTTGGTTAAGCCTAAGTACTCTTCAGAAAAATGTAGCGATCTTCTTGAAGAAATAGATTCCTCTCTGGAAAACTTTGATAGGTTACGAAGCAAATACGTTAAGTATAAAGATTCCCAAAAAGAAAACAGTAAGCTTAAAACTAAGATTGATAAAGCCAAAACACATTACACCGACATATGTAATAAGTATGGGCTAAAGGTGATTAAACCATCTAAATTTTTGAGTACAGTTGACGATAAAGTAAGCTTGCTTAAAAATAGCATAAATGAGTATGAAAGACTTGTTGAAGCTTATGAAAATCAAAAAGAAATTCGTGCATTAGCAAAGAAAACTTGTAAGTGGGATGATCCAGTAGCTTACGACCGTAAAATAGAGGAACTACGCGGCTATATATCCATTCAAAAGAGTACCTTAAGCGCTCATAAAAGTGGTAAGAAGCACTGTGAAATGTGTGGTAACAATCTTAGACTGAGCGCGGAGCACGTTAACAAAATAAAAGGTAATTTGGATAAAGCTAAGAAAAAATTAGCTAAGTATGAAACTGAACAAAAGATTTCTCAAGCCAAAAATATAAAATTAGTAAAGAAACCTAAAGTAGATCCGGAGTATTTGCACCGTAAGACCAAAGCTTTGAAGCTAGCTAAGGAAGCAGCTCAAAATTACGATAACTTACCTAAATTGAAATCCATTGAAAAAGTTAACTATGACGCTAAAGAACATAAGAAATTGGTTAAAAGACGTAAGACAATACAAGACATGCTAGTTGCTGCCCAAACTTACGAAACTCTTAGCCAACAAAAGAACTCATTTGCTGATAATAAGTACGTAGGAAAACCTAAGAACAAATTAAGTAGAATTGCCGATAACATTGGTAAAGAATTATCTGCTGCTTATAAGGAACAATCAAACATCAACGATGAGTTAGTTTCAACTAGAACTCAGTATGCTCTTTATCAAAATTACGTAAAAAAGAAAAGATCATTGAGAGATAAATGCAGGGAGTATAGTAAAGCAGAGCGTAATCATAATATTTTGAAGGTCTTAAGGAAAGCTTTAGGCAGAGACGGATTCAGAACTAAGCGTTTAGAGTCTACTTTGGAACTATTTGTTGATAACCTTAATTCTCTTGCTCCTCTCATCTGGGATGAACCATACAAGTTTGATATTGAAACTGGTCCTCGTAAGTGCAACTTGATTATTCATAGGAATAAGGTAGCTGGTAGTGCTTTTACTACCTCGGGGAGTGAGAATAGAAATCTACAAATATTAGCCGCTTTAGCTATGTTGCGCCTGTTACCAGATAATAGGCGTTGTGACACTATTATACTTGATGAAATTGAGGCTAATATGGACATGTCATCAAGACATAAGATGATGAAGGAATTTATCATAGAAGTACAAAAAACAGTACCCAATGTGGTAGTAGTTAGTCCATTAACAAGGCAAGAACTTGGCTTGCAGCCAGATCAAGCCTATAGAGTAACAAAACGAAACGCAAAAAGCACATTGTCTGTGCAGTAATAGGAGAAAGATATGAAAAAGCAATTATCCCATTCCATCAGCTTTAATTGCACCTTATACAACCGTAAGTACGCAAAAAACTCTTTGCAGCCTAAGAAAATTAAGGCTACTTTCCATGTGCAAGAAGGCTTGGAAGTAGATATGAGTCCACTCATTAAAGAATGCTCAAAGATTCGAGAAATGATGGACTTAGTAGGTATTGTTCATGTAAATGATCCTTACTTAATCAATGTAGTTGAACCAAAAGCTGGTAATACTGTACATACCTTTATTGAAGAAAAGAAAAGGGTAATGACTGGTAAAGAATTCTGTAAAGTCGGATGGTCAATACCTCCTGAAACCATTAACGGTTACCACTTTATCATATTTGGTAAGGAATTAGACGTGACTATTGAGGGATTAGCTGAATGGTTGCTTCTATTAACTATTGATATGGGTGTAAAATCTGTGTCAGTTGAAGACGGAACTATTGCCGCGACAGTAACTAACGATTAAATAACGGTAAAGTATCGTTATAGCAACAACTAGTAAGGTAAGATACCATGGATTGGTCAAAAGACAAAGTTGGTAACAACAATCGCGGACCTCGCTTAGACGAAAAAGTAGAAATAATTTCATTAGAGAAGGAATATCGTCAGGTTAGGATGGTAGGTCCGTCACGTCGAGTTGCAAAGCATCATTTCCCGGCTATTAAGGGTGATGGTACAATAGTTATGGATACCAAAACTGGCCAACCTAAGAAGTTCCCTAAGATTTGCTTGGCTTTTGATGATAAAACGGGACAATTTAGTGGTAAGTGCCCTTACTGCAAAATCGACCCTGATTCCCCTCGTATTGAAGTCCATACAAACGTTATTGATAGGGAAGAACAGGATAATAAACCTGGTAAGCGTCAAAAACCATCAAAGAAAGAACGTAAGAAACGTGAAATGGGTGATGGCGAATACTTTATTAAAGATAAAGATTCAAAAGCTTGGACTCCTGTAAGGTTTTGGGTTATTAAGACTTCTGCAGCTAACAAGATAACAGATTTAACTGGTCTGAATAAAGTAAAGACTAAAAAGGGTACCAAAGTATTCGGACCCAACCATCCGCGTTTCGGTTTTGATCTACAGGTTAACTTTGATAAGAGTAAAGCTGGTTCAGAAATGTATGGCGTTGTCCGTGACGAAAAAACTTCTCTTTCAGAAAAAGAACTTGATTACTTGCTATGGGATATTAGTACAGAACAACCAGAAGCTTATGAGGATGCTTTGAAGGAAGCAAAGTCTATTAAAACTAAACTTGCTAAAGCAGAAGGTAACTCAGACGACGACGATAACCCTAAAAAGAAGAAAAATAAGAAATCTGATCCGGATAGTGACGACTGGGATGATGATGAAGATTTAGAAGATGATGACGACGAGGATGAGGATGAGCCTAAGAAGAAAAAGGGTAAGAAATCAAAGAAATCTAAATCTTCTAAAAAATCAAAAAGTGACGACGATTGGGATGACGACGACGAAGATGACGACGACGAAGATGACGACGATGACGAAGATGACGACGATGACGAAGATGACGACGATGACGATTGGGATGACGAGGATGAGGACGATGATGACGATGAACCCAAGAAAAAGAAGAAGTCCAAAAAAGTAAAGGATAAAAAGAAGAAGAAATCTAGTAAACGTGACGATGATGATGATGATGATGATGATGATGATGATGATGCTCCTTTCGATGTAGATGATGACGATGAAGATGACGACGAACCTAAGAAGAAGAAGAAAAATAAGTCTAAAAAATCGAAGAAGTCTAAGAAAGTAAAGAGTAAGAAGAAAAAGTCTAAAAAGCGTGATGATGACGACGATGACGAAGATGATGATTGGGATGACGAGGATGAGGACGAAGATGACGATGATGACGAAGATGATGATTGGGATGACGACGATTGAGTCTAATGGTTAATCCAGCACAGGGTGTTGTTAATTCGACACCCTGTTCTACAATTGAATACTAGAGGTTATCAAATTGGCTCGTAAATCTGAAAAATCTAAAAAATCTAAGAAGTCAAAAAAGTCTAAAAAAGATATTAGTAACATGACAACGCATCAACGCATGTCTATGTTCTATGCCAGCAGATCAGATGATATTGATACATCTTTGCAATTAGTATCGAATACACTTCAAGATGTTGATAGAATATCCACGGGTGTCCTACAAATTGACTGGATGCTGGGTGGTGCTATGGTGCCCGGTTTAACTATTTTTTCCGGAGAGGAACAATCTGGTAAGAGTACAGCTTTATTCCATTCCTTAGCCTCGTCGGTAGGAGTATTGAAACTACCATACAACGTATTGTACGACGCTGAAGGTTCCGTATCCAAGCATTATACTGGTAGTATTTGGGCACCTTTTGGCTTAGACGCTGACGAACTAATATCCAAAAAGGGTAAGGAAAAAGGTTTCTTCTACGTTCGTAACCAAGTTATCGAAAAGATGTTTGATTACGTTAAGAAAACACTTAAAAATGTTCCTGATAAACACTGGAATAGTGAAGCAAAATCATGGGCCTACTATTTTCCTAAGCGGGACGACGATGCTAAGGCCATGATGGAAATGATGGGAGCTAAACCGGATAGGACACTTTCTGCTAACAGCGCTTTCTACGTGGTGCCTACTGAATACTCCGGATCAGAAGGATTATTTTGTGCTGATAGTTTCGCCTCCCTGTTAACAAAAGCTTCTGAAGAAAAGGAAGATTCTGGTTCCGAACGTTCTGCTATGGAAGCATCGGAGTTTAGTAAACAACTAAAGCGTATCAAGGTTGATTTGTTCGATAAAAAGATAGCAATGCTTGGTACTAACCAACTTAGGTCACATGTTAGAGCAGTATATGGAGGACCTGATGCTCAATTATACGACGCTGGCGGTAACGCATTAAGGTTCTACAGTGAAGCTAGAGCCCGTTTCTTCTCTAGAAGCGCGTCGTCTGCTAAGAAATTTGGTGGTTCCTTCGACTACGATAGAGAAGCATCTCAATTTGGTATTGAGAAATCAGTAGAAGCTGACGGTACTGATAGATACGCTTATAAAGAAATAAAAAATACCAAGAATAAATTTGGTAAACCTGGTCTTAAAACACTCATTCGTATATGGGTTTCCGATGCAAATGGTAAACCAAGAGGCATTGACCCTGTATTCGACGTTTTCATGCACTTATACAATACCCGACAAATACGTAAGACTGGTAAGAATAAGGCCCCATATGCCTTTAGCTTAGACGTTACTCTCGGTAAAGAGTTCTCCGGAAGAATGAATGATGCGGAACCATTTACCTTTCTTACGTTGAAGAAACTAGTTGTTGGAGAGTACACCGACAATGCTAGACTAGTGAAGGAGGCGGCAAATGAACTAGGTATATCTTTTAAACCTCGATTGAGAGATAGATTGTTTAAACAACTTAAACATGATGACGGTGGTCTTTACTCTAACATTCGTAAATCCTCCAATACAGAAGCTGAAGAAATGGAGGATGACGATGGAGAAGATTACGAGGAATTGTAAGAATCTACTAAACGTTTGTCTGATAAGGCTAAATAAGACCTATTTACAAGACCTTCGTTTAGTAGTAAAATAAGGCGGTGGTTTAACCGTAAAGATACCACAGCGGATAACTATATAAGCCGCCTAAACCAAACGCAACATAAAGGAAATACACCATGGCTCGTAAGGCTAGTGCTAAGAATAAACTGCTCGCCCTCGTTGAGGAAATGGATGAAGATGCTGTAAAGGCGCTTACCGCCCTCATCGAAACTATGAGTGGTTCCGCCGGTGGTGGCGGTGACGACCTCGATGATGAAGACCTCGACGACGAGGATCTGGATGACGATCTGGATGATGATGACGACGATCTGGACGACGACGATGACATGGACGACGAGGACGATGACGACCTCGACGATGACCTAGATGATCTGGATGATGATGATCTGGATGACGACGAGGACGAAGAAGAAGAAAAGCCGAAGCGTGGTCGCAAGAAGGCTGCTAAGAAGACCAAGAAGACCAAGAAGCCCGCTAAGAAGAAGGCTGCTAAGAAGACCAAGAAGACCAAGAAGAAAAAGAAGTAATTTTTCTTCGCATACAGCAGACGGGGCTCTTTGATTTTAGCCCCGTCTAACTTACCATATAAAAGGAAAAGCGAATGTCCAATCATGTTGTAGCCAGTGTATCTGGTGTTTCACTATCGCCCCAACGTATTGTGGGGCGAGTTACCGAAAACGGTGGAATGGTTTCCATCGAGTATAAGGAACCCGGCAAGGTCAAGACTGTATCTAAAACCTGGCCGTCCTCAGAGCCTATTGCGTATATGGTAGGTGATGCAGGATTCGTTGTCGTCGCTACTAACGATCCTATTGCACACTTCACTGGTACCCTCCATACTAAGAACGGCAAGAACATTGTCAAGACGGAAGCCGGTCTGGTACACGTGAATAAGAGTCCTTATGCATACGTGGATATGCGTGAAGTAGACGAAGATTCCAAGGAAGCTAAGGCTGCTGCTAGGGCGTCTAAGGTTAAGAGCAAGATCAAGCCAAAGGACAAAAAGTCCAAGAAGGATAAGAAGTCGAAGAAAAGCAAGGGTGATGGAGTACCCGCTGCGAAGAAGAAAAAGAAGAAGAAGAACAAGGAATAATAGCTACTTCTTTGTTACTGGAAGTGGGTTGGAGCTTTCCGGAGTTCTAACCCACTTTCTATTTTATGGGGTTTAGATATGATTACTATTGAAGAAAATGAATTTGGTTTCCATGCTTTAGAGGTTGGTTCTTTTACAGTAATTTTATCTAGCCATAAATCATTATGTGAACGTATGGCACGCATTCTTTCAAGTTGTCGTAATATGCCGTATCGTACAGCGATAAAGACTATAATAGAAGATATTGGGTTTGACGAAGAATACGCTAAGAAAGTGTACCACGCTCTTTGTGAAACTAGTAATATGCCTACAACTGTGCAATGATAATTAGGGAGGTAAAAATGTGGGATAAAATTAAATCCTATGGGTTTACAATTGATATTCCTATTTTGGGTACTTGTAAATATTTCATGATAATGAACTACGCGCTATTAAAAATATACTTGGTTTAAGTATTCGTGATTTGGTTAATATGAGTAGAGGCTCTGAGAATAATTATTATATAATAACTAAATCAGATGTTGATATGCTACCAATAGCTAGTTCTATAAAGGATTGAACACATGTCCAAGTATGATGAAAGTAACATTGAAAGGCACGCCGGTCTTTCTGGTATTAGGAAGAAACCAGTTGTTTACATTGGACCTAATGATTCAAATGGTTTGTGGACTATCCTTCGCGAGCCTGCCGATAACGGCGTTGACCTTGCATTAAAAGGACTTAATAAGCATATACACATTGTAATGGATCCTTCTCCTAATAAGTACTGGATTATTGATAGTGGTCCAGGTTTTCCTGTTGGTAAGAAAGTATTTGAGGATGAAAGAGGCCGCAAAGAAAAGCTGTCTACTTTCTACGTAGCAACTGGTCTTACACACGCTGGTAGTAACTTTGATTCTGATAAGATAAGTCGAGGAACGCATGGTATTGGCATCAAAGCTTCTAATGCTATGTCTAAAAACTTCAAAGTATGGACGTATAGAGACGGTTGGTATGCTATTGAATATAAGTCTGGTAAGTTGCATAAAGACGTGTATAAAACTAAGGCCCCTAAGTTACCCCACGGCATCAAGGTTAAACAAGGTTCCGTAGTTTGTATGGAGCCTGAGCTTCCGCTATTTACCAAAAAAGCTAAACTAAATCTAAAGGATGTAATAGATTGGTGTAAGTTATCTTCATACTTGGTACCCGGATTGAAAGTCCAGCTTACAGTTAGTAATGGCAAGTCAAAAGTATTCAAAACTAAGGGATTGGGAGCTTACCTTGATAATAGGTTGGAAGAACTTAAAGCTGAATCACCCGGAAAGCATTTCGTAGCTAATAGCCCCGTTATTGACGTAGCTTTGAGTTTCGCCAATGCTGAATCAACGGAAGTTGATGCGTATACAAATGGTCTACTAAATGCTGAGGGTGGTGAACACGTTAAAGCGGTATTCGATGCTATTACTGCTAGTTTGAAACCTTATAAGGGTAAAAACAATTATACTCCTTCAGATTTGAGAGACGGGCTAGTAGGTTTGGTCAACTGTAAGATTGCTGCACCTAAATTTAATAACCAGCGTAAAGATGCTCTTCTTGACGATCGTGCGTATAAACCTTGTTATGAAGACACCTTGAAAGCGCTAGAGGCTTTCTGGAAGTCCAACAAGAAACTTGCTAAAGAAGTGGTATCTAGAGCGGCATTATTGCGAGCTAAGACTACTGACTTTCTAAAAGATAAGAAACTTATTCGCAACGTTAAGTCGGCATCTAAGAAAATGTCTACCAAACTAGCAGATATTTCTAGTTCTAAAACACCTGTTGAAGAAAGAGAATTGTTTCTTGTAGAAGGCGATAGCGCGGCTGGTCCTGCTAAGAAAGCTAGGAATATGTCGTTCCAAGCCACGTTTGCTCTGCGTGGTAAACCCTTAAATGTTATGGACGCTTCAAAGGATAAGGTAAATAATAACGCAGAAGTAACTGGTATTCTAGCGGCTATAGGACTAGGTAGTGGTAAGAATGAAAAAGACATTCGATACGGCAAGATCATATTCCTCGCAGACCCAGACGTGGACGGTAGCCACATTAACTGTTTGTTGATGACGTTATTTTGGAAATATGTACCACACTTGTTTAAAGAGGGTAAAATATTTATGGTACGCGCTCCTGAATACTACGCGGAACACAAAGGTGAAATTTACTTCGCGGATACCCCAAAAGAAGTTTACAAACTGGCTAATTCAAATAAGATAACTGTTAGACACGTTAAGGGTTGGGGTGAACTAGACGCTGTTAAAATGAAGCCGATGATATTTGATAAAGAAACTAGGCAACTAATACAGGTTAAACCACCTAAAGATAAAAACGCGGTAAAGGAATTTGAATCCTTGATGGGTAAATCTCCTATCTTTAGACAGAAACTACTAGGCGTGAGTGCTTGATATGTCAGAAGTAACCGAAACAGTTCATTTGAATGACAAGGCTAAAGTAGAATACAAACGCTACGGCATTCATACTATTGAGGACCGGGCGATTTTCGGGGAGATAGACGGATTAAAACCGGTAGCTAGAAGATTGGTTTGGGCTGCCCATAAAATGGGTTTGCGAAATAGTGGTAAGTTCACAAAAGCCGCTAAGGTAATCGGCGAAACTATGGGTAACTTTCACCCACATGGCGACCAAGCTATTGCCGGGGCTCTAGTAACATCTGTTAACCAAACCATTCCTTTGTTCGATGGGTCGGGTAACTGGGGTACAATGACAGACCCAGCCGCAGCCCCGCGATACATAGAATGTAAACTATCAAAATATTCTGATAGAGTGTTTCTTGATAGCTTTTACCTGCCTATTAACTACACAGTTCCTAACTATGATGATTCAACCCAGGAACCTTTGATACTTCCTGCCTTATTGCCTAACGCGCTATTGAACGGTAACTTTGGTATAGCTCCAGGTGTTAGAACTCAAACACCCACGTTTACTTTGAAATCGCTGTCTAAGGTTATTATTAAGTCCCTGCAAAAGGGCGGGTGTACCCCAAAGATTTGTATGGGTCTTGAGTTTACTACTGAACTGGGCGGCACTTTAAACATAGAAAACCCTGCTAATAAAAGGGAACTAGTACCATTCTATAAAACTGGTAAAGGTAGGTTTAACTTTTCTTCTGGCTACATAGAAGAAAAGAATGGTATTCGTATTAATCGCTTTGCTCCTATATCCAATATAGAAGGTATCATTAACAAGATATCTGATATGCCGGGAGTTAAACGTATTCGTGACGACTCCTCAATTAAGGATAAATACAATGCTTATTTTGTAGAATTTAACAAATCTTTGAAGGGTTCTGATAAAGAAGCAGTTATAGCAAAAGTTATGGAAGCCTTCTCTGCTAACGTAAGCTTCAATGTGCAGGTAACCAAACGAGAACCTGATGGAAATGGAGGTAGTACAAAAAGACTTTCGCCTACGTCAGTTCCGGAAATGATAAATAACTGGATTGCCTATAGAATAGATATCGAGAAAAAGGCATGTAAGTACTGGACAGATAAACGTCGTTCTGAAATAGCACACCTTGAACTACTACGTCTTGCTGTAGCTAATAGACGAATGATAATACAAGCTTTGGACAAAAATATCGATGATGAAAAACTAGCTAAATACATTGCTAAGAAATTGAAAATAACTGTCGAGCAAGCTAACACAATTCTGGATCTTAAAATTCGTCAACTTAAGGCTCTTGAAGATAAAAAGTTGGTAGCTAAGATAAAAGAATTGAACAAAGAGATTAAGGGGTACAAACTTAGGATTAGTAATCCTAAAACGTTTATCGCCAAGCACGTTATAGACCTGTATAAACAGCTAAAATAAGCGTTGTAAAAATAGGTGAATTACCGTAAAATAACTACGGGTAACGATTTAATAACCCAGGGACAAACACAAGAGGAATGAGTTATGTCTAATCAACTTCTATACACCAACCCTGTATACATCAAGCCGTGGGGAATTGTCGTGTCCCCTGATTGCATCGGTAATATGCTATCTTTCTTTACAAAGGAGCAAGCGGAATACCAACTGGTACAGTCCGAAAATCCTTTCGAAGATACTTCCATTAGTGTACGTGTTATTCGTAAGTACACCTTTGGATGTGATGTTCTTATTGAGCGTCATATACTCGATCTTATCGAAGGTGCGGAACATTTCAATAGTGCTCGTTTCTCTGAAGTAGAGGCTATTGAATTTCTCAATGAAGAAAAATTAAAAGAAGAAGAAAAACCGAAGCGAGGCCGTCGCCGCAAAAACGATGAAGAGGATGACGAAGAACTAGATGCAGAGGAAATGAAGAATAATGCTGTAGAAATCCTGCATGAAATGCAGGTTAATACTATCGCAGTAAGTTTTAACCTGTATGAGATTGTAACGGAAGGACAGCAAACCCCGTTCATGGATAGTATGGTTGTAACTAAGAAGGTCGAGGGTTCTAAAAATCCTGACGTCATGAATGAGCGTATTCGTGCTAAACTCGCCCAGCTTAGTAAGCTCTCCAAAGAACGTAACATGGTTCTAAATTCTCTCCGTACCCCTTCGGAAGAAGATGTAACTGGTTCTATGACTATCGATTCCATCGACGACGAATCAGTAAAGAACATCGACAGGGCTGGCCTTGAGCGTTATGAAAATTCCCAGAAGGCTAAACTTGCTAAGGTTGAAGAAAACATGAGGGAAATTTACGATTCCCTAAACGACAAAATCGTTCAACCTTTCAATAAAACTCTGAAAGGTCTTTCCCGGCGTAAGATTTTCAATCCTAATGGGGTTGTTATCGAAGAAGAAACTATTTCGCTTGGAACTTTGATTGATCTGCTACATTCCGAAGCTCTTATCGAGTTGTCTCGCAACTCTAAAGGTGGTTTCCGGGCTCCTGCTCGTTCCTCCGCATCGGAATAAATATTTGCAACATTGGTAGGTCGCTGTTATCTTAATAAGCGACCTACTTTTATCAAAAAGGGTACGATAATGCTTTCTGAAGAAGAACTGTCTAGTTCATTAGAAAAAAGGGTACTATCCCCAGCTCAAATCAGTGAAGCTGAAAAGGCTATGGCTACTTTTCTTGACATAATGGGTTGTGATTTAAATGATCCAAATGTAGAAGGTACACCGCGTAGGTTTACTAAAATGTTTGCGGAAGAACTGACTAGTGGATCTCTAGACGGTGTTAAGCTAACAACGTTTCCTACGCCAAACGTGGGTAATCAATTTGTAGTTGTTAACGATATTACTGTGCATTCTACATGCAGTCATCATCTAATGCCTATTCGTGGTGTAGCTCATGTGGGTGCTTTTTACTTCGCTAATGAAACTGATAGTGGTTCGATGACTATGCTACCTGGACTTAGTAAATATGCAAGGGTCGTAGAAGCGTTTAGTCGTACACTGCAATTACAAGAACGACTTACTAATCAAATTACAGAGACTATTTTTAGTAAGTTTAACGCAGACTGGGTAGGTGTATTTCTTACTGCTGAACATATGTGTATGGGTCATAGGGGTGTACGTTTACACGGTAGTAAAACAGTTACAGAATCATTTAGAATGTCTGAAAGGTTTAAGGAAAGCCCGATGACACACGATGAAATGCTTTCTAAATTCAACAACGCTATTACAAATAGGTAATTTAAATAGGAATATTTCATGTCCCCACCTTTTACATTACCAGGACGGGAAATGTCTAAAGCCTTCCAAGATAAACGCTTTAGATTTTATCCATGTGGTTATAAAGCCCGTGATATGGATACTTTTGTATATGTTAAGTATAAAAGTTCAAAAGAACAGAACTACGATGGTAAGCACTCCATCGTAGATACTTCTGCGGATTATGTGCATTTTGATTTGCCTGATAGGGAACTTCTTTTTACAAGGCAGGCTAGGGTTATTGACGGTGATAGACCATTTAATAAACCCAAAGGACAGGGTAACTGGCATTCTGGTATAGCCTTTTCTGTAGCTTCTTCTGTGGGGGACGATTTACCATTTGATAGGTTCATGATTAACCCTCACGCCTTTACTCCTAATACAGAACCTAGACTTCGTGATCCTAATAGCAATGTGACTACGGATAAAGTAGTAATCAGTGACTCTGGTGGGTTCCAAATGGGTCACGGATCGGTTAACTTTATTCACCCAGGCGAATTAGCAGAGTTCTACAATAGAAACGCTGATGAAGGGATGGTACTTGATATACCCGCTAGAGCACTGGGCGACCACGAAATTTTGAAGCACACTGCGCGCGTTCAAAATCTAAATACTAAGTACATGATGAAACATTTGAAGAAAGGGTTCAGAATAGGACAGGTTGTCCACGGCCTATCTCTGGATAGGGTCGATAAGTTTAGGGCGCGTACAGAACCAACTGGTGACTTTCCTATTCTTAGTATATCGGGTTCCTTGAAATTCAATCTTTTAGAAGGCATACACCGTATCCTCCATATCATTATGAGTGGTAAGCGCTACGAACAATACCATATTCTTGGTGTTAGTAATCCTCCATTCTTTGCTGTAGCTATTCGTATGGCATACATTTTGAAGAAGAAAGGTATCAATGTACTAATAACCGCTGACTCAAGTAGTCCTATTGCTTTTAGTTTGAAGCATACTTTCTACTCCCAACGAGTATTTCATGAAGGTCTGTTTCCTACTAGGTTCGGTATTAAAATGTCATCAAATGCCGACGCTCCTGCTGGCGAAGTTCTAAACGTACACAGAAGGATCAGTTCAAACGATCCGCTAACGCAAGTGCTAGGCGGTTATCAAGATATTATTTCAGCTTATAGTAGCACCATAACACAGTTACATTTGATATATGCCAACCAAGTGGAAGTATGTCGGTATGTTAACCAAATGTGTGATTATGCAGATGTTCTTGACCACAAAACATATAAAGCGTTGGTTAAAGAACAGTATGCAAGATCTTCACACGCCCACATTATGGGAGCCGCGCTAGATTACCTAGAAGATTTTTATGAGCATGATTTGAAACACGCTTATAATAAGTACAAGTTTTACATGCCTCAATTTAGCGGAGAAAAGGGAATGCATAAGTTCCCTGCTATGGAAGATAATGAAACTATGGTAGAAGAAAAAGAGAATTTTTCAGTTACCAGGAAAAGACTAATAAGAGTGATAAAAGGATACATCGATTTCCACAAAACAGGTAAAGTTCCTGATAGTGTGGTAAAACGAGTGCCGGATAAGAAAAAAGTGAGTTCACTCAAAATTAGGTTGTAACACGTTAATTCGGTCTTATAGAGAGGAATATACCATGTCATTCAAAAACTCTGTGAGACCGTATTATACTAAACCTAAAATGTTGGTTAAAAAACCAAGATTAAGAATATCCCAAATATCTAAACATACTCCTAATGACACTAAGAAAAAAGCTAGGATAGTTGCTATTTTAAAAGCTTGGGAAGGTAAAGTTCCTAAAGCATTAGAAGGTTACACTTGCTACAGAGCCGTGACTAAAAATACCAAAAACGGTCACCGGTACAAGTTAGCCGTATACACTCCTGATAAAAAAGTAACCAGGGAATCAAAAGTAATAATTGATTCACCCAATCCAGTGGCTGTATACAAATATGAAGTAGCTTTAGCAAAACGTGGTAACGCTTTTATCCATTATTCTAATGGGGATCATCCTATTAGAACTAACCCGGCTTTAAAGCCAGGTATGGATCACCATATGTATAAGTTCCTATCCTATTTGGTTAGAAATACTAATAAGTCTGGGTTACGGTGATATATGCCTTATTTTGTAGGTTCGGACCCAGGAGATTCTAATTATGGTTATTGCGTATTAAAAGCTAATACTGCAAAGGGTATACTACACCTTAAAATAATTGAAATTGGAATGTTTACTTGTCAAATAAACAATTTGACGGATAAACCTGCTAAACCTCCTAAGTCAAAAAGACGTAAGAGAACCAAAATAATGTACCCTCCATTTGAAGAACAATTGAAATTGTATTCAAGGGAATGGATTAATATACTAAATACCTTTAAACCAAAAAAGTTGACAACTGAAAGATTCCAAGCCAGAGGCTTACGCGGAAAATCTATTGAAGCAGTAAGCATAATGAATGGTGCTTCGTGTTTAATAGCCCAAAGTAAACATGTAGACTTTGAAATGATTACAGCGGCTACTTGGAAAAACCAAATTAACGGTTGCACTAATTTAGAAGAAATATATGACTTAGTAGATGGATTAACACCGCACTCAATAGACGCTTGCTTCCTAGCAGTATACGGTGTTTTAAAATATTTTAAGTTGAAGTGGGATGATGTTCCATATGCTTCAATTATTGAACAGTTTAAACTATTAGAAATGGATACGTAATTATTCTATTACTAATTCTTTTGTGCAAGGATATTCGTTCATGCGTATTTCCTTTGTATGTTGTCCCTGTACTATTTGGTCCGTTGGTAATTTATTTTACTAACGGACCTTTTTTATGCGCTTACCGTAAAGAAATTGTACTAATAGCGCGTAAGGTTATATAAATGTCAAAATTCGTTTGCCCACATAATGATGATACTCTTATTGACGGAAGATGTTGTATAACTGAATGTCCATACCACATTATAAATGTTTCTGAATTCTTTAATTTGAGTGTTGAAGAAAATGAAAAAACTGATTGCGTTTATTATGACTCTGACATTATGTCTAACGTAGGTGATAAAACGCAAATCAGTGCGTTAAGCAGAGATTCTAGACGCCTTACTACTAGGACGATTAAGTCTATGTACAAAGAAGGCTTAGTCAGAATCAAATCATTACATCTTTTAACCCATTCGGCTCCTGAACACTCTAAATGCTGTAAAGCTTGTGGGTATCCACAAGTAGACGATAAGTGCACAAGCTCTACACTATGTTCCGCTAGAAATGAATGGGTTACGTTCATACTGAATTCATATTCATTGAATCCTGTACTAAATAAAAAACAAATAGCTTGGGATTTATTGATACAAGGCAAACTGCAAGCAGAAAAATCATCATTAGAAAATGGTATCAACTTATGTAATAAAAAGCATATTACTTCCAATTCTTATGAAACTACCGTAAAATAAATGTATAACACATCCAGAAAAGGAAATTAAAATGTCATTAGAAGTAAAAAAGATAAACGACTTTTCGTTAATCAATCGCATGGCTAATAACGAAGGATACTTATACGTTATTAACAATACGGATGCTATACCAAATAATGGAGGTATCCGTGGCGTTTTCCATATGGTAATCAAGGATTCTAATGGAGAAGAAATCTCTATTAATATTCCTAATACTTGGGTTCCTGTGGATCTAGCACAGTTTTGTGATCCCTCTATTATTGCCAATTCCCACCTATTTCGTTCTAATGTTAATAGTGGCTACCTTGTAGTAATTGCTAAGGATCAAGCTACCCAAATTCTAAATACGGAAGCAGCTAAGTCAGAAATAAACAGGTATAAGAAGGAACAACAGGAAAGGAATGCGACTAGGTCACTTAGTACAAGTGACAGGGCGACTATTAATACCAATAACACTACACCCGTAATGAATAACACTCCAGATCTTAGTGGTAATCCGGCGGAAACTGCTGCTTCATCCCAAAATGGTAATAATCAACCTCTATCAAATTTTGATAGGGAATTTATGAACATTCTACAAAGGTACAACGCTGGAAAAGCCACCGAAAAACAAACTATCATAGATATCTCCAGTATAAATGGAATGCCTAGTGACGATGTAGTTACTAGTGGATCCAATCAGATTTCCGCTTCTTCCAGTAATATCCGTAAGTACCTATCTATGGTTATTGGGGCTAATGAAATGCCCTCAATTGAGGAGGTGTTTGGTAGTGCTGATGTACTATCAGACGTTTCCTTTCAAGACTAAAGAAATAACACCTAAACCCTCAAAAAGAAAAGTCGTAAGCTCTTGTAAAATAAGCGAAATTACGATTTATTAGGGGTTGTGGTAGATAACCGCGTGTAGTATAATATAAAGGCGAGCCCAACTACGGCGGCACTTGACTCTTTTCTTATGGGTAAAGTGCCGCCATAATTTATATTATGGAGAAGGTACTATGGGTATTTCACAAGGCGGTTACAATAGCAATAAGAAAAAAGGTTCACTAGGTGACCAATTCCCTGAAGATATTTTGAAGATATTTAAGGTAGATAATACTCCTGAGGATACAGGTAATAACAATCAAGAAGAAAAAGAAAAATTTGAATATAGAACTCGATCTGAGCTTTACATCAATCAAAATAGTACAGCAAAAGAATTGCTTAAAAAAGCTATTGAGCATGTCAGAGAATACGACAGCAAAGAAACTGCTGTAAAACTTATGAACAAGGCTTATGCCTACTGCCCTTCAGTTACCAACAAACGGAACATATCCGAAGCTAATAAGAGCTTAAAGGCTGCAATAAAAGCGGAGAAATGGAAAGCTTCTAAACGCAAGCATAAGCATGTTCGCGAAAATGCAGTTACTAATAATCTTGATACATTCTATGATAAAGTTGCCACAGCTATTGAGTCTATTCAAGTAGATGTTGAAAAGAATAGCAAAACGTTTTTTAACAAAATCAAAAAAGAGTATCATTCCGAGCTTCCCTTAACTCTTCCAGACAGTAAATCTTCCGTTATCAAAAGCGCTCCTGTAGTCATCATGGCTAAAGGTTTGGTAGACAAAAAGCGTGACATTGTTCACATGGAACATTCTATGTTCCTAGTCAAAGATGCTAAACTACTGGGCGTTAACAACGTTAAGAATAAGAAGCCCATAGAAAAAGCTAAATCTATTGCTAGTAAGAAGGGTTTCGTTATATATGAGGAGCAACTCGTAAGACCTGCAACTAATATTACGTGGTTTTTAATACTGGACTTTAATTGCTACGTAGGTTTTGCTACTTTCCCAGAATTTCTTGACTCGCCTTCCGATGAGTTTGATCTATCATATTCTGGCATGGTAGCTAAGTCTCTTCAACTTGATGACAACGTTCGTAGCCTTAAAAATGATAAGCTAAGGTCTATTAGAAATCAGTTTGAACAAGATAACTCAACTCTTATAAAAGACATCAAAGCTACTAAAATCAATATTGAAAACTTTTTAGAAGCTCGTAAAAGGATAAATGAGAGATTTATATCAGTTACTACAATTGATGAAAATGAAGGAGGACTTGACATTAAGTTTAGAAACAGGCTTTACAAACGATCAATGGATTATAGGGATTTCCTGGTATCTTCAGGATATTCTTACATAGATGCAAACGTAGAAGCTTTTAGACTAAGAGTTGAGGCTAACACCCTCTATTATGAAGCTGAGGAGATTAAAGAAATTCAAAAAGAAGAAAATAACAAGCTTAGATTTTTGGAAAAAATGTTGCTTGAGAATAAACAGATATACGCAGAAAAGATGGGATTGATATCCCTAACTAAGTACGATTCATTAGATAGTTAAACGTTTGTTTGGTAGCTTACTTTCGGTCTATAGGTTGTGCTTAAGTCGATATAGATATATAAAGAAATGTCGGCTTACCGATAGAAACTATAACTACGCTAACTACTACCTATGAGGAACAACATGACCAAGAAAACCGTGGACGACACCCGTAGCACAATTGCTGATTTTGGAGACCTTATTGGAAAGGACGGAGCTTCAGAATTGGACAATATGCTTGAGTCCATACCTGTAGATGGGGATATCGCCGACAGCATTATTGAAGCTGAAGTTTACGGCGATAATTATGGGGAAACTCAGGAGGAAGAAACTTCCGGCGAACAAACGTTTGTTATGGACGTTGACATCGACAATACGGATGAAAAACCTCAGGAGTTGGTTCTTACAATGGACTTTCCTGAAGAAGAACCCGAGGAAGAACTCGCATCCAGCGACATACTAGAAATTATGATGTCGCCCGATGAAGAAAATGAGGAATCTCCCTCTATGTCGAGGGAAGAATTGGTGTCTAACATCATATCCTACTACAAGCTCGTCAATATCCCGTTTTTGCCGAGTACGCTGGACATGATGACAGATGCACAGCTAGAAGAACATCTGAAGCTGCTTGATGCTAACAACGGCGGCTCCTGGAACATGGCTACTGCTTTGACTGCGGCCAAGGAAAACTATGAAAAATTTATTTCGTCGGAAGTCCTGAACGCTAAATTGAAGTTGGTTGATGAAAAATCACACGATTTCGTTCGTATGGCCCAACAGATATCCCGTAAACTTGGGTCTGATACAGTTATTTCCGGAGTTAGAGTTGACGAGTACCATACACTGCTCCGTAAGATCGTGAAGGATTACTCGGCTGTGATGGACAAAGTGTTCTCCGTCGGCCAAACTCTGGGTATTAACTACCCTGATCCGGAACCCAGTAATGAAGACAATTTCATCCCTATCATGGAGAACATGCCCCACAATCCGGAATTTGCATTCTACACGCTAAACGTTTTGCTGGCACATCTGGATAAGTTCTTCTATATGTCGTCGGCTACCACGAAAACAAATGAAAATTTGAAGCGTCGGTGTGAACAGCTTGAACTGGAAAACAAGAAACTCCGCGATGAGAGTTCGACACATTATGAAGTGTCGAAAAACCTTCGAGCTTCTATCGATAGGATCAATCAAGCGTCGTACTACGTGATACGGGATCGGGTTAACGCTGGTTACATCAGAAAGAGAAACCCCGACGCTCCTGTTAGAAAAATCAAAGACTTGGACTTGCGGGGCAAATTGCATGAAGATGCTATGGAATTTACTTCTTTGGAGAAGGCTAAATCACTGGTATCTCGTCTTATGGCGCACAAGGCTTATCGTAAGCGTGACCTGTACGTTAAGCGCGTTACCGTGACCGTAGCTTGAAGTGGAGATTAGTATGAAAAATCTATCAACTATTGTCCCGCTTTGCGTAGAGGAAGGCCCATATGGGGCTAACCTAGTTGCCGTAGAACCCGATAATGAAGTAGCCATGTTGAAGGCTAGGACGTTGTTGGCCTTTCTCAACGAAAACGATGCGCTTACTAGCGAGACGTTTAATGACCGGTTCAACATTATTTGGCCGCGGGCTTTGCCTAAACCGGAGTTGAGATCAGTCTATACCGATATGACGGAGTACGACTTCACAGTTAAAGCTCTCATCGGGGTTACTTGGAAGCGTCCCGCTTGGCATCAACCTGGGTTTATCTTGGTAGATACCAGTCTTGAAGATTCCATATACGAACGTTTTCTTGATTACTCAAGTTCGTGGATGGACAACAACGCAGATCAACGAGTATACATCAGGAATAACTTACCTGTTGCTATGCTGAGCGACATGCAAGTACAAAGCTAAAAATACTGGGAGGGGTTAGCCCCTCCCATTTTCTGTACCTAAATTTAAGGAATAGTAACTATGAAAAACGTTTACATGCAGCCCTTTTTGTCGTTCTATAGCATCGGTAGTATTGCTCCTGATATGGATAAATTTTTATCAGATCCATTCTTTGATCCAAAGGCTTTACAACTGGCAATTGGAGCCAAAAACACAAGTGTAAAATTACCTGCTCATGTTTACATTAATCAAGAAAGTGATTATTTCGATGATTACTACAGCGAATTGACGAATAAGTGGTTAAACGAACCGATTAAATCTGAAGCAGAATGTAATAATAGGTTGAAATCATTTATTGAAATGATGCTTATCGGTAATAGGGGTATGGATACTGATTATATTATTAGCGTTCTTACGCATTACTTAATAAATAACAATAACATATCCACTGATGCAGACTATAGTTCGGTACAACCAACATTTGAAGAAGAACTTGTAGTACAAGCAGAAAATTTGGCTGGTACTAAAAATCCTATATTGCTTATTTGTTTTTCTCTTGCTATAGACGGTAAAAAAGAGTATTTCGCTGCTTGCCTACATACCCCAGATGAGTATCAAAATGGTACTGGCGCGTCGTACCATCGACGTGTTTTTGAAATTCTTCTCTACGTCTTATCGAAGTGCGGGATGCCAAATATTTCAAATAGGTTCATTAATTCATTGCCTATGTACAATATACTAACGCTGTATAATTCGGTGTGCTCATTTGATGAAGAACCTTCTAAAACACTTCAAGTGTATAGCCATCTGTTAGACATGCCTGTACCAGATCATTCGATATACAGAAGGTGCAAACAATTGTATCCCAATCTTTCTATAATTGATTATCAAATATGGATTGACGAGATTAACCTAAGCGTAGTGGACTATGACGTATACGGTATCGAGGAAGCTTTCACAGTAGATGGTGATTACACTGATGTATTAGATCAATTTAATTTTGATGAAATTATATCAAAGGTTGAGTCATCCGTAATAGTTAATCCCAATGATGAATATGCGGAAGATAAAAACTCCGCTAAATTAATGTGCGTTTATGACAAAGACAATGCTACTATGCAAGAAATGCTTTTAGATAGCGTAGGTTTTTACGTGAATAAAGCTCAATTTGATAAAATTATGGCACTTAGGGGTGAAGATAAACAGTCGTTTGCTACTTACATCCATAATAAGTTAGCGGATAGTTTACTTGATCTTTGGGGTATTGATCTATCCCCAAACACACTTGATGCTAGTACGATCGCTAAATATAAAGAATGTGCTTCGAAAAATAATGTAATAGTGACAAGTTTTTTGACTGTTAAACCAAGTCGTATATCTTTAATGGGGTTATTGATTTATTTGCCTGTATTACTAACCTTTATGGGCAATGATTACTTCGATGAAATAGATTATGAGCCCCAAGATTTACTTGACGTATTGGATGGCCTTATACGTAACGTGAGACCTCCATTATTACACTAACGCTAATTATGTCTGTATTACACTGGGAATGATAAAGTGCAACCTTCAAAAATACTCGTAGATATGTCGATAGCAAGAATTGACCAAAAAAGCAATTCCTACGGAGCTAATAGAGTAATCAGAACTATTATAACGGTACCAAAAAATGAAAAAGGTAAATTACCCAGAACAAATTGGTACGCGGCTACGTATAAAACCTACGAAAATGAAGACATTTTGAAACTACGACCTGTACCTACCAGGTCTCATTGTAGGTCGTCCGACTATAAACATTACGCCAGATTACTTATTGATAATATCATGACCACTGCGGTTTTCTACGAAAAAATATTGGGATTAGAAGGAACTGTTGACTACCATGGAAATGTGGACATTATCATTCCCCATTCCAGGAGAATACTTATATGAACCGCAAACCTTTAGGTAAGCCTATAAAGGCAGATCTAGACAGGAGTTGTGTGCTATGTACAAAATGGCAGGGTTGCAGAGATCCTGCCAAATCTTTTGACTACGCTTGCAGCAGATTTAAACCAAATTCTGATTTAAACTTATTCGAAATATTCGAAAAAGAAGATGCAGAAGTAGCTACTACCACCAAACGTAGTAATAGTGAATTTCCATTAGCCAATAGTAGAGCTTTTAACACTGATTTACAAGTTTTTGATCCGGAAGATGACGAAGATAGCCTCGGGGAACTATCAAAAATAGTTAAATCTGTGCTTAATTCTGGAGTACCGGTACCTCCAGATATACGTCTAAAAGACGACGGTATATTCAAACCTAAAAACGTGGTGGAATGGATAACTGATCCCCAGTGCGTAGGTTCAGAAGAACCACCTTTTGGTAAACAAATCCAAGTTTTGTCGCACCTATTTGCAGAATGGTGCCCCAACTGTTCTGATGAAGATTACTTTGAAGACGTTCCTGTTGAAGATCGCCTTGACGACATACTAGAACACGTTGTATTTTTAGAAAATGGTCGGTGCCCTTCGTGCAAGATGAATAAGGGTGACTTAGTAGCTGAAGAAATACTTAATGACCCTGATGAAATGGTTGGGGTTGTGGGGCAGCGTGGTTCTAAGAGTATAACAGGTACATTGGCTGAGAGCTATAACTTTGCCAGATGGCTAATATGCCCTAATATTCCAGCCACATTCCAAATTCTGCCTTCTTCTGTATTACGCATGACGTATACAGCTACTACTTTTAATCAGGCTAAAAGTAGTTTCTGGGATCCCCTTAATAACTTACTTACTTCAGCTCCATGGTTTAAAGAATACCACAAATTCCTTGATGAAATAGGCAGGGAGTATGGAGAAGAATTATATAAGCATAGTGAAACTCTAATAGCTTATAGACACAAAAACATATTTGCTTCTCCCGCTTCACCCTCCCAGCGTTCTTTGCGTGGTAGAACTTCTATATCCGCTGTTATCGATGAAGCTGGTTGGTTTAAAACCGGTCAAAAGAAGTCAGGTGGTGACTTCGAAATGATGAACGGTCAAGAAGTATACATCGCTTTGAAGCGAAGTTTTAGAACTATGTCATCTGGGTATAATAGAAGCTTTAAAAAGGGTTTCTTCAATATACCTAAACCTATAATGATAATGATTTCCTCGCCTTCTGCTAGGAATGATTTGATTATGAGTAGGTATAGAGAATCTTTTGGTTCTAGAAAGGTATACGCCTTTAAGTATCCTACTTGGGAATTTAACCCCCTGATATCCAGAGAGGACTTAGACGAAGAATTTAGAACTAAACCAATGGAATGCGCCCGAGATTACGGTTGTGAGCCTCCAATGGCAATGGGTGCTTGGATAAACGATGAAAAATTAATATTACCATCTTTCTCAGGTAAGAAAAACGCTTTTAACTTGATCAGAAAACGCGTTAGAACTAAATCTAAAAAGCTAGCCACCTCAGCTTCATTGAAAATGTTAAAGAAATCAAAAAGTCCTTATGGTGGTGTACTAGGTATAGATGCTAGTTCTAATAATAACTCATTTGCTTTCTCGGTAGCGTATCCTACTAGTATCCCTGATATAGAGGATGAGGAAAACGAAGAAATTTTGGTACCTATTGAAATTATCGCAGTGGGTGAAGTAATACCAACTAAAAAGTATCCTATATCCTTCACCAAATTGTATAAAGACGTTATAAAGCCTATATGCGAGATATACAATATAGCGGTAGTTGTATCAGACGGGTGGCAGAGTAGAAAGATAGTTCAAGATCTTGAAGATTCATTAGGCTTGGATTACTTTGATATTCGTCTTAATATGGAGAACTTCAACGACTATAAAGAAGCGTTATACGACGAGTTAATATCCCATCCTAAATTAGAAATGGAAGTAGAGAGTATTGTTGAAACTACTATGGATAATTATCCTGAATGCTTCTTGAATAAACCTTGTTCCCACTTATTCTATCAATTTATGACTGTTAGAAACACTGGTAATTCAGTTGTTAAAGGTGATGATGGGGCTACAGACGATATTTTAAGGGCTTGCGTAATTGCTCATACCGCTTTGCAAGATGAAGAAATATTAGAAATATGTGAAGACTTTAATATACCATATGATGAGTCTATAACAAAACCTGCTATTGCAGCTATATCAAGTAGCGGTGGTGCTGGTTATTCTAGAGCGGGAAGTTCAAATGTCGGCGTTAAAGCTTCAATGGGAAGTAAATCTGGAGGAAATACTAGTTTAGGCGTCGTTTCTAGGCGAAAATAAGCTGTTTACTACTAATTTGTTTTGTGTTATACTGTAAGTAGAATGTAACAGGGAGCACTTAGTATGGGAAAGAGCAATAAGAGGAAATTATCTAAACAGCAGCGTCTTGAAATAGCTAAAGCTAAAGTTGAAAAAACTTTGAAGGCTACTGGTTATTATTTGAGTAAGTCCAAACATGGTGATGTTAATCCCAATAAATTCCCTGATCTAACAGTTACAAAAAGTAGACATCCATCTTTAGGCGATGGTTTTGATAGAACTACTGGTAAAAAGTCCTTGCCCGAGGGTGCTAAACACTTCCCTATTGGTAACTCCCATAAACAAGGTCCAATGCTGATTACTGGCGCGGATAGAATGGAGGATATGGGTGGCAAAAAAACGTAGTAAAATAACACGTAAACTCATTGAAAACTGGAACAAGGATACATGTTTCGTCTGCGGAAGAAAGAACGTATCAGATCAACACCATATAATACCGGTAGAGTACAACGGACCCAAGAAAGGGTTAACTGTACCACTATGTCCTACTGACCATAGATCTATTCATAGAGAAGCCGAAAACATTGTAAAAAATGATGAAATAGGTGAATTTATAAATAGAAGGTTGTACCCTATTAAAGAGCATTTTGACAGAGCTAAATTCCTTTCAGATTATATAGTAACCGCAAAGAAAAGGTTTATAGCGTCTGGCTCTAATAAGGCTGAAACAGCACGTAATATGATGCAAGTAAGTCTTTCGTCTCAAGAACTAAAAATAGCACATGATCTAAAAAGGAAGCTGGGTTTTAACTCATTGACAAGAATGGTTAAATTCCTCATTTTAGATACGTGGAATAAAAAGTAAGGAACAACGTAATGCTACCTATACTACCTCTTACTGAAAAATCAACTCAAGAAAGACCTCGCGCTGGTGTTGGTATAGCCGACAAAGGTATAGTGCTGTATTCCGGTAAAAAACGAGAACGCCATGTTTATGGTATAAACATAATGGACTTATCCCTAGTTCAGCATATTCCACAAGAAACTTCTATGTCAGGTAGGGATATGCTTATACTCATTTATTCAAGTTACTTGTATATTTTGCGCCTTACTAACACAAGAAGTATGCGACGATTGACATCAGTTCCTAGAAACGTTGTTACTGAAACTAAAGAAAACGTATTCGGGAGCTTTGATATTATAAGCTATAAGATAGCTACTTTGAGGTGCCTGTGCAAAGGTCTTTCTCCTGACGACGCACACGAAGTTGAAGAAGAATTTCAAAAATGTGGTTTGAGAAAAGTGGACGCTACGCTCTACTTTATGCTGCATTTGAATGATGATGCTATAGACTTAGTAAAATCATTGAAAACTGTGGAAGATAAGTCGTTTGTACTAAGTAACAATACAATACCTGAAGAAATAGACGATTATGTTTTGAAAGAATTGAGAAAAGCTGCTAATTACAACGCGTATGGTATACGATTTATAGCCCATGCTAATAGGATGCAAATAGAAGATCTGACGCTGGACCTAATGTCGCGAGCTATTCAAGCTTACTACTGGGTACGACCTTTTTACAGCAAAGAACACGCTGTTAACTACGGCAAAAGAGCTTGTCATGGATACGCTCAAAATTTGAGGGAGTTTTACCAGTCACCTGACAGAGCGCGTGCTATTAACACCGGGGAAGGATACGACAATACTATCCGCGATATTGATGATAATATGCACATGTATGACTCTTACACTGAAGAAGAAAACCGTATTATCGACTACTTGGATTACAAATTAGCAGCTTATAGGTAATAATATTATGAGAAAAAAAGTAATCAATAAAAATCAAGTGTACCAGTCAGTAAAAATCAAAACGGAAGTAAAACAAGTAGAAACTTGGGACACAATAGAATTTGATAATATATCAATTGAAGAAGTTATTAAGCAGTTCAAAGTGTTCTACCCGGGACATGTTGAGAATATAACTGCATTAGCAATGTCTCGAATAGCTTTGGGTACAGCCCTTACTAACGTAGGAAAGTATGTATCAGAATACACTAATGAATCTATTGACTTAGATGAAGAAGGTGACGTTACTAATGCTTTTGATGAAATATTTACTTCGGCACTTATGTTATACGTGACGGAACACGCTATATCATTAGCAGTATCTGAAGATTCTAAAGATCACATAATGAAACATATTGAGCCTCAGATTAAGAAATTGTCCTCCGCTATACGTAAATCTGGTAGTGATGGCGGTGGTCACTTAGGAACTCTATCTAGAGGTTCTGAGCAGCATGAAAAAAATGTTAACAAGATAGCTAAAAAGACTGGTCTTGATAAGAATGACGGTACTGGTCCTTATGGTAATAATAAAGATTTTGACAGTAAAGAAGAAGAACATAATAAAGATGGTAGACTGAAAAAAGTTAATCAACCAAGCGCGGTGATTAAACGCGGAAAACAATAATGGCTATTGATAAAGTTGCCCACATTAAAGCGGAGCTTGCCAAAATTAGCTCTATTGTGGAGCCTACTCCTAAAGAAGATGCTATATTTATTAAGTGTCCCTACCACGGCGGTGGTAGAGAGCGTACACCCTCCAACAAAATAAATATCAAAAGCAACAAAGCTCCAATAGGCTTCTCTTACTGTTTTGGATGCAAGGCTAAAAATAGTTGGAATAATTTAGCAGCTACTTTAGGTATAGCAGGATTTAAAAAGGCCGATGAAGTTCACGATGTTTATTCGTTTACTATGTCAACCCCGGAAGAACGTAAGACGCTTGAAGATCTGCACGTACTAAAAAGATGGAAAGAAAAACCTAAGTGGCGTACTATAACGCTAGAAACATTGAGAAAATTTGATGCTAGATTAACTCAGGATGAATCATTTAAACGTAACTACTCTCTTTATTTGCCAGTAGTAGTTCGCGATGACTACGTTGGTGGTATATACTGTCGTGAGGTTATGAATAAAACCTTGAAACGACAAGGTGCTATTTCTTACATTAATACAAAAGGTAGATTCACAAAAAGAGCGTTGTTCGGTTTCAATATAGCTAAGAAACGTAAGCGACAACCTCTTTGGATAGTTGAAGGCCCACGCGATTGTATGAAAGTAGTACAACTAGGTGGTCGTGCTGTAGCTATTTTAGGTTCCTACTTTGGAGAGGAAAAGGCTAAGTTAATAGAAGCCTTGGACCCACCTTATATAATAGTAGCGACAGACCCTGATGATGCGGGGAATATAGCAGCTAAAGCAATTAAGAAACTACTACCTATGATACCCCAATACAGGGTTAAATTTCCTGAAGGTAAAGACCCTGCTCAAATGAGAATGAAAACCTTTAGACGAATAATGAAAAGATCCAAAAAACATATGGCGGCTACGTGATGGGAAGTAGATCTGAATTAATAAACATCATTAACTCTAATAAACGAGTTAAGAAACACATCACGGCTATTACTAAAATGCCGTTGAAGGACGAGGTCTGGATTTCAGAAATTGAATCTATGCAAATTAATCGAGGTTTACGATCTTTGAATACTTCTGCTTTGTTGCAAAGTAGTGTTAAAATTGGTATTGACTCTAACTTGGATAACCAACTTATTCGTTCTAGATGTACTGAAATAAAAATGAAGGCTATGAAACAGTCTGTTCTCATAGAAGAAACTTCAGCTTACATTAAAGCATACGTGTCTAATAAGTACGCTACGTCTTTGAAGAAGGTAGCCAGCACAGTTACTGAACGAAAACAATTTATGGATTACATACTACAACCTATTGAACGTATTAAAGATAAGCTGAGTTTTGTTATTAAGTTGTGTGACGCAATTATCGAAGATTGTGACGCTGCTGGCCACACCTTATACCGTATTGGTCTGCTTCTTGATTCTAAAGCTAAGGATAAATAGTATGTATAATCACATCAGAAAATTTGAAAAGTGCAGTCACTCTCCTGTATGGCCTTTAATTCCTACAGCAATGCTTGAATTGAAACTACTAGGTTTAAACATCCCACCTGACCATCCGCCATGGTGGGATGACCCGTGCATTGCTCACATTGAAGATGGTAAAGTAAAAGGGTTCATAGTATATAGGTATCAAGAACTTGAGTCATCATGGTTCATATTATTAGCGTATGTCGATAGGGAAAGTAGGCGTCAGAGTATACATTCAACTATGTTTAAATGCTTAGTTGATATGGCTAAAGAAAATGGCGGAATACTCTCAATTAGAAGTGGTACACATATCAATAATAAAATAGCTCAGGCTGCCTTTAAAAAACAAGGCAGAGTAGCTGATACAATCATGTTTAATTACTCAATTAATGATTGGGTAAAAGGGGAACCGGTTAACTTGCCAGAGGATAAATAAAATGGGTAAAACAGTAATCGATAAGTTCGATGGAGAATACGCTTTTTTGAGTAATTTCTTTCCTTCCCCTATACTGTTCAAGGGTCGCATAGCTCCTACTGTAGAGCATGCTTTTCAAGCTGCGAAGGCTGTAAGTAAAGAAGATGCTATCAACATACTGAATACTAAGTCGCCATCTTACGCCAAGAAGTTAGGTAAAAGTATTGAGTTAAAAGAAGATTGGGAAGAAACCAAAGACAAGGTAATGTTCAAATTAGTTCGCCGTAAATTTGAGATACCTGCACTGATGTCTAGTTTACTTGCTACGAAGAACGCCGAATTAATTGAAGGTAACTATTGGAATGACCATTATTGGGGTGTGTGCAAAGGTAAAGGCGAAAACAAATTAGGTAAAATTCTTATGAAGGTTCGAAATGAACTCGCGAGGGGTTAACTATGCCAGGTAGAGTCGTTCTTGGGAAAAGAATGTTCATCGAAAAAGACTTGATGCCCAAGAAGGCTATTGAGCAACGATACAAAATAGAAATCTTCAAAGAAAGTATGTGTGACAAGTGCGATAATAAACCCTTACGACCTAACGACATATGTAATGGTTGTGAGGGTTTTATTGCCAAGTACAAGTTATATTCTGAAACAGAGAAATTTTGGAGTGTACCACAAGGCGATTTCTTGTCGCTAAAGAAGCTTTTAAAGCGTAAAAATATTGAATATAGACTACTTGATAAGCGACCTACTATACCTTTTAAGTTTCCCATTAAATGGACTGGTAAACTATTTGGGGCTAATCACATTGATGAAAACGGTATTAAACGAGTAAACCAAAAGAAAGTTTTAAAGAAGTGGTTTAAATATAAGACAGGCATTCTACAGGCTAAACCTCGTTCTGGTAAAACGCCTATGTCAGTTTACGCGTCTATTAGACTAGGCCAAAAAACTATTATTTTGTGTGATAGATTTGAGCTTATTAACCAGTTCTATAAAACGTATATGGGTGATCCTAAGAAGGGCCGCCCTCCAATGTCCAATATTCCTAAGCTCCAAAAGAAAACTGGTAAGGAAATTATTAGAGTAGCAAAGAAGCCCAAAGACCTTACTAACCTTAAAGATGTTGACATTTTGCTGGTTAATTACCAAAAACTTGTACGTAGACCTGAAGATTTCGCTAAGATAGTTAACGGCAATTTCTCTGTTCTAGTTGTAGACGAAGTACATGGTTCTGGAGCTGAAGGTTATCTCAGAGTTGTTTCAAACTGTTCTGTGAAACACAGGATAAGTTTATCAGCTACTCCAAGACGTAAAGACAACCGCCATAGGTTAGTGCAACGTATTATGGGTCCGGTAGTAGCTAAATCGGACACTGCATCGTTAGTACCATTAGTGAATTTACGCACAGCTAAAGCTGTTCCTAAAACTGCATACAAACAATGGCACCATGCTATGTCGTGGTTGTGTAGAGATAAAGAACTCAAAAAAGAACTACTAAGGGCTATATTCAAGGATCTAAGAGACGGCCATAAAGTAATCATAGTACCGTTGGACAGAAAAAATCATATTGATTCAATGGTTAATATGGTAAATCATCAAGCAGCAGTGAATAGGAAGAAAAAAGGTGAGAAGTGGCCTAAAGACCTTGCTATTAAATTCTATAATGGTGTTAACAGGGAAGAAGTTTTGGATGCTGTGGACGATGGTAAACCGAGAGTGCTATTTGCTATCAGAAACATGATTAGACAAGGCGTAGACTTTGCGCTTCCTAGTAAGATACATATATTCATACCTATGTCAGCCTCTACCGATAGAGAAACTGGCGCACCCATGTTTGAACAGCTTTCTAACCGTGTCTGTACCCCAGCTGTTAAAAAAGCGCCTGAAATAGATATTTGGGTACACAACGTTACTATGTTCAGATCATGCGTTATAGGTCTGGGGTGGAATGAAATAGCACCCAATCGATATAATGGTAGAGAAGGGAAGTACCGTCTTGAAGATAACTTCTTTGAGAAGTTGAAAACTGTGACAGAAAATAGAAAACAAAAGGCCGCTAAAAATGCTGTAGCAAAATATACTTGGGGTTAAATATATGTGATACTATATATGTAGTTGGGGTTAATTACTTACTATACCATAATTTTTGGAGTTTACAATGCAAGTAATAGTAGGTTTTAACCTTGATATCATAATCTATGTTTTGTTCTCTCATTGGATAGCTGATTTCTTATTTCAAAGTAAATGGATGATTGAACACAAGTTAGAAGATATCTTCACTATGTTGACTCATGTCATCGTATATACTTTTTTGATTACGGTGCTATTATGGTGGTTAATACCAAGTTTAACTGCTTTATTAGTATTCATTTTAACAATTTCGTTTGTGCATTTGGTAGTAGACACTGTAACAATAAAAATAATTGATAAATTAAAAGGTGGTAGACACTCACATTGGATCTACGCTGTTATGAGCTTCGACCAATTAGTTTGCACTTCTGTGCTTTTTGCTACGCTTATTAATCTGGTAAATTATTTCTCTCCGTAAAGTAGTATTACTATACGCAAAGGGAATTATTTTATGAGTGATATTAAAATACGTACTAACTACCCAGAAAGTCTTCAAGCTTTCGGATTACCTAAAAGACTTTCCGGTGTGAAAAGTTTCTCAGCTAAATCGTGTATTAAACCGTTCCAAGTAAACACTCTAATGTGGAATGTAAAGAAACAAACGAATGCTCTAGAGGAAGCAATGTATGGTGAACCAGGGTGGCTTTTATATATATGTAGTAACAATTTGCTAGACTATTCCAAACACCTAGCTGCAAATATTATGGCTACATATTTCTCTAATGGGCTGCGCCCTGAATGGATCGCAAGTTTAGATAAGGCTGATAAACTGCATTATTCTACATTTAGTTTGGTAGTTATCGACGCTATTTTCAAGGATTCGTCATCTTATAGGCGAGATAAAATTTACGAGATAGTAAATCACCATTGCAACGTTAAAGACTTAAGTATTTGTATTATAGGACAGTATGAAGACCCTGTAGAAATGAGCACCCACCTAGGTATGAAACCCAATTTCGGTATCCTCACAAAGTAATAGTAGGCATTTAACTATGAGAAAAATGTATTCTATGAATACAGAATTGCGGGTTATACGCACTTTAACTGTTAATCCAGATTCAAGGGCCGCGCAAGATTTGCTATCAAAAATTGATGCTTCTTTCTTTGCTACATCTGTAGGGAGAGAAGCTTTTAAAATTTGTTCACAAGAACTGCGTAAGAATAGTCAATTACCCTATTGGGATGATCTTATATCAAACCCTAGACTGGATGAATCTATTCGCGATGTACTAGAGGACTCAGGTGATGTTGGCACCTTAAAGTCTAAAAAGATAACTAGAAAAGCAATTGACCGTCTAGCAGAATACAGAAAACTGCGTTCTTTATCTAAACTCGGGTCTAAGTTGGCCGACGCTTTAAACTCAACTGATGCTATCAACGTTGATGAGTTGGTATCAGAAAGCCAGCAAATTTTGAATAACGCTAGGTCAGCTAAAAACTTCAAGGTACTTAGAATAGGTAAAAACTCAAATGTTAGTAAGCATATTAAGAAAGTGTTGAAGGGTGAAGCACAAAAGTTTATACCTACTGGTTTCAACGGATTTGATAAGTATAATAGGGGTATACCGCTAGGATCATACTTCTTGATAGCAGCGCCTACCGGTACTGGTAAAAGTGCCATGATTAACCAAGTAGCCGAAAATATGGCTCGTAATGGTGCTAAAGTAGGTGTAGCGCCTCTTGAAATGATTAACATAGAAATGTTGCAAAGAAATTTAGCTCGTGTTACTGACACGGATATGTTGAAATTTCTAGATCCAAAGTCAAATTTTAATAAGGAGCATAAAAGAGATATTTACAAAAAATTCATGAAATTTGATAGGAAGATCGCTAAGGTAGGCGGCGCTATTGAATACTATGAATTTGATGAAGACATTACTATTGAGAATTTGACAAGCACAGTTAAGCCGTTTGGGTTAGACGTTTTAGCTATCGACTATTTGGGTCTACTTGAAGGTACCCAGGGTGATAATCAGTGGCAAGCTCTAGGTAACGTAGCAAGGTTCTTGCACGTATGGGGTAAAGCAAATGATATTATTACTATAGCGGCGGCCCAGTTGTCTGATGAAGGTATGCTTAGGTACTCTAAACAGATGGCGGAACACGCTAAATTCTTTTGGTACTGGAAATCCACTGATGCTAATAAGAGTAGTGGGATATACGACATTGTTCAAAGGAAAGCTAGACAGGCTTCTGATCATACTTTCCAGCTTAAATTTGATCCCACTAAAATGACCTGGAGAGACCCTAGCGAAGAAGAAATTGAAGAGTTCAAACAATCCGAAGAATCAAGTCGCGACGGTAAAACAAGTAAGTACAGTAGTAAATGGAAGAAAAAATCTTCTGTTGGTTGGGACGATGAAGAAGATAACGAAATTGAACCAGAACCCGGCAAAAGAGCCCAAGATCATGTAAAAAAGAAAAAGAAGAAAAAATCTAAAGCTAAGGAAGTAGAATTATGACAACTACAAAGGATGATTTTTCTATGAAAATTCTTGCTAAAGAGCTAACGCCCCCTAAATCTATTTTGCCATTTTTGCCTTATGCATCTCATCCATCTTATATCAAGGAATTTGAGAGGGTTGATAATTACTACGTTCCAGGTCTATACTTACCTTACGACGAGGCGTGTGTAAAGGATGACTTTATATCTAATAGTCATATAGTTACTATATCAGGTGGCGGTATTGATAGTTTTATTACTAACTTAGTTGCGATGGCTGTTGAAGTGCAGTTAGTATATTACAGTGTAAGCACCTTACCACGTAAACTGAATAAGTCGTACATGATAAATTTTGATTACGGTCAAGAAAACGCCGAAGCTGAAAAGATTATGAATGAAAGACAGGCTAAATTCATTAGCGAGTATGGAACACCAACCCAGGCTATTAGTTTGAAGACTACTCTTTACACAGACGTAGTTAATGAACGTGCTAAAGAATATATTGATGTTAGTATTGAAAGTGCGTGTAAACAACCTGTAAGCAAGAGTATCAATCCTGTTAAAGAACTTGGTACTACAGGTTTAAGCTATGCACCTTACATTCCTATGCGTAACCCTAAGTTTATTATTGATGCTCTAGCAGCTTTTCAAGTAATAGAGGGTGGCAAAAAAGACGTAATCATAGCTATTGGAGCAGTAGGCCAAGGACATCTTGATAATTCACCGATGGTTATACAAAATATAGTTAACCTTTTGCAAGACCTCAATCCGGACATTAATATAGCTATTTATGCGCCTTTTGCGGGTTTAGTAAAGTCCAGAGTTGTAAAAGTAGCGAATGACCTACTTAATTATATGTATTCAACGAACTCTTCAGTACTACCCACGCTTACTACTTCATGCTTTGTAAATGATTTTCCCGTATTGAGTGATGTAACTAAGGAATCACCTGAATCACCAGAAGAAGATACTACTTCTGTAGTACAATGTGGAAACTGTAAAAGTTGTAAATCTTTGAAGGAAGCTTACAGATTTGCTGGTATTTCTGATCCGTTCAAATATGAAAAGTAGGAGTTGAACAATGCAAACATTTCTAATTAAAAGAAGTGATGAATCATCAATAGACTTACTAAGTCCTAGAAATGACGTACTTAAGCACAACATGCCGTTATATCTTTATGATAAAGCGGAAAAAGATACCGAATACGACGTAATAGTATACTCCGCGCATGATCCTGAAGTAGAAACATTCCTACAAAATTTACCCGGAGTAAATAAAGCTGTCAAAGTAGCAGTTGTGTCTTATGTGCCTCCCTTAAGCAGTGCGCAAGTGCTTACTTTGTATAAAAATATATGGTATAGTAATGCTATTGCTAGTTCTACATTCAACACTGTTGAACTAAAAAATGTGATTAACCTAGAACGTAGTATTGCGGTAAATATTGATGGAGTAGACGTAGAAACTATTTCAAATATTGAAGAACCAGATGACAAAATTGAAAAAGGTAAAATTTATCTATGTCCTTTTATACTATTATCCGAGCATTCATCTTTTTGGGCTGCTATTATGGAACAAACTAAAGAAGATGATAGTCCTTGTGTTTTTAGTCCAAAATTAAGAAGTAATAGTGTACCTATTTCCTACCAGCCTATTTGCCCAACCCTGGCCAATTCAGTAATAAACTTTACAGGATTTGGCTCGTTCGGTACTAGTGAAAGTACTAGACATATGTATGACTGTCGTTTACTCCATACATTGAATATTAGATTGCAAAATCTTATAAACTTAGTAGGATCAGCTGCAGCGGCTCCTGTTAAAGAGGCTGTTAAAGATTACTTAGAGGAATTGCATACTTTGCACGAGCATTACATTGAGTACTCCGCAACTTTAGGTAAAAATCCTATTCAAAAACAAAGCGCCAACGTGAGCTTAGTAGACCGAATATTTAACGTGCTAAACAGTAAACTATCGAACAACGTGTAAGGAAAGATTATGGGTCACTATGAAGTTGATAGCAAGATTTTGGGTTCTGCTATTTCTAAATGCTTGGGTATTATTGCTTTGGGAGATAAAGCTGAGAGCAATAGTATTACTCTGATTTTTAGTAAGAAAGGATTGTCCGTTGAGGCCCATAATTCTGTAGCTCAATACAGGACTGATATACCAGTTGATATTATTAAGCCCGCTAAAATGCGAGTTAGTATTCTTCCTGAATTGCTTTTATCTTATTCTGGGTCTTATAAGAAACTGGTTTTAAATCCAAAGGAAGAGCATCTAACCGTTAAAGGTGGTAAAACTTTTTCAGCGGATATGTATTTCGTTGGTAATAATGACGAAATGAAAGTTGATAAGCCCGAGGATACTACGGATATTAGTGGTATTGCACTAGTTGCTTCTCGCGTTCTTAATATGGTTAGTGGTATTAAAAACCGTACTGATTCGCAGGTTTTGGGTGTTAAACTACTGTGGAACAAAAATATATTGGAATTGACTATAGGTGATACCCACCATGCTGTTATAGTAGATAGTACTACCAAGCATAAGGGTAATGGTGAAATGGTGATGACACTTCCTAACCTACAAAAAATTATGACAGTAGGTAAAAATTTCGCGTCTGAAGAAAATCGTATGTACGCTTGGTCAGATGTTGAATACCTTTCAATAATGGGTCAAAGCGAAAATGTGTTTCTCGCTAACGCTGCTAGAGAGGTACTAAAAGGTAAAAAAGTGTCTAAGGTTATAGTTGACACTGAAAAGTTTCAAACTATGGTAAACACTCTTGTTTCCGCCGTTGAAGAATCAAGTCCTATACAATTCAAGATTAGTAATAAGGCTATTACAGCTAACGTGCGTACTGGAGCTAGTAATGCCAGAGGCGCTGTGAAAGTAAACGAGGTTAAAGGTAAGTCTGACATTGAAGTTGCTGTGTCAATTCACCATTTGAAAGACTGTTTGTCCACAATGAAGGAAAAGGTTACTACCATAGTTTTGTACAAGAACATGCTAGCTCTTGAAAGTTCTGGAAAAGACACTAAGGTAGTAGCCGCTATGTCATGCGTGGGTGTTAAATGATAGATTTAAATAGGCTGTATTCCGAAAGATTTCTACTAAAAACTTATGACGAACAAATATTTTCACGTCCTGAGTTTAAAACAGGACTATTGAACCCTTATTTGTTCATAGTTGATAAAGAAGCTTCTACGACGGCTACCCATTACACTTTGTCTTCCATTGAAGATATAGGGTACGATATACATATTATAACGTCATATCAGAAAGTATTGTTTTACCTTATTGACGTTAAATATGCCTACCACGATATGTACATCAATGGAATTGTTATACGTAATAAGAAAAACACACCTTTACCAGAAATTGGCCAAGATGTAAGTATTAAGTATAATATGGATCACTTTCTTGTCATTTCTAATAAATCGGGTTCATGTACGGTATTTGGTAAAAACATGACTACCGACCCTAAAACATGAGGATTTTACCATGAAATTGGCTTATTTCTTAGATATAAAAAAGGCCCTAGTAACTACTAAAAAGTTGAGTGATAGTGGTGAACGCGTTGCAGGGTATAAAGGTCCAGACTCAGGCCATGATAAACCTATATACAGTTTGGCTTCTTTACAATATAGAGATGATCAAGCCCTGTTGAAAGTTGTACAAAAAGTTATTCGAGACGCTGATAGGTTAAAGATTATACTAGTTATTTCGCCAGAAACTTTGTCACGTAGGAATAACGTAGATAGAATATTGGCCAAATTGGACTTTGAATTGAAAAATGGATGGCTTGTAAGAAAACCTAAAAACTATTCGATTGTATCGATTACTGAATTTGATAAAACTTATCTTAGGCCAAGGCGTAATTATGATGAAGAATTAGAAGAAGTTTTAGATGAGAGAAAAGCTGAATACGTTGGTATTAATAACGCATACGGAGAACGTATAGCATTACATACGATTTAGCTGGTAGTAAAGTAATGTATAATGCAAATTAAGGACGTTCGTAGTGGTAGAACTATCAGTTACACGATCTAAGCTTAAAATTGGTAAGACCAAAGTTAAGACGCAAACAGTTATTGTAGGAAGTGGTAAGAAAAATATCATTATATTCGACGACTACTTTAACTTAGATGACGAGCAATCTTATGACACGTTTAACTCTATGTGCTACCAAGTATGCGCGTGTCTAAAGAAAGGCTTCACGTTTATATATGTGGGTACTAATGGCTTAGAAAGTAGTGGTTTAGAAAAGATTATTGACAAGTATGAACCCTCTGGAATACTATACGTAGACTCAGCTCCATTTACTAAAATGGGGCTTTCTTACATTAAGTACTTCAGTTATGTTAGAGAACATAATGGTGTACCAAGTTGTCTATCTACCCCGATGTATAAATGGTCTTCTAGTTCCGAGTACAAAAAGGGTGAAGGGCCCAAAAGTATAATAGGCTTTAATTTGAAGCACCTTACTTGGGTCGCTCAAGGTAATAACGGTTTCGAAGATTATTCCCATTTGTTCAAGGATTTTCCTATACGAATAGTAAAGACTTTGAATCAATTCAAGAAAATGTATTATAAGCTTAAAAAGGCTGATGTAGTTTGCTGCGACATTGAGGGTAAGGGTCTAAAGCTTATTACCAACACGGTATACACTGTACAATTTGGTATTTGGGAAAAAGGTAGGATTGTAACATACGTATTACCATGGAAACATAGGGACCACGTATGGAATAAGAAGCATCTGAGATTAATAAAACGAGGTTTGGTTAAACTGTTCTCCGATGAGAAAAAAGAGTTTGTTTTCCATTCTTCATCCTACGACGTAGGACAACTTTGCCACATTACTAACATGGACGTGTTTCCTGCTCCTATATATGATACTATCTCCGGTATATTTGCAGAAGATGAAAACTGGAAATTTTTAGATAAAATATATAGGTCAACTGAATGGTCTAAGGGTTACTTCTCCCCGTATTCTCTTGAAACTCTAGAACATAGACACAACTTATTTAGGCCAGGTGATATACTTGAAAAAGATGATCGTACTAATATGTCACGATTCTCTTTGGACGAAATAGCCACATACGGTGCTTATGACGTAGTATCTCCATTGATAATACGTAAGCAGCAAATTCAGCGGTCTACTAGTAAGTGGGTAGGATATAAAACTAAAAAAGATTATCTAAATCTGGTATTGTACCAACTTGGTGTAATGCAAAAAACCTTTTCTCTTTTGAATAGTAAGGGTATTCATATTGATAGAAGTAATTTGGCTGAATTGACCAAGAAGAATAACGTGTTTATACAAACAGTTGATAGAATTACTAAGGAACTGTTGAACACTAAACATGGCAAAAAAGCGAATAGGCTAATCTTGCGTAAAAATGGTATAGAACCTTCTGGTGGATTATTTTCTACGGAAGAAGCTATTGCATTCTCAATGACTAAGCCTGCGCATAGACAAATGCTATTCTTCAAAGTAATGAAGTTAGAAGCTACCTCTATAGGCAAATCAGGCGATCCTTCTACTAACAAGGCTTTCCAAAATAAGTATAAGGATATTGAAGAAGTAAAATTATTCTCGCATTTCAACAAAGTTCGTACTCTTAAATCTAACTTTGCAGATTCCATCAATAAGATAACAAAAAATGATGAAGATTATGCCGTAGATGGAAGACTTCGTAGTATATTTAGTTTTATTCGAGTTTTGACTGGTAGGTTGTCAACACAACCAAATACACAGAATATACCATCAAGATCAGACGCTGACTTCGAGATACATAAGGATCTGGTTAAGGCTATCAAGAAACTATTCTCCGTTGCTCCTGGTAGAGTGATGCTTGGATCAGACTTTTCCGCCCATGAAGTTAGAATGTCAGGAGATATTGCTAAGGACAAAGCTATTAGACAAGCTTTCTTGGCTGCTAATGAAGCTATTAGAAAGTACAGGTTAGCTCCCGATAAATTTGTTGAAGCTGCCGCTAAAATTCTTGCTAGAGAAGGCGACATCCACATAATCAACGTGAGGTTCTTCTTTAAACAAGACATTGATAAGAGCCATCCTTTACGATACAAGATTAAAGCAATCGTGTTTGGTGTTTTGTATGGTAAGATGGCTAAGGGTCTAGCTAAAGAACTAAAAATTGAAGAATCTGAAGCACAATCTCTTATTGACATTATGTTCGAAAGATGGCATAGCCTAGATAGTTGGATACATACTACGCACGATGAAGGTAAAAATAACTTCATGATCCACTATCCTAATAATCGTATCCGCCATTTGTGGGCGTATATGCATGAAGATATTTGGGCACACAGAGCTATGGACAGGCGCGGGGTTAACTCCGTCATACAAGGTTTTAGTTCGGATATTGGTGTGGTAGCAGTCGATACCTACAAAATGTGGGTACACAAAAATATTACTAAAAACGGTTTCAACTTCGATGCTTTCCATACTAATATTGTACATGATGCTCAGTATTCTGATGTTTTGTATGAGCATCTTCCTTTTGCTATTTACTTAACTGAACATTCTATGTCAACACTTCCTATGGACTACTACAAAGACAAATTTGACTACGAGATTAGTATTCCTTTGAGTTACGGCCTTGAATTTGGTAAAGACTGGGGAAGCTTAGAAGAATGGAACTTCCGAGTAAACGGTTACGATAGTACCAAAGAAAAAGACGGCAAAACTAGTAAGACATACGTACCCGGATTGCTAGACATGATACGTGATGAAGGTAAGAGAGTTGATAAACCTTACGATGAAGTTATTAAAGATACTAAGTTTATTATGGGTGTAAGACAAAAAGAATTGGAGAAAAACCCATACAAAATGTTGGTTAACTCTAAAACAATAGATAAGGTTTTCGACAAAATGTATATGTTTAGAAAACAACTGAATTAGGAGAGCACTATGATGGATTATTCAGATAAGTATGCAGATAAATTTAGGGCTTCTACACCTGATACCCGGAATATGGATACTCTTTGTAGGCAAGCAAAAAGGATAAGAGCGTTATCAAGTGATTCAAGCAATAAAGATAAATACGAATTTATAGCTGATAATATGGAAAGAATAGCAGAAGAATATAGTGAATCCTACACTAAAATGTGTGAAGCTAGAGCGTTAATTTTCGATTTAAAAAAGGCGTTGGAAAAAATTACTAACTTTAAATAGCTAATTACTTAGTATATCTACATTTCAGGTGATTTATGCTACAAATATACTCAGAATTTCAAAAACCTGTTCAAAGTATACTATTTAAAGCTAACGTAAGAGCTTCTCAAATAAAGTTTGTGCCAAACTGTCATCCTAGAACGTACTTTGATGAGTCAAATACCCCAGGTAGCTATGTTGTGGAATTACCATTCCATATTGACTGTAACTACGCTTTATACGTATTAGCCCATGAATGCGCCCATGTATTTTATAAACATTTAACTGACAACATAGGTAAACCTATTTATATTAAAGAGTATGAAGCTGAAATGTGGGCAATTAAAATATTGTCTGATTTTGGTATCAAGTTATCTGATACTACAGTAAATGAGATAAAAGACAACATTCGATACAGTATTAAAGGACAATCAAACGTCCCTTTGCATATTTCTGAATGGATTTCTAGTTAGAATTGGAATAATAATGAAGCTTAGAGGACAATTAGAGCAACTCATAGATACTTTTATGTTGGATGTTGCTAGTCAAAAGGAACCTAGCACTAGGTTGCCTGAATTTCGTGTATCTTCTTTTCCTTATTGTCCTTTGAGAAGTCTTCTATTTAGTGGCGGCAGAGATAATTCGTATTCAATGGAATTTTATACTTCTATTGGTACAGCCGTACACGAGTCACTACAAAAATGGGCGCTTAAATCTTCCTTCAAGGATAAAATATTTTGCTGTTGGAAGGAAGTAAAGACCAAAAAAGTACACGGACCATGCTTTTTCCGTGATTTACCTAAAGAAATACGTAAAAAAGAACTTATATACGAAGAAATTACCATTAAGTACAAAGGTTTAAGCGGTCATGTTGACCTAGTGCTTGAACTTTTACCAGATGTATTTGTAATCATAGATTTTAAGACCACAGATTTGCAAGGTAAGCGTTTACGCCATAGAAGTAAATGGCAAGATCAATACCCCGCCGAACATTCGTCAATTATTCAGATTAGCACTTACAGTACGCTATTACGTAAACTATTTGGTTTAAACGTGAAAGCTTGGTGCTTAGTATACGTGGATAGAGCCTCCGCTATACAAAATTCACGTAGTTACTATAAGCTTATGCGTCCTTGGACTAAAAAGAAGTCTAAGAGTATGATGAAGCACATTGAACGTGCTTGTGATAACAATGCTAAGTTAACTTCGCTGAACAAGATAATAGAATCATCTGATGAGTACTCTCCCAAAGCCACTAAACTGCTAAAATACCTAGTTAAAAACAGACCATGTGTTGATGAAGAAACTTACAATGATTGGATGTACTACAAATTCAAAAAGAGTTTCAAAACTGGAGCTTCTGCTAGTACTGATAGCTCAGGGCATTGCATACTGCGTAAACACTGCCAGTCATGTAGTAAAGATGCCTATAAAGCCGTTTTATCCCGTCTGTAGTAAACGTTTGTTTGAAATAGATATATTAAGCTATTGTGCTATTATAGTAAATTAAGTATAGTATAAGTACGATTAAGCAGGGAGATTGAACATGTCTAGTGTCAACCATCAACGAGATGGCAAGGCCAAACAACGTCTGTTCTTAGGCCAAAAATCGTCTTCGTCATATACTACATTCCATAAATCAATTAAGTGCAAAGAAGCTGGCAAAATTATTTCAGCCAGTTCTACTATTGCTAGTGGATGTTCACGCAAAGTACAAAGAGATAAGCGAGGCGCTAAGAAATTCTTGCATACTAGATTTCGTCGTGTTGAAGATGCTGCTTTGAATAAAGCTATTAAGGAAGGTGTTTACGATGGATACTGTCAGCGATAAACAATTCAAATCTTTTGAAGAGGTTGGCAGGAGTTACATATTCAATTTAATTGAATCTCTTGAAGAATCAACACCTGGCCTTGACCCAACTTTTTACCTTACTGGATCTTATGAACAAGATATTAATCAAGCCACGCAACTACGTGAAGCTTATGGAATGCCCAGACCACAGGAGGTAAAAGATTTACTTGATCGCAACGAAGTTATAATTAAAAAACAAAATGACTACTTCGATAGTATTAGACATAAACCAAAACCCTCGTCCTTTAAGGAAAAGGCAACTAATTGGTTTCTTAATATTTTAAAATCTGGAAAGTAAACGCAAACAGGAGAACAACAATGGAAAAGCAACTTACACCAAAAGCCCCTAGGAAGATCGAACAGCCACGCGATAAAAAGGGTCGGTTTATGAAAAAACCGAAAGAAAATCTTAGTAAGGACACAGCAGAATTTATGGGGGTAGCTGGACCAGATGAAGAAGTTCTTACTAAGGAAAAGGTCGAAACAAAAGATAATATCAAAAAAGAAGTTTACGCAGGTAAAATGGATGTTTTCGGCGGTCAGAAGGAAGCATTTACCCGAGTAATTGGAGACGAACATAATGCGGGCGGTGGTGGTGTAAAGCCTTCTATTGAATCAGAAGGTTCACCGCATAAGGAAAGAACCAAAGTAGAGAGTATTCATGTAAAATCAAGAGGTGACTGGGTAGAAGTACACCCTAAAGAACATGATCGCTTGATTGAGCGAGATAAAGACTTATTAGATTATCCTGATCCAAAAGTAAAGGAACCCCAAAAGGGTTTCTTTGGATGGCTAGGTAGATGGTTTGACAGAAAGTAACTACAAAGAATATAGGGTTGGTATAGTTCGTACCAACCCTTAACCCCATTATGTAGGATAATAGCATGTTCAAAAAGAATAACCGAAATTTTCCAGTTACTATGGAAAAACCAACATTCGTATTTCTTTCAGGTACTTCAGCTGTAGGTAAGTCCACTTTGATGAACCTAATCTCTGATAGGTATGACAATATCACTACAGTACCTATGGCGGCTAGAACTCAAAGAGAGCGTTTAGGTAATCCTTCTTGGGAAACTTTGTGTAATGACGTCGCTCTAGCTGATAAACACCAAGAATTTATATTTAATGCTTATGGTAATATCATACTAGGTGTAGCACACCATGTAGATAACTTGATGGAAATTAGAGGCCCGCACTCAAATATATTCATTTTTGAACGTAGTCCTGTGGACGTTGGTGGATACGCGGAAGCTTTCGGTTGTAGTTACGCACTACCTATGAAACTAATGAATCGTTTGAAATTCATTGAAAGTATGCTAGACGAGCCACATTTGGGTATTAAATGCGTACATAACCATATGGCGGTAGATAAAAAAATTCCCTACGTACAAACAGAAGCAAGACCTACAGAAGAAATTCGTAACAAATGTGCTTCTTTTGTGGAAGTAGTACTTACAGTGCGTAATGATTTTACACACTTTAACAACTACAGTTCTGATAGTGAAACGGCTTTAACAAACTTAATCACTAACTTAAAGAGGTTTTAAAATGGCAAGAGGTTTTCGTGGAGGTACCAAACATAAAAAAGCTACAACTTGGGGAGTATATACAAAAGACGGAAGTGGATGTTCCACCTGTAGAGTTGGCACAATTAAAGGTAGAACCGCCGATACTGCTTTGTTAAATGCTAAATTGAAATTTAGGCACTTAAACAAAGAAGTAAGCGTTAGACAATTGGATAAGTAAATGAAAACACATCAATTTATGAATAAAGGGGTTAACCCCAATGACTGGTTCTAATATACCTTCAATGCTAGACTTTAACACCACTATAAGTGTAGAAGGTGGAAATGATTCTCCCTACATGTGGGTTGGAAAAGTACATGGAGACAAAGATAGAGTAGGTATAGTGCTGGCATCTTGTCCTACTATATTGATTTCTCTCGATCAAAGAGTTATTGGAGGACTGATATCTGCCCTTACTCAGGTACAAGAAAATCACATTTAAACAAAGAAGTAAGTGTTAAACCTCTGGAGCAGTAACCATGAAACCTCACCAATTTGTAAATAAGTGGTTACGTAATCGCGCTTCTGACAGATTTATGTCTGAAATAGGTGCCACTACGGAAGGGTATCGTCATTTTTTACGCAAAACATTATTTGAAGTAACTGGTACTTACTTCGATCCTTATATGGAAGAACATAAAGCTGTTGTATCTTACATAGCCAAAACAGATGAATTCGATCGTGCTAAATCAGCTATAAAAGAGTCCTGGGTTATGCTAACTAATGATAACATGTTCTACTTAATAGAACCTTCAGCCGTATGTAAACCAGAGGATCATGGTAATTTAAACCCCCACGTGGTAAAGATAAAAAACCTAGCGGATGAGACACTGTGGATAAGACCTGCTAACAATGATATAGTATCAGTAAATACGGTTTAAGGTGTAATCTCATGGAAAAAATAATTGACTCGCTACTAAAGGACTTGGATAGTATATATAGTAAACCGGAAAATGTACCTTTTGATTCTATAGCAAAGAAATGTTCTGAAACTATAAAGCGTCTAAATAGGCGAGTTGATGATCTGCTAAAGGATAAAGAGAATTTAGAAAAAGACCTTGACGATGTATCCAATGTGAATAGAAGTAGTGATATAGAAAAAATTGTAGCTGCTGCTGTCCAATATCAAGGCGTTACATTTAGCTTGCCCCAACCCGCAAGACACTCACATGTTATGTGGGCTTTGGAAAAAGCTTTACGGTTGGCTACTGATGGCAAGGAAGAAGGTAAAAGCTTGATGTCCCATTTTTGTTGCCAAGGGTTTTTGACTAGTACCGGTCGTTTTGTAAACAGAATTGAAGCTAAGAACATAGCTTTCTTAGCAGGTCAAAAACCGCGTAGACCTGAAGATTCCCACCCTACAGATGCATTTAGCGAAGATTTTTGGTGATACTATGTTTATACCATTTGATGATCAACTAGAACATGCTCATAGATTAAAGGAAGGGCTTAGCAAACTACCTGAAGAGTTTTTAGCTCAAATATGTCCTATATGTGATGGTAGAACTGAGTATAGACAAACATACGCAGCCGGTTGTGGTGGAGGATACTTTAAAAGTATGGGTCCATGTGAACATTGTGGTAAGACAGGCTTAATTATGAAGAGTAGGTTTGTTGCTGCCCCTGAATCCGTAGTACACCAAGTGCTAAACGCCGCTAATCCAAACTATAACTAGAGACTACTAAAATGTATAAATACCATGCTTCCCATGTGATTATTGAAATGTGTCGTCTTTGTGCTAACGCTATTAGAAAAGATAATAAAGAAGAAGCTCAAAGAATAGCTAAGTTAACTTCTGATATAGAAGAACTATTCCCGGAAGCGGCGAAAGAAATTAACGATATATACGGTAAGGGGGTATAAAAATGAACGTTATCTACCAAGTAGATGGTTTAGCTATTGGGTCTAAAGTAAGGAAAATAAAAGGATACGATTGGCCAGGTATTATACGATCCTTCACGACTGTTTCAACGGGTGTAGTAACCGCCGCAGTTGAAAGTAGACTATCCCCTGGTACTACCCATGTGTTTCCTCCAGCAGCTTTGATGCTAGAAAATAGATCAGATGAAGAAATATTAGGTGAAGTACGTAATAGATTTTTGACCGAGTAAAGGATTTACTAATATGGATATAGATAAAAAAGTCAAGCCATTACCTCGTAAACAAATTGAAGAACTCAAAGTAGTTATTGAGAAAAGATGGAAAGATAAGCCACATTACGATGGAGAAGGTTCTTTAGGTTCTCCAGGGTGTGTTCTTAGGGCTCATGAAGTTTTAGGACTCATATACACTATTGAAAACCTAGAAGAAGCGCTAACTCAAGCAAACTCTTTAAGTCCACATTCTATTTTTCAAAGTAGAGTTGATAACTGGCTCCACGAATGCTTTGGAGAAGCTACGTCTAACAATGTAGAAGAACGTTGTGATAGGTTTATAGAAGAAGCCTTGGAGCTGGTGCAAGCTAACGGTTCTAGTAAAGAAAGAGTGTTAGCTTTGGTAGACTACGTGTTTGGTAGAGAAGAAGGTGATGTAAATCAAGAAATTGGTGGTGTTATTATAACATTGAATGCTCTCGCGTCTGCTACAAATAAAAGTGTAGCTAACGCCGCAGAATGTGAATTGGCTAGGGTTTGGGATAAAATGGATGTTATTAGGCAAAAGCAAGCTAATAAACCAAAAGGTTCCGCCTTACCACAATAGTCAACTAAAGGATCAAATAAATGGAAAATATTACGAGATACTCACCGTATATTGAAGAATTAGTAAAACCACATAGTTATAGTGTATTTGTTGACGATAATCACGTACCTGTTTTCCAATGTAATATTTCCCTTGATGATTATATCAAGTTAGTAGTACCTGTGGCTGAATCTTCTTTACATATGAGTAATTTAATTCTTAACAAGGATAAAACCCACGAAATCAAAATAACTTATTATAGCAGTAAGGGTGAAGAAGTTATTAGTCTAAAATTATTTGTTACCGACACAAAAATGGAATTGGAACACGGAATAGACGATGACGAACTTGGTGATACTATACTAGCAGTATATAGTTCAAAAATTGTTACTAAATATTTTGAACTAAAAAATTCAGATGGTAAACCTCAATAGTATAAGGAAAATGATATGAATTATTACGCTGGTATAGGTGCTAGAGAAACTCCGGAAGAAGTATTAAAACAAATGGAAAGTATTTCTAGCAGAATGCGTGAATTAGGTTACACGCTTAGGTCCGGTGGAGCTAGAGGCGCGGATACAGCTTTTGAAAGTAACAGTGGGTCACAAAAAGAAATCTATTTGCCTTATAGAGGATTTGCTAATAGAGTAGCATCTACCAGTGTAATGTATCCCCTGAATTATCTAATTATGGCGAGGCCGAATTAATAGCAGCGTCTTTCCACCCTAAATGGAAAAGTTTAAATGAATACCAAAAAAGGTTTATCATTAGGAATACATATCAAGTACTGGGTAGAGATTTAAAAACGCCGTCCAATTTGATTATATGTTGGACTAAAAATGGTAAAGCGGTTGGGGGTACTGGACAAGCTTTGAGAATGGCTAAGGAATATGGTATTAAAGTAATCAATTTGAAGATTAATAGTTTTGACATTTGGTACGAAAATCGTAGTAGTTAAATATCCGCGAGAGGAAATAAAATGTTGGACTTGAAAAATATAGTCCCTGTAGCTGTAAGGTGCGTTAATTGTGGGAATACTTGGAGTAATGAACAGTTCGATCAGAGAGAAGAAGGTTCTCAACCGTGCTGCGATCATCCTATACCAGAGAATATTTATACTCAATCCCAATTAAATGAAGTGTTAAAGCGAGTATTGGTTTTAATCAAAAAGTCAAATAGTAATCTAGATACTTTACTTGAAGAGGTTATACAAACTTTGGAACCTTTTGCCAAGCAATCAAATGAATTTAAACTAGCGTGGTCCCCAGATACGCATATGTCAATGCTACCACGAAATGACGTTACCTTAAAGGTGGGAGAAGTATTAAAAGCTCATAGTTTACACACTAAACTATCCGAGTTCAATATTTTACTACAAAATAAAAATGGAAGTAAATAATGATTAGTGATTCAACGGAAAAAGTTATAGGCCATATAAAAAATGCAATAGCCGAGAATATTAGTGATCCTCCAAATGAGTCTTATACTATGACAATTGGACCGTATAAACTGTCTGGTAGTGGAGGTACTATAGTAGGAATAAGGTACGATACTGATGGCACAATACATGCTATTCTTGAAAATGGAACCACCTTTGAATTGGAAGTAGACGATAACGACAATGTAAATGTATCTGTTATTTCATCTGAAATACTACCACTGATTCCATTGCAAACTGCTTTAGTACCTGCTGAAGACGAAGACTTTTTACCTACCAAAAATAAAACTATTGAGACGATGGTAGCCAATTTCCTTAAGTGGGAATTACCTGAAGATTTTTCTCCCGATGGAGGTATAACTTTTTCTAAGTCTGATAGTATGCCAGTAGGTACTAATCTGTTGACATATGAGCAAGCCAAGAATATGATTGAATTTATAACTAAGGGTGTACTGAAATGATAATTTTGGGTAACCGCATTCATAAAGATGTTATCGACAGATACGATGATATGCTTAAAACTAAAACGAATGAAATTAAACCAACACCAGGATATGAATTAAGTCCTAGCCATCTTAGGTGGATGTTGGTAAATATTAAATATGAGGCAGATTTGTTTAAAGCCCAGCGTTGGCTTGGGTTCGTACAAGCTGGCGTAGTAATTTTAGGTTTAACAACGGTTGAAAAAGAAAGAGATTTCACCAGACCTTACTTTTCCGATAATAGTAAGTAGTTTAGGTCGGTGTAGTAAAACGTTTGTTCTGGTAGCTACTACCAATTAGTTGTTTACTAGTTTGTAACTCCAATATATAATAGTATAAAAGGAGAAAGGTTTACCCGATGATGATAACCGACCGTCGTATAAAAATTGGAATTATGGCTTTGGACCCTAAAGCTTGGCATCCTGAATATGCTACTAAGGGTTCTGTTGGAGCTGATTTGAGAGCCTGTATAGACAGTCAAATCGAAATTGGTCCCGGACAAACAAAAGTAATATCGACTGGTATTGCTATTGACCTGCCCTATAATTACGCGGCGGAAGTGCGTAGCCGTTCGGGTATGGCCGCTAAAAATAGTGTGGTAGTAGCTAATAGCCCTGGTACTATCGACTCTGACTACAAGGGCGAAATAAAAGTAATTTTGATTAACCATGGGGATAAGGATACCATAATATTCCCGCGTCAGCGTATAGCGCAGCTAGTTATTGTACCGGCTTACCGAGCGGACTTTGAAAGTATATACGAAATGACAGAATCTACCAGAGGTAAAGGTGGATTAGGTTCAACCGGTAATGAATGAAAAACGTTTAGTAAACCAAACGAAGGAAGATAAGATGAAACTGAATGAAGTTGTGGAAGTTCGTGGTGTTACAAAGAAGGGCAAGGACCGAGTAAAGCGTCACGGCAGCAAATGGAAGGTTATCCGTACTAGCGGTAACGGATTTCTTTTGAGTTCGGTGGAAACACAGTACAATAAGTGGGTTTACACAAACGTTAAAAACGATTTCGAGGTAGTCCGAAATCTCGAAAACGTGGGCTAATTATCGTCTTGAGCTAACGGTAAAGTGCCTACGTTAGGATCGTAGTTCTCCCCGCTCTACGATCCGAAACTCAAGTGGTAGTAAACTGTCCTGCTACCTTTTGGTGATAGAAATTGTCGTGGACAGTTTGGCAATAACGCCCTCCCGTACCGGCATCTAACAAACGGGATGATAGACTGACAGGAAGGAAAAGACTTCAATGTGGAGAGGGAAAGTAAAATTTCCCTCTCTGCGACCTTTGTAATTAGGCGAGTGTTGCTGAAGTCATTAGTGTAGACAAGGTGCGGCCCATTAGCGGGACAGCGATCTGGTTAGGCCAGCCGGAGCTAGATAAACACCGTCGCAACATTCACCTAATTACAAAGTATAATTCGTGGCCACGTGTCGGAATTGGTAGACGATGGGGACTTAAAATCCCTTGCCTAGTGCGTGCGGGTTCGACTCCCGCCGTGGCCACCAATTATACTTTGGTAAGCAAATGTGAAAGAGGAATCACATATGGGTGCTAGACTTTTAGAAAACGAAGATATTGATAAGTTTATTCCTGAACTCAAAAAGTTAGACGACGTAGGATACGTCGAGGAAGGTCCAGTGGATGAGCTTAGAAAAGAGATAGAGCTTCGAGTTGGTTACCCCATTGCTCGTTCTTTGTTCTTTAGATTGATTAAATATGAGATGGCAGAACGGTACATAGAAAAGGTGTTAAATTCCAAGGAAGATTCAAATGGCTAAAACAACTGGCACTGTCTCAATTGGGGACGAAGTAGATTGCGGCGGCGCTGTAGGTAAAGTAAAAGCAATTGAAGGAGCTTACGTAATAGTTAAAGGTGTTTATGACTACGGCGGTTTAGTAGAACCTTACACTTTTGAATACAAAAAGGAAGAACTAGAAGCTTGTTCTATTAATGAGTGTAACCAACGGGATGCTTCTAATTTGGAACATGGTTACGTGGTAGCTTAAACTTGAAATTAGGGTGTGTCGTCTTTAATGACATTAAATCGCTGTTGAATAATCGACTGGCTAAGTAGATTTGCGTTCTACCCCTTGTACCTTGAAAGGTAAATTATGAGAGATGCTGATTTTGACAGTTTTTTAATTGATCCTTATAAAAAAGCTACTTATGAAGATAATAAAAAACAACGCTATTCCATCGTGGAACCGGAATATGAAGAAGGTGATCCAACTTGGTCCGTATTATGTCATTATCAGGAAGAAGAAATTGAAGATGGTGAAGTTGTATTGTCCGGAGGCACTAAAACTTTAGGGTTGTTTCATTCAAAGCAAAGGGCGGTTGACTTTATAGTAAAAGATAGGAAAGCCAGGAAGATACATTTATGACTACTACTAGTGAAGTAAGAAACGTTTGCGTTAGGATATACCCCAACGGTGAAGTAAAGTATTCTGTCAGAGACGAGGAAGGTACTAAGAGTTGGCTAGAGTATAACTCTGTATACCGTTTTGGAAACACGCTTTTCATCAATAGAGTGTACCAAGAAAAAACGGGATATGTTAGACCCGGTCAAAAGAACTTTGAATTGTTCCAAGAATTTGTTAATTCCTTCGAACCGGAAGATAGTGTAGAAAGGTTCATTCGTGGTGATAATGAAGAGGGTTTTCCTTACTACCATGATGATATTCATGGGCCTTTAATTGAAGTAATCTATGAATAACGTATCTGATGAGTTTGTGAAACTCAAACGTAACCAGAGTACTAAGTAGGTGAGGCTACTATAAATAATCCTCACAAGTTAGGGCGTCTGCTATATGTGATTGGTGTAATCGGTGTTAGCTACCGAGTATAGTAGGTGAAAGCCCTTCCAATTGTTGTTGCTATTCGGTTTGGGGTCGCGACCTAAGCGTATTGCGGAGTATGAGTTCCGTCAATAACAATTGGAGAAGATTGGGTGCTTAGCTCAGCTGGTTAGAGCAACCGCCTTATTTTGGGAGTATAGCTTAGTGGTAAAGCAATCGACTTTTAATCGATTGACCCGAGTTCGATCCTCGGTGCTCCTACCAATTAATTCGAACTAGAATACTAATTCTTTTATATCGCGGGTTCGATATAAGGATTTATAATATGAAAAAATTTTTAAGGTGTAATGGTTATATTTTGTTGTATAAACCAAAACATCCTAGAGCTTTTTCAAAAGGTAAAGCAGGTAAGAACGGATTAGCAGGATATGTATATGAACATATTTACGTAGCCGAACGAAGTATGCATAGAAGACTTAGACCGGAAGAAGATGTCCATCATATGGACTTAGATAGATCAAATAATTCTTGGGATAATTTGTTAGTATTGGAAAATACTCAACATGGTAAATTACACGGATTCCTTAAATCTATTGGGTTAAAAGAAAATAATGTTGGACATAGTCAGCGTAAATATTCAAAAATACCTCGATGCTGCATATGCAAATTTCCTTTACGTAAAGGACAGGATATTACGTGTTCGATTAAATGTGATAGAATCAAAAGAAAAAATAATGCAAAAGTTAAAGTTTCCTGTAAAAAATTACATAAACAGTTATCCAAACATTCTTGGGTTAAAGTGGCTGCTTACTACGGTTTGTCAGATAACGGACTTAGAAAACACGCAAAGTCTATTGGATTAACTGTATCCGATTATAAAGGTGGTAAATTTGTAGGATACAAACAACCTGAGTTCAATTAGTAGGTCGTGGGTTCGAGTCCCACAGCACCCACCAATATTTTGGAGAACATCAATGCGTTTAACTATTTACTGTATTTTTATTACTCTTTTCGTATCATCCTGTGGTATTATTCCTAAGAACTGTTCTCAAGACGAGTACTTAACCAACAGTTTATGCAATTAGCGAGATTTTCTATGAGTGCTTATACCAAGCATAATTCAAAATTTTATTATTCTCTTGTAGATGATAAGTACTCAGTAATTGACCCCGTTACTTGGCATGTAGGTTCCATTTATGGTCCTACTATTGAAGTGCCTGAAGACTTCAATTTCGATGTATCGATACCTAAAATACTGGTTTGGTTATTCGATCCGCACGATAAACGTTATATTAAAGCTGCTTGTTTGCACGATTACATGCTAAGTGAACTTAAGTGGAATAGGTTAACAGCCGCTGCTGAATTTCATGAAGCTTTATTGGCAGATAAAGTACCTATTTGGAGGCGGTTAGTTATGTTTTTGGCTACTGCTTTGTATAGGTACAAATAATATTATCATAGGATACGATAATGTCAAATAAGCTTATTAAAACTGTTACTGAGGTGAGCGCTCTACCTATTGAAAATGCTCCGAAAGACGGTACACTAATTAAGCTACTAGTTGATTATTCAGGTAAAGAATCCCGTTATCCGTTAGATGATTTGAAAGTGGCGTGGACTATTGGTTTTAACAATCTTGACAATACAGAAATAGACGAGTGGGAAATGGTAGGATGGAATTGGTCACAAGACCATTTTACTAACGGTAAAGGTAAGGTAATAGGTTGGCTTCCGTTCTTTTAACGTAACATATAGTATGTTGGGCTTGTAGCTCAATTGGTTAGATATAGTTACGGGGGAGTAGCTCAATGGTTAGAGCCAGTTGCTCATAACAACTTGGTTGCAGGTTCGAGTCCTGTCTCCCCTACCAACTGTTAGGTGTATAATGAAAGTATCTTGTACTACAAAAGAAACTAGGAAGCGAGATAAATTTTTGTTACCTTATTTAAGGAAACTATTTATTATAGACCAAGGTAAAGGTTTGGTACGTAGTAAATATTCGGGTAAACTAGTAGGTAAACCTCGTAATAAAAACTCTTATGGAGGTATAGGATTAAAAATAAATGGTAAATGCTATTTTATTAATACCCATAGGGTTATTTGGTTAGTATCAAAAGGTCTTGTACCCGTAGGTTACGTTATAAACCATAAAAACGGAGTCAAAAGTATATCTAAAATATCTAATTTAGAATGCATTTCAGCCGGAAATAATCAAAAACACGCTTACAGAAATAAATTGAGAAATATTTCTAATAATCCAGGTTCTAATAACGGCAATGCTCTTTTTACCAATAAACAGGTTAGTAAAATTCGTAAATTGTTTATTGGTAAAAAGAAAAGTAGAAATAACTTTTACAAAGTAGCTAAATTTTATGGTGTTTCTACCAATACAATACGTTCTATGGTAAACAATCAAACGTATAAAACATAAGATTGGTTGGGGGTTCGAGTCCCTCCAGGCCCACCATACTATATGCTATTCAAATTCCGCAATGGTGCGGATAGGCGGTTGCGGCCGTCGCTTTCGACTATAGGAGATAAGTATGTCGGAATCTGAAGAAGTAAGCATGTCTGTTGAGTACCGCATTAAGGAAGTCAAACGTTATATTGTTACTAGATGCTATAATATAACGGGTCCAGGTCAATCATCAGGAGGCGTCGAAGAACGCGGTGAATTTCAAAATGCGGATATAGCCTGGGAAGTAGGTTACGCTTTGTGTAAAGCCGAGCATGAACGACTCGGATATCCGGTAGATGATGAGCGAATCCAGTACCCTCGTCATCCTAGCAGTAGTATCGCTTCACCCAATGTTAGTTAAGTAACTTAGAACCTGGCGGGCTAATAATAAAATTAGCCCGCCAACTTATTTGAACGAAAATGGAGATAAGCATGACTCAGAAGATTTTTATTGCTAAAAGCGACGTTAGTATTGATATTAAGGAAGGCCAGTTGTTCTATTATGAAAAAGGCGGTACGGTTGAACTAATTCCCTCTAACTTTGAACTAGTTCCAGAAGAACTACAACCAATAAACGCTGATTCTTTAGAGGAAAATGATTTTTTCCTTGACATAGAAAATGATTTGCGTATTGTGGGAGGGGTTACCTCTAAGTACGTAGTAACCTTGCCGGTTGAAATTGAGTATACAACTGAAACTATTAGTGAAAAACCTCAACTTAAAGGCGGTCCTGATGTAAGTTTAATAGACGATGATTACGACGATGACGACATTGAAGAAGATGATAAACCAATATTTGACACTAGTATGGTGCAGGTAATACGTAAAATTAGGGAGGACATCAAGTCTAAAGTAGTTAAAATGACTTATGAACAAGCTTTAAACTACGTTAAAGAAATAAGTGGTGAGACTTTTAATAAAAAATATGATGACGATGACGAAGGTAACGATGATTTCCGTAATCGTTACCTTCGTCGTGGCCATAGTAATATCCTTCCTTACCTTAACAAACACGGGCAAAGATGCGTAGTAACTTACCATTTAAAAATTGATGATAAACCGGAAGTAATTAATAAAGAAAATTCCGTAATGTTTAAAAATGATGAGTTTTATAATAAGTTCAAACGCACGTCGCCAATAAAAAATAAAAGGAAAATAGGTAGGAGTAAACGTGGTGTAGTAATACACAAATAGTACGCTGATCCGGGATGGGGATATTCCGTTGATCGCTACTATATCACAAAATGTTGACCGTGTTTTGTGATTAGCTTGACTAAATACCAGTTAGTAAACAAGCACGTCCATATTTGAACCTCGCGAATTATGGACAACGGTTTAATTTGAATGGAGATACATATGACTAAAGTAGTTATTCCCTTGACAGGTGGAATGGACTCTTCCTACATGGTGTACAAAGCCCTTAATATGGGCTTAGACGTTTACCCTCTTATCTTTGACGATAGTTATGGTGGTTACTCCATGAGAGATAAGACTATCAAACCAGCTATTAGGGTACTACAACAAGCAGGACTTGCCCACAAAGTTCACATCATACCCTTCTTTCCCACCAATGTACATAAACTATCTGATGAGCACTACGGTTACACTCCGGGTAGGAATATGCTAATAGCTATGTCTAGTGTTGCTTATGCGGAGTTTGTTGGTGCTGATGAAGTATGGCTGGGTTTCAACGCTTCACAAGAAGGTTTTTACCCTGATCAAAATCAAAAAATGTTTGATGACATTTCTAATCTGTATGAAAGCGTTTACAATTTCAAGGTCACCATTGTTCTTCCTCTTTTAGAAATGACTAGAAAGGAAGTAGTAATTTGGGGTACTCAGCTAGGAGTACCTTTTGAAGAGACTGTTAGCTGTGTTAATACACCAATATCTGTAAATTGTGGTAAGTGTAACAGGTGTAAAGAACGAAAAGAAGCTTTTAAGTCAGCTGGTATACCGGATAAAACCATCTACTATGGGGATTAGCATGAATGACTATAGAATGATAATTATCCATACAATAAACATTGTAGCAATTTCCGTTATAATTGTATTAATGTCTGCATTTGGCCATACTATCCCATATATCTACAATGTTCTATTGTATGATGGTTTAAGTAAAACGTCGGCTATTGGCATTTTAACATCTTTTACGCTAATTGTATTAGTAGTGTTAGTAGCAGCAATATTCAAAATACAATCACTAACTAAAATGTTGAAGGAATAGTTACAATGTTAAAAATAGTAGCCAAATTAATACTTTTTTTATCTTCATTATTTTGCTTTTACTAGTTCTATCTTTAACCGGAATGTATAACAGGGTAGAAGCGCACGAGGCTCCTACCGGATGGACTTATCCCACGTCTTGTTGCAGCAATAAAGATTGTAGGGAAGTTCCCCACACAGAAATAATCGAAACCCCAAATGGATATCTTATTTCTACTACGAATGAACTAATACCTTATGACGATAAACGTATACGGGAAAGCCCGGACGGTTTACACCATAGATGCGCGAGAAGTAACAATTTTACTCCTGACGGTGAAACTCTTTGTATATTTGTACCACCGAGCTTATTTTAGTTCATTCAATGGTTGAAAAGGCGGGTAACTCTTTTTGGAGCTGTCCCGCCTTTTCAACGTCTATACTAGTATATTTTTTTAAGACGCACGTAAGCCTTTGTTGCGTTATGTAGTTTCTTTTTCTTAATCTTTTTCTTAGGTACCCATTCGTACTTAGAACTTTCTTCATTAATCTTAACTTTGGGAAATTCGTCAACCACTACTTTGTAATAGGCCATCGCTCTATTACGTAAAGTAATCGAGGTCATAAACTTCATTTGCTTAGGTTTAATACCTTTTAAACCAGCTTCTTCTTTGGACTCACGAAGAACTGCTTCGATAGGAGATTCACCGGGATCAATATTTCCTCCTGGAAAGTTCCAAAGTCCAGGATTATTGGCTTTTGGTCCTCTCTTTAGCATTAGTATTTTGTCTTGACATTCTAATATCAGCCAAGACGACTTCTTGAAATTTTTAGCCATAATTATATTCCTGGGTTAAAGGTAGATAGATACCGTTGTATACTATATAATTAGGTTGAACACATGTAAAGGTGACATTACCGTAAAATAGTGTATAATATGTTTCGAAGGATTAGCGTCAAATAACTTTTGAAACAACCAAATTAGGTAAATAGGATACAAGATATGAATAACACAGACGAAATTTACCATGATCTATTGAAAAAAGTTTTGAAGATGCCTGCTAGAGATGACAGAACAGGTACTGGTACACATAGTTTGTTTGGTGCTCAGCTACGATTCAGGAACACATACGAATACTTTCCTTTGGTTTCTACCAAGAAAGTGTTCTTTAAGGGTGTTGTGCATGAGTTGTTGTGGATGCTATCAGGTGATACTAACATCAAACCTTTAGTAGATGCTGGAGTTAACATTTGGAATGATTGGCCTTTAAAGAATTATAATGACGTTATTAATACCTTTAATTTTGATGGTATTGATCGTCAGCTTACTATGGAACAGTATATCAATAAAATTAAGACGGACGATGCATTTGCTTCCAAGTGGGGTGACTGCGGTCCTATTTACGGGTACCAGTGGAGGAAATGGCCGATATTCAATGAAATGTCTGAAGAGTACGGTGGTAATAACTCTATTGACCAGATTCAATTAGCTGTGGACACCTTGAAAAATAACCCGAATAGCAGGCGTATTATTGTAAATACTTGGAACGTGGCTGACATAGAAGATATGCAAATTTCAGGACTACCTCCGTGCCATATGATGTTCCAGTTCTATACAAGAGAAGTAGAAGAAAATAGAATGTTGGACTGCCAAGTTTATATTCGTTCTAATGATCTATTTCTTGGGGCTCCATTTAACATTGCTCAATATGCTCTACTAATGCATATTATAGCTAAGAACGTAGGTATGATTCCTGGAGACCTTGTGTATACTATTGGGGATGCTCATATTTACACTAATCACGTAGAAGCAGTTAAGCAACAACTAGATCGTGAAATGAGTCACGAACCTATTACAGTTCGCATCGCTGCTACGGAAGGAACTCCGTTTACTGATATCAAGCCAGAGCATATTGTTCTTGAGGGCTATAACCCACAAGCCGCAATCAAGGCTAAAGTCGCAGTGTAATAAGGAACCTAATTACAATGGATATCTCAAAAAGAAACTTTTTAAAGATAGCTGCGGGTACTGTTGCTGTAGCAGGTCTAGGATGGAAATACCCTCCAGCAATTATTACTAACTCTGATAGTGCTCTTAGCAAGGTTAATTCGAATTTAATCATTAACCGAATTAAACGCGATATAGTACAAATTCATTTAGAAACTTACGATCATGAAGAAGGTTTTACTAATGATCACAATTTTAGAAGACTAAATGCGTCATTAGCAACTAAAATTTTAGATAAATACCAAAAGGATAATCTGATTTATGATTTCCAAGTAATATGCAATGACGTAAATAACCCGCCTCTAGTTGTAGCTGATAATGATTTTTGTTTATCAGCTTTCGTTATTGTAAAAAACTCAACTAAAATAAATAAGATACAAATAGGTTATTCTGATTACTCAGTTACTTTGTAAAAGGACTACTGATATGCCAGCCGCTGTAAAGAAATTAGCACGTAGAATATGGTACGATTGTAGGGGCAGTATACTTCTTAGCCTCACTTTAACACTACCAGCAGGCTCGTTTTTAGCATTCAACGGTGTAGACTGGAGTATTATACTAAAAATGATGTTGGTGTTATCAGTTTCTTCTTGGGCCATACTGTACTGGCTAATAGGAATCAAATAGGTGTACTATGTCCAAAGTTCTTTGTATGTTGGTCATAGCCGGGTACACTAGTACCTGTGAGTTACCACGTTATGATCATTACGATGCTAAATTAGAGAATTACGTATTACAGCCATATGATTCTTCATATTCTTCCTTGGGCTATTTTTCTGGCTTACTACAAGTAAAACCGGGTAGCAAAATACCGGATAATCTTAATTTAGCAGCTATACCTGTACCCATTGAAAAACCTAAATATACCCCACCTAAACCTAGGAAATCAGCATCAAAAAATAAAAGTAAGCCTAAGAAAAAACCCAATAAAACAATTAGTAAGGAAGCAAGTGATAATCTAGTATTGTCTTTCGTGCAGCCAGCCAGAGAAGGCTTATCCGCCTTACTGAGAGGTAATGACGGAGATAATGAAACTACTAAAAATCCTGTCAAGAAACCTAAGAAAAAGAGTAGTAACTCTGAAAACTATAGAGGTAAAGTAAGACTAATAAAATCAGATGGTAATGAAATAGTTGATTGCTTCCGTAAGCATAAGCAGCTTTGGAATGCTCTAAAACTAATAGATCGTAAGTACGGCCCTATTATAGTTGAGAGCGGTTATAGAAGTCGTGCTTACAACGATAATTTGAGAAGAAAAGGACGAGGGGCTGCTAAAAATTCACTGCATATTCAGTGCAGGGCTGCTGATATACGAGCTAAAAGAGCATCCGTAACCCAACTAGCTAGGTACGCCAAACAATTACAAAGAGAAGGAAAAATTGGAGGTGTTGGGATATACAGAAGTTGGGTACACATAGATAATGGACGAACTAGATCATGGTAGGTTACTACGACGAATTAATTCATTAATATAATCTATTTATTAGAGGAATTAATCATGCCTAACTTAGAAACAGCCGCGAAACAACTTTTGAATAATCGTAATTTAGCTGTTCAATATTGGTTAAATGCGCATCAAAAAGGTAAAATTAAAAAATACAATAAATTCGGGGTTTTTAAAGCTGATATAGTAGAAAAGGAAGTAAGAGTAAAAACCATTATAAATGGAAAGATAGAAACTGAAAATACTGCTAAACCCGGTGATTACATTTTAACTGGTTCAAAAAATGAAAAATACGTGCTAACCGCGGATAAGTTAAAAGATAGGTACGTACCAATACCAGGAGAAGACGGTAAGTACAAGGCAGTAGGAACTTGCTATGGTGTAAAATATTTAGGCAATTCTTTTACTTTTAAAGCACCTTGGGGAGAAACTATGGTATGTAAAAATGGAGATATGATAGTATCTACTCATCATAACCCCAATTTAGCTAAAAAGGATATTTATAGAATTGAAGCAAACGCGTTTAAAGCGACATACAAGTAATATTATAGTAATAAGTAATTAAGAGTGTTAAAATGGATTACTACATAAGATATTGGTTACGCAATTCCTCTGAACCTATGTGCTTTACTAAACACAGCGGTAGTATGCCTGTTCCACATTTGGGTACTTCCATATTTTTATTAGGGGAGGTATATAAAATAACTGATGTTATAATGGGTTGTTCAAAATATAATGAAATAGACGTTATTGTTGAGCAACATAAAGGTATGCGTAGGATATCTCTACTTGATATGGTTAATAAAATTAGGAAGTATAATAATGGCCAAAATTAAAGAAATTTCCTTAACTTTGAAGCGTACTATTTCAGACGGAGATTATGGTAGTATTGGATTTAGTGTAGGTGAAGTAGTATCCTTAGAGGAAGACGACGATATGGATAGAGAGTATAAAAAGTTGAGTAAACGACTTGAAAATAAAGGTACTAAACTGTTTAATAAGCTCAAAAGTGCTGTTTAATACTCAATTGAATACTGCACTATTTCATCCCTATTGACGGATGCTGATAAGTATATTTCACTTCCAGAAGGTACCATATCTGAAGTAAACTTATTATTAATAAGTATTGATTTCCAAGGTCTTACCCCATGCTTATAATGTATGGTAGTAGGAACATCATTACGCAGTAATTCTAATTTGAAAGAAGAAATAATAGTGATAGATGGTGATTCTACAATAGTCCGGTAATGCTGACTACCAGTTAGTTCTCCACAACTTTTCATCCTATAACCCTCCGATGAAAACATTTGGAGAGCCTGAAGCTCGCGGATCGCCAGATTCATCTGCATCACCCTTTCTATTAACCGGTTTACCCTCTATGGAAACCGTTGAAGACCCATTAGCTGTACGTATTCCAGGTCCAATAATAGTACTGCCGTCTACGCTGGCAAGTTTTTCATTTATGAAAACTGAGCTTTGTGGAATAGAAGATATAACACCACCAGCTTCATTTGCATCACCTAATCTATGAGCATCTTTCATTTATTTATCTTTCAGTTTACTTTCTACCCATTTTTTACCCGGATCGCCACCCCATAGTAACCAAGCTATATATCCAGCACTTGGATTTTCTTTGTTATCCCAATTTTTACCTTTCTTGTCTACTTCATGACGTGCGAAATAACTCTTCATACGCTTCATAGTAGATAATGATAGGTTCTTTTGGTTACTTAAATCTCGCGCCCTAGCGACACCTACCTGGGTACCTCCACGTTTAAACTTTTTACGTAGCTCTAGTCCTTTTTTGGCAGCGTTAGCGACTGCTTTTGGAGGACTAAAAGATTCAGAAGCTGTTTCAACCATATTAGCTATTATGTCATTCAGGGGTTTGGACACGTTTCACCTCTACTATATCAGCACCAATAATTACGAAACTGCCAGTACCCTTAATACGGTACTCTTCACAGTTGTAACCAGTAATGTTTTGTATTCCTACAGAAAGATCTTCAAGTTTAATCCAGTCAAGACCATGACCCATATGACCTTCAAGGTCTAATACTCCATCGGCTAGTACCTGTATAGTGACGTCTTTTAAAAATCCTTCCGGACCTGCATTGTACGCACCTATTCGATTGACTTTGAAGTTAAATTCTTCATCGTCAAGAGTTCGATAATAATTACTTGTACCCATTTTATTTTCCTTCTGCGCTGCTAGTATTGGCTATACGTATACGTTTGGTAGCTAGATCATAACAACTAACTATTCGATTATTAGCTTCGAATAAGGCTATATCAGCTTTCTTACCGAGAACAGCCACGCTGTCACTGTCTTTATAACCAGGATCTACTTTATTACCACATACCCGTGGTAACGGTTTTATACGTAGATTTTCCCTAACTTGATCTTGCTGTGATATAGCATCTGTTATTTGTTGCGAAGCTGATTTGGCTACTTCAGATTGAGCTACTTTTTGCTCATCTGTTAAGCAACCCGTTAAAATAATCAGGGGGAGCAGGAGAACCAATTTGGTCAGGGTTGCTCTGTAGTTCATTTAACTGACTCCGTGCTTTAGATAATTCTTCTTTGCTGCTTTCAAGTTGTTGCTCAAATTCTTCCAAAGCTTCTTGGTTTTTCCTAATTATTTCTTCTTTTTCAGCTAGTAACTTAGCTCTATTGTCAAGCAACTTTTGCTTATTATCAATGATAGTCTGTTGCGCTTCTATTTTAGCCCCAGCTACTAATTCCGCTATAGCATCTGCCACTAAACTTTTGTTATACGCGTATCCTACTATTAAAGCTATGATAATTATACCAACTGGTATTTTTAAAGGCGTTTTAGCAACTTCCCAAAGAACTTTTAAAATACCCTTGAGGGCGTTATAAACGCCCCCAAAGATTGTATTAGCAGCTAGTCCGGATAGTAAGCCCATGGCTAAATCCTCATTTGTTAAATATTACACTAGCAACTTCTTCTAGGTAAGACTCACTATCTGCCTTATCCTTTTTGAGTTTATCAACACCACGCTTAACGCGAATACGATCACGTATAGCCATAAATGATAATACTATGGTAACTATTACTAACAGTATCATGCCAGCCTGTACAATAGGATCTGCATTTACGAACCAATCCCAAGCACCGTTAAGGACGGCAGTAACCATGGTACCGCCACTAAATACATAAGACAGCACAGTCTTAGACTCGAACAGTGGCTTATCCTTGCTTTCCAGTTCTTCTGGAATATCAGCAGGTACTTCAACTACTTCATTAGTTTCTTCTTCGTAGCTGCTAATTAACTCTGCAGGAGCCATTTCTATTGGCTGCTCAAGTAATTCCAGCACGTTATCTATAGCTTCGCGAGTGTTTTTACCTATTACACCATCCACGTTAAGACCCGCGTACTTTTGGAAAGCTTTCGCAGCCTTCGTAGTTTTAGTACCATTCCACCCGTCTACTTTACCAACGTGGAATGCTTTACGCCCCTTAAGTTCAGAAATACGATTAAGCTTACCTTGGTACTCCATTAACAGTTTGTTAGGCTTACTAGGAGCTTTCTTAGTCTTTGCAGGTCCTTCATCAGTTATAAGTATCTTACGTGCTCGGTTAATAGCAGTAGTACGTTGCTTTAACCCGTTGTAACCGCCGTTGATAGCTTTAGTAGAAGCACGTATTTGGCCTTTACCTGCATAGAGATAAACTTTGTTCTCTAACCAGTACCATACCGCGCTGTAAATAGCCCAAGGCATCCTACGTACTTCTTCCGGGTAACGAACAAAGTCCGGCGCATTTTTACCAAAAGATTGTTTATGAATCCACTTATTAAATTCATTATAGTTATACGCACCTGTCAATTGTTTTATACCGCCGCCACGGTAGTTCCAACCATCGTCCGTTCCTGAACGATTACCCATTCGTCCGTTATAGACGTAGTTAGCAAGAGCGCGAGGATTTTTAGCGTACTTTTTAGCTACGCTGTAGTTAGGAAATCTATTAGGCCATACTTGCCTAAGACGCTTAGCTGAGTAATAAAGATTTTCTTCCAGACGGGTGAAGTACGTGCTTTCTACGGCGCAATGTCCTAAGAAAAATGCCATCCTTGACGGAGTGTCAACTTTGAATTCTTCTAAGTTGTCATTTAGGATGTTAACTATAGACATCGCCATAGTCATATTAGCACGTCCATAACTAATATCTTTTACCTGTGAAGTAGTGAGGTAATTCATATCATTCTCCTTTAGTTACTGTACTATAATTAATGTGTACAACTATGGTAGTTTCCAATTAGTATTATCTTACGGCCATAACGAATGGGTAAGATAATTAGATGGTTTAGGATCCATCTCATTAAGTAAAAACGATGCTTGCCAAATTGGTTGACGAAAGGTAGTAGCAGCAGAAAGAATTTGTTGCCATTCCATAGCTGTAATTTGTACTGGTCCTGTATCTGTAAATATATTGATACTTTTTTCTGTATTACCTAAAGCAATTGCTGCATTAGAAGCATCAGTAACTTCTTCCCACCCTTTACGATCTTCCGGTGTGGTACCGATACGATGAATACCTCTACTATCTCCGAAGTCGTAATCAAACCCTAGCGCTAAACGTCTTTCCCTTTCAGTAATAATCATTTGCTCAGTAACTACAATGTCAACTTCATCACTATTTTCAATGTTGTACATATATTGTAGTTGGGTGTAATGGTTTCCTTGTGACGCCTCCAAATGAGGTTCCATAAAATCTTGGATTGCGGTCAAAATAGTAGCATCGTCAGTTTCGTCAGAAATCTGGTGATTAGATATATCAATCTGGAATCCGTGAGGCGTTTCTACACCAACAAAATCAGAATGGGAAATCATCACCTGCCCCTGTACAATAGTGACGTATCCATTACTTTTCCACTTTCTATGAATATTCCAATTTTTGTTAAATGTCATTCTATGGCTCCTTGAATTGTACCACTGTTATTTACTGTAACAGTTTCAATTAAATAAATAGCTCTACCAGCGGCGCCACCCGATGATCCTGATACGCCCGCGACACCAGATGTGTAATTACCAGCATTACCTGTAGCCCCTGTAGATCCTGGTGATCCAGCTACACCCCAAGTACCACCAGCTCCACCAGTTCCACCAGTTCCACCTGTGCCAGCATTGGTTCCACCTGCTGAACCAGCTGAACCAGCCGAACCACTGGTGACAGATTGGCCATACCCTTGGCCGCGCCCGCCATTGCCACCGGCGCCACCAGCACCGCCACTTGTGTAAGCAGTGGCAGGGTAAGACCTGCGTATGTAATTGTAATAAATAGCTTGGGATCCAGGAGCCGGAGAACCTCTATAGTAAGTGTAGCCGCCAACAGTGACCACACCTGACGCGGCTGCTGCACCGGAAGAAATAGCACTATTGGCAAACACCACCGGGTAATTAATACCAGACCCTCCATAATAATAAAGCGGATGATTGTTAAGTTCGATAAACCAACTAGAGTAAACAGGGTAAGAGTAAGACCCTTGCCCGCCAGTACCGCCAGCGCCACCAGCCCCGCCGCCGCCACCGCCCGCGCGAATTGAACCCGTATTGTTGATAGTAACTCCTGTTTGCTCTACTAATATAGCGTTACCACCCGCGCCTCCATTGGATGGTCCATATCCACCTTGAACTTCACCCTGCACGTTTATTGTCAGGGTTCCTCCACGACCAGTACCTGTACGTAGAGCATTGTATGATGCAGCATCAGTAGAACCCACTATCACACCAACAGGAATAGTTACAATCTTATCTTTGTCACTAGACCAATCACTTGGATCGAATAAGTTCGATAAATCAAGATTAGTAGTCGTTTCTGATACTGTATACTCAATAGCCGCTTTAAATATCTCTACCCAAGAACCTTCTACTTTTTGGTGTATACTTTTAGATGGTACCCAAGTACCTCCGTCTTTAACGAATATATCTTTAGGTTCATGCCAGGAACCACCTGACTTAAAGTAAGTAACCATTATATTTTAACCCATATGTCCCCATTTTCCCCGCCTGAAGGATCAGATGAGGATATGGTCATATTACTTGAAGCTAAAGAACCTAATGAAGATGCGTCTGCCTTGTAATCAACCGTTTTAGTATATTGAACGGATAAGCCAGATAAATCATCTATAGCCGATATTAAGAACCCCTTAGATATATCTTCTGATGTAACATAATGCTGGTTAACTTCTTTAATACTTACCCTTGCATATGTACCAATGTTATTATTACCAATTACCCAACCCGCTCTACTTGAGCCATCATTAACCCATCTTACTACGCAAGGTTCTTCTCCAGAAATCATTTGAGCGTAGTACCCAGAGCTATACCAAGAATTTCCAATATTATACCCAGCGAGATAGAGCGTAACTGGTGTACTACTAGTGAAGGTGTAAATTTCCACTACAATTGATACCATACCGGCATTACTAGCTGACGTAGGCATCATAATTTTAATGTAATTTGCTGACAAGTTACTATGTTCGTAGAAACCGCCGCCAGGATTTAAGTGGCGGTTAACGGTGGTTTCTAAATTTATGTCATTTAATACAAAACTCTTGAATTTTTCAAGAGTTTGCCTACTAATAAATCCGTCTGAACTATCCTCTATAAATACATGGGACGGCTTATCAGTAACTTCAAGTGCACTAGTGTAAAACTTAGTGCCGTATATATTACCATTACCATCTCTGGCTACCAACGTATTAGGTACAGACGACGTAGAGGTACTAAAACCGTCAACAGTATCCGCATCTAATCCTGAACCCGCTCCATCAACAGTTAACAGTTTGGCAAGTACGTCTGCTGCTGTGTACGAACTAGCTGCTAAGAAATAAGATTTAGCTTCACCACCCAATGTGTCAGCCGCTTTACCCCACGCTTGAGCAGCGGCTTTTAAAGCAGTTGCCGGCCAAGCTTTAGCGGTTGTACCATCTCCAGCTGTAGCTTCAGTGTTATCTCCTGAAGCTATGTTATTAGCGTTATTATCAATGGCGTCTAGCTTACTTTTATCCGCTGAAGACATAAAACCAGCAGATTCAGTAGTAGCTCCAGAATGTAAAGTACCTCCACCTCTAGTACCATGTGAAGTATCACTGAACCTAGCTGAAGGAATTGACCCTGTATTCAAATTACTAGCATTTAAAAAATGGGTAGCTTCTAAACCGTCTAAGGTATCTGCATCTAGACCTGAGCCGTCACCGTCAACAGACTTCACCACAGTTAGTAGTTCCGCCGCTGATAAATTTATTTCTCCTGGTAAACCTCTAAGATTTCCTGTTGTAACAGTATATACGCTACCATCCTCCGTGGTAAAGGTTATATCGTATGCGTAGTTATCCTCAGAGTTAACTGCTATTTCCACGTTTGAAATAGGCGCTGCAGAACTAGCGGTTTTAACCCAATATGATATATTTGTTGGTAGTGTACCAACTGGAGGACTAGATCCCAACTTAACTCTATACGTACTTCCAAGGTAAAATACTTCATCAAGCTGGTTATACTGAATTGCCTCGTCAAAAGAACCTTTATGATCAGGTATTATTTTACCTAAATTTTGAGCAGATGGCATGATTTTTCCTACTATCTAGTAATTATAGGTTCTGAGTATTAAATTTGTTCCCAGTTTTCAATGTCTTCTTTCCATATGTACGTATTACCATCATTTGGGTAATCAATAGGAGGTATCCAATCATGATTTTCATTTAATACCCAACTATTAAAAGGCTTGGGTGCTATAAAAATATCATTAACAGGATCGTAAGTAAATCCTATTCCTGGAAATTGTTTTCTTATGCTATTGTTATAACTACATTGTATCCAGGTACCACCTAATTTTAAATCCTTACTTAAATAATCATTACCTCTTTGTTCTTCGTAATCAGGAATTACTAAAACTTGTGTTACTATGCTATTTTCATTGATTTGAGCAAAATGTGCCATTATATTGCGTACCTCACAACTACTAGTCCAGAACCACCGGACGCACCGTATACTATCGGGTCAGAAGCACTTCCGTATCCATTACCTCCTACGGCGGCACCACCACCACCGCCGCCTGTGTTAGCTGCTCCGGCAATAGGATTAAGAAACACTGAACCGTTAACTTGCGCACGGCCACCATATCCCCCACCTCCGGTACCACCTAAAGCGTAGTCATAACCTGTAGCAGAAACTCCGAATTGAACACCGCCACCGCCGCCACCGCCGTAGTAAACACCATTGTACCAAGCTATACCGGGACCACCAGCGCCACCTCTACCGGCGGCACTAGTACTAGGAGCTGGAGCTACACCTCCAGCACCACCGCCACCACCGGATGCGAACATGAGTGCGGTGTTACCACTATCGTAGCCGTTATTACCAGCGTTACCTTGTCCCGGTACGCCACCTGCCGCAGAAGAATTGTTACTATGGTGGCCACCACCACCTGAACCGCCTGAAGCACCATTATAATGGACACCGGCGGACATAAGGCCACCGTAACCACCACCATAGGCCGTGTAACCAAATGCTACGCTATTAGTACCATTCACGTTTAACGAACCACCTGCGCCAACAATCATGTTGTAACCACCGACGCCAATAGCTCCGCCGTTAACAGTTACTACACCACCAGCACCACCACCCGCGCTAGTACGGTCAACACCGTAACCGCCGGGACCGCCGCCACCAACAACTATAAAGTCAACGGATAGAGATTTATTAGCAGTAAATACAGCCGTAGCGGTGAATACGTGGTATCTGTATCCACCTGATATATAGGTTGCTCCTCCAGTAGCTGCTTGAGCCACCGCGCCTGTAGACGCGCTAGTAGCAGCTGCTGATCCAGAAACATTTGTAGCGGTAACAGCTACAGAAATAGCATAACCGATATCAGCAGCAACCAACGTATAAGTTGAACCGGTAGCTCCGGATATATTAGAGCCGCCACGCTTCCATTGATAAGAGTAACTAGCGGGATTATTAATCCATGTTCCAACAGCAGCTGAAAGAGTCGATGTCTCAACTAATTCGCCAGAAATTGTTGGTACTGACGTATTAACAGGAACCCCTGGGTATACATCAACCCAAGACCCGCCAATTTTTACAAATGCTTGAGTAACAGATTTCCAAGTTCCAGCGTCTTTAACTAGTATATCTGTAGGTTCTTGGAAAGATCCTCCGGATTTAATGTAAGCTACCATTATACTTTAAACCATATATCACCGTTGTTTCCACCGGAAGGACTACTAGAGGAAACTGTTACATTACTCGTGGCTAAATTGCCCAAAGCTAAAGCAGAAGTATTTCCAGAACCGTCCACTTTTACTACTCCATTTAATAAATTAGGTAGTTTCAAACCCCCCGGTATGGTTACATTACCAGATATATCTGTAGATATTATTCTTTGCCAAGCAGTCCACGTACTACTATTTTTTGTTCTCATGTATATGGTGTATATATCTGATCCCCCGGCCGCATAAGGAATTGCAAGTTGAGTTAAATTGCCAGAGTTAGCATATACGAAATTAAAGGGATGAAAATAATCCGCTGTACTTGTGGGGCCATTAGTATCATTACCGTGTAATAGGATTAAACCACTACCTCCATCAATGTAATCATTCCAATCGGAAGTTCCAGCGTTAGTAGTAACTGATCCAAAACCTCCTAGTAATCTTGCAGTACCATCTAGAGTTATATTACCAGTAACAGTACCACCAGAGTTTGGCAAACCTCCAAGTTGAGCTAACGAAGGCGTAGCAGCTAAAACAGTTTCCGTTTTAGCCACAGTTCCAATGCTAGTTCCGTAACCTACTTCCCACCCACTGGATAAGTCTAGTGTCTCCCCGGCAATATAATGGGTTATAACCTCAGTAACTACTACTCTGGTATAGGCCCAGCCTGTATTCGTTTCACCGAGCGCTAAACCCAATCTACTATCGCCAAATGTTACCCACCTAATAGAAAAATTGTTATTGCCCGTTTCCATTTGGCTATAACAGTATATAGGCTGCCATGCATTTGATAAACAATATCCGGTAGCCTTTATTCTGTTAGTAACAGTTCCTGTATCAAAGTTATAAATGTCAATAACTAATGTTATCATCATGTTAACGGAATTAGCAGAAACAGGTAGTTTAACCCAAGCGTAGTTTGCACCTATGCTACCAATGTAAGCTTGACCGCCTTTGGGAAAGGCATAACTTCTAACTCCACCTCCAACCGTAGCGTCAACTTCGGCTTTACTATAAACACTTAAAGAATTTCTAAATCCGGCGGCATCATTTTTTCGTATTTCATTTCCACTTGAGGAAAAGAATACGGAGTCAGTATTAGTGCTTACTACCGCGTGGGATAAAGATAATCCTTCACCGATATAGTTTCTAGCAGTTAAATCTCCACTTGAATCTCTTACGGCTATTGTACTTACAGTGGCACTTTCTGAGGTGTTCAAACCATCTAAAGTATCAGCGTCTATACCAGAACCAGCTCCGTCCACGGTTAACAGTTTAGCTAAAACATCCGCTGCAGTATACGATGAAGAAAGTAAGAATGCAGATGATGAGTAACCATCTAAAGTATCAGCGTCTAATCCCGAACCTACCCCATCAACAGTTAGCAGTTTAGTAAGAATATCATTACCGCTAAAGGATGTAAAAGCATTTGATATTTGGGTACCAACTTCTGCTTTAGTATACACATCAAGCGAATTTAGAGTCCCTGCAGCATTATTCTTATATACTATATCGCCGTCACTAGTGTAAAAAACTGTGTCACTATCTCTTTGAGTAACTTCTGCACTAGTGGATAAATTTTCTGTTAAAATACGTCTAACAACAGCGTCACCATCTGACGTACGTTGTACTATGGAACTTTCTGTAGCAGTTGCGCTAGAAGGACGCCCCCTTAATAAGTCTGCGTCTAGTCCTGAACCCACCCCGTCAACTGCTTGTAGTAGTGTTATAAGTTCAGAACCTTCTGGTATTTCTCCCGGTAAACCCCTCAAATTGCCGGTTGTAACAGTAAAAGTACTACCATCCGCCACAGTAAAAGTTATGTCGTACGCATAATTATCTTCGTTATTAACTTCAATTTCTACATTTGAAATAGGAGCCGCCGCGCTTGAAGTTTTAACCCAATACGCCATGTTAGTAGGTATGGTTCCTACGGGTGGTACTACTCCCACTTTCACCCTATACGTGCTTCCTAGGTAAAATACTTCATCTAATTGACCATATTGGGTTGCTTCGTTATAAGCGCCTAAATGATTAGGAGAAATACGACCAAGGTTTAAAACACTTGACATTTAATACTTCCTATCTAGTAGTTCAGATATCGCTGTCGTCTCTAACCATAACCCAGTCAGTAGCATCGTCACCCCTAGCGTAAGCTATACCGGCCCCGCCTGTAGCATCCGTGCATAATGCCATAGAACCTTTGTAATCTACTGCTGAAATAGCTAGTAATTCTGCTCTAGTTTTACTGGGCATCTGGTGTAAACCAGCGCTATTCAAGTTTATAGGTATCCAATAAGTATCGTCTGTTGGCGATGTTCCAATTGGAGGATCAGTATTGTATTTTACTCTATATGTAGATCCTGCGTAGAACACTTCATCCAGTGGTTCATACTTAGCAGCTGCGTTATACGGACCTTTATGTGTAACAACTACTTTACCCATGTTTAATTCAACGGGCGTGCCGTTGTACGCACCATATTCAATAACTAAGTCACCATTAACATTGATTTCGCCAGTAACAGGTCTAGTTAAAGTAGTATCGTCCTGTTCAATTATTAGCTCACCATTAGAATTAAGCCTGAACATAACTATTGGAGGGCTTCCAGGTGGTCCTTTTGGACCTTTTAAGTTAACAGCCGTACTACTAGATGCGTTTAACCCTGAAGGCGTTAGAAATACATCTACAGGTGGCTTAGTACCAGTACCACCTGTCCAATCAACTACTTTCATGAGTACTCGTTCGCCGACTTCAACAAGAGCTAAATCAGCTACCCACCCATTAGAGCCGGGTGTGGAAAGACTTTGTACTAAAGCGTTTGAAAAAGTAATACCTACATTTGAAAAATCGAAATTACCTGACGATTTATCGGTAAGAAGTCGGGGAGGCGAACTAGTACCGTCCCCTATTCTCATAGTTTTAGTATCAATGTCCCAACCTATAGCACCTAACGGTAATGCTGGTACATTAGTTTCAGTACCAATCTGTGATATTACCCTATACATAGTGCGTGTTTCCCTTTATTCCGGCGTTTCTGTTGCTTCGGGTATAGTATGATTAACATCTGAGAATAAGGACCAAGGTCTATTTAACGCATTTAGGTAGGCTTTGTATTTATTATCAAAACCCTGAGCAGCCGCTACTTTTTGACGAGATATATTTTCAATAGCGAACACTGATTGAATATGACGATTAGATAGAACCAAAAGGAAAAGAATATCTTCTTCTGGAACAGGTAAAAAATCGCCATTAACCTTTAATGCAATAGTACCTATGTCTATACCTTTATTAACATTGCTTTGTTGGCCTAAAAGGTTACTAATTGAGGATAGTATACCAGCTTCCGTTATAACTCTCATAGAGTCAGGATCAGTTGGATAAGTAGATCCTTTGATTGTTATACCTTTTATTTGTTCTTTCCATCTTTTTGCAGCTAGAGCTTCAAATATTTGAAGCTGGAAATACTCTTCAGACGGCGGCCTAATTTTACCAGCTACGTACACATAGTCCAAGTTGCAAAACTCTACGTAAAACTGTTCAATTTCTACTGGGGAAACCAATACTGGATTATCGGTAGGTTCAGTTTCCTGAACCTTTTTTCCGATCACTTTATTAGTCTCCATATTTACTAGGGCCCAATGTTTCATGTTATTCTCCTAAATTAAACAGCGTTAGTGGGGTAAACTTTACCAGCGCCCCATATGACCCTTACAGCACCGCTAGTACCTAATCCACTAGGAGCAGCACCACCAGCGCCGTAACCCGTTGAAGGCGATACATTAGAACCTAGCAGACCGATACCTTCACCAATAAGACCCTGCTGACCGCCTCTACCAAGTCCAGCGGTACCAGTTGATTCGGTATTAGAATATACTGTAGTATCAACATACGTAGTATTTTCTGTTATGATTTCATCCCAGCGATATGTAGTTTTAATGTACCCAGTTTGGTTAAATCCTTGGTTATCGGGGTTATTCTCAACACGGTAGGTAAAGGTAGACCACGTTATGTAGGTAGAAGGATATGGTCCAACACCGTACTGGTCACCAGAGTTAACCGGATTTTCGTTGATTGTTGGGTAACCACCCCCGCCTGAACCGAAGTATTCAGTAGATACCAGGGACTGCACCACATTTGACGTAGTAGTAACGACAGGAGTAGTTACATTTTCAAATGTATAACTAACACCGTTACCGCCAGCGCTATTGTAGCGACCAGCAGAACCGCCACCTCCGCCGTAACCAGTAATGAAGTTACCGCCTATACCACCAGCGCCACCGCCATCATGACCTGTTGGGGTACCGCCAGCATTTGTAGTACCACCACTAGCGGATACTAAGTTACCGAAGCTACTAAGACCACCAACTGATCCACGACCACCTACTGAAACAGGTATAGTTTGCCCAGGAGTAACAGCTATACTATTTTTGTAGGCAAGTGCACCACCAGAACCAGCTCTTGAAGCTGTACCATCAGAACCGGCTCCAACAACTACAACGGAAACGCTAAATACGTTATCAGGAACAATAAAATTGTAATTACCGGGCGTGGTATACTCCGCTACACCAACAGGAGCAGGGAAAGTAAACTCACCAGCCGGAGCATAAGCCGAGTAGGAGGAGTTTCCGTAGCCAGTACCAGTATGCCTTACTCGTGCTCTATAAAATTCTCCCGAGCTAAGTTCCCCGCCAGATATATCCGTTTTAGCTACGGTAATAGACGTCTTATTGGGAGAATTGTACGCGGAGTATACTAAGGTGGAGGAAGCTCCACTAATCTTGTAAATCTCCCAGTCACTAGTTGCATGGGTATCCTGAGCACCAGTACCAAATAACCCAAAGGCACTACTACGTAGAACTATTTCACTTGGTATCAACCCTGTGTAAGATATAGTAGGAGTTGAAACACCAACAGCGTTAGTAGTAAACACCACAGTAGTCGACCAAGGCGACCATTCAGTGCTAATACCTTTATGTCTAGCTCTGACGTAGTAAAGAGTATTACTAGACAGTACACCATTCGGCATTGTTATTTGCCTAGGAGTAGACCCAGTAATAGCTCCAGGATCATAAACGATGTTACTGAAGTTAGATGTAGTTGATACCTGCCACTGTGTAGCGTAATGGGTAACTCCGGGATCCACATTGCTAAACTCAGATGTTCTTAACAATGGAGCAACACTATTGTTAACAGACGAGTTAACTGGGTTGATAATAGTCGGAGCACTAGGTACTGAGCTAACGCGGAACTTAGTAGGAATTGACCATGGGCCTGGACCTACTATAGCGCCGTAATGTCTTACACGCCAATACAACGTAGCAAAGGCGGTAAGAGCACTAGGCAGCGTGTGCGTTAATAGATCAGTTACTTCACCTGAATCGTATACAGTAGAAGTAAAGTCTGGAGTAGCAGACACTTGCCACTGTGAACCGTCGTGTGTATCAGGGTTCTCAGAACCAGTAACAAACGGTGAACTGACCAGAGTAGGAATTAACTTAACGTTGGTTGCGTCGTTAGCGGGTAGCACGTTTGAAGGCTGGTCAACAACTCGGAACACGGCGGAAGTAGCAAATGCAGTAGGTTCGGACCATTCGGACCAAAAACCAAGGCTATCTTGCATACGTCCACGCCAGTAATACACACGGTTATTTTGTAGAAGGTCAGAACCCTGTGGGACGGAGTATGAATCACCTACTTCACCTTCAAGTATTTGCGTATGCTGGACTGTACCTCCAGAACCTACTATAAAGGCGTAGTCATCAGAAGTATTAAGGGCGATACCCATCATAGTAGCAGTGGAAGCGCCTGCTGGCGGACGAGAAATCCAAGTTTGTCCGCGATTTTCACTAGTTTGAATCTCGCCGTTAGCACCTACAGCTACCACAGTAGTTCCGCGAAGTTTAACTGCTCGGAAAGCTCCTGTATAACTATCGTCAGCATCACGTGATACCCAAGTAGAACCGTAGTCTGACGAAGTTTGAATTTCTCCGTCAGTACCGACTGCTACAGCGTATCCGTTATCATCAATTGCAACAGCGTAGAAAGTACCGCTGAACGATCCAGCAGGAGTTCTTGATACCCAAGTAACACCGTAGTCAGGAGACGTTTGAATTTCTCCGTCAGTACCAACCGCAATAGCCTTACCATTAGACGTCATTGACACAGCGTAGAAAGTACCAGTATACGAACCAGCATTAGTAGCGGTTACCCAAATAACACCATTATTAGTTGATGTTAGAATTGTGCCATCGTCACCGACTGCAACGCCGTAGTTATCAGCAGCAGCAACACCATACAAATTGTCAGTAAATCCGTCAACACCTGCAGCTTGCACCCAGTTAACACCGTAGTCAACTGTATGTTGTATACTTCCACTATCACCGACTGCATAAATACGGTTAGAATAGTTCCAACCCAGTGCATTAATGTCCTTAGTGTCAATTGCAGAAGTTCTCGTAGTAAACGTCTTACCACCGTTATCAGTAGTAAGAATTACAGCCGCGTCACCTACTAATACGCCCTTTCTATCATCGTACATTAAGGCATCGGTAAAAGCCGCACTCTGCCCGGACACAGCTTCCCAAGAAATCAAGGGCTCCGTTGACGTATCGATTACTACGTCAAAGAAACGACTATCATTAGATATTTGGAAGTGTGCTCCACCTTGGCTTATACCGTACAAGGACAGGAAGTCAGATAGAGTAAGTGTCGGAGTTTGTGATATATTAACTGCCAAATTAGCAGGAGATACGTTTACTGGTTTATCGACACGTAAGTCATCAGACTGTTCTGGATCAGTATAGAAGGCAAAATACTTTACTTTTTCAACTACTTCAGGATCACCTTCATAAAATACGCGAACATCAAAGTCCTTACGGTTAACAGGAATGGAGTATAATTCTTCACTCCATTCAGGTTCGTGAGCAACACCTTGAGTGTTAAGTATCTTAGCCTTTACCCAAGTGTCAGTACCTGTTTCGCGGTAGTAAACTTGGAATAGACCAGTACCGTAAGCGTCACGGCGTATAAGAACAATGCCTTTATTCCACTTACGTAATACTGAAATACCTTCAGCAATGTAAACTTGGTCGCCCTTTACTTCTGCGTAACCTTCTTTAATATCAAAAGAAGTAGGTCCAATCTTAGCGCCAGCGTCAATAGTATATGTAGTTCCAAAAGTAGATGTTATACGCAAAGTTGTACTGCTGGGCTTATTCAAGATAGTTACTTCTTCAACAAGTCCTTCATCAGTAAATATAGCATAAGTAGAACCTACTTCAAACGGATAGGAGTTGGGCACGGTAATAGTATCATCACCGGACGTAGTTCCGACTGCCATAGCTTCAAATGAGCGCTGGTTATAACGAGGATTAGAAACAAAGAAATCCCAAGCGTAACCTTCGTCATTTAATCGCCAGCTTTCCCAAAGTGCGCGTTTAACAAGAGTAGTCTCGGAAGTATCAGAAGAAAACTCAATATCTAACCAATTATTATCTATACGAGCTTTCAGATTATCAAGAGAAGGCTGTCTCCACCATGAACCCTCAATAGGGTTAACTGGTTCGATATCATCAATGTATACTTCGTTACCCCCACCTACTGCTATATAGGCAGTTCCAGACCACATGCGAAGCTTACGATTATCATCGTCAGATGCATCTATAAACATCTGAGGGCCAGGTACAGAAGGAATGTTATCGGATAGTACAGGAATACCAATTGGATTATACGTATTGTTTTCTGTATTCCAAATGTAGTACGTATTATTATGATGTATTATTGGATCACCTTCCTCGTTAGGAATGTCATCCACATCTTGAACGTCGCCTAAGTTGAAACCACTGTTAAGAATATCAACAAAAGCTTGTTTAAGGCTCAAGTTAACAAGTAACCTGGAAGGGTTAAGCGGGTCAATTGACGGACTACCAATAGTTATGGAGCCGTTAGGGGATTGTAAGGAGACGTTTCCGAATTGACCATTATTAAGATGGTAAGCAAAACCAGCCGCTTTAACCATAGTTTTAGGTTCAACACCGTCAATCTTACCACCGGTGTAAAGTGAAAGATTACGAAGTTTGAAATCGGTTATGTTTGGAAACTCGAAAGAACCCGACGATTTATTAGTCGGTACTTTTGGTGGTGTAGAAGTGTCGTCACCAACTCTAAAAGTTTTGGTGTCAATGTCGTAACCAATAACACCTAGGGAAAGTGCTGGGGTCTGCAAAGACGAACCCAGCATAGCAGCTATGTGATATTTATATCCGTTCAGAGCCATAAGTAAACTACCTTATTAAGTTGTTGGGTTAATGAAGTACGCGGCGTATTTCAATACGCTACCATCTACATCAACAAGGTCTGGTATTTCGACTTCAAAGCCAGTAGAGTCTAGTCCTGTAACCGAAGGTGTTCCATCCGTAGGATTAACTATACTCACTTTATTAGGGGTAACGACTGTATTGTTCAATTGAACAGTCTGTACGTCAGAATCATCTATAATGAACACTCTACCTTCTTGGTATAAGTCCGATACTAAAACATTCTCAGCTTGCTTAGACCTTTTCTCATAAGTAATAGCAGTAGAACCTTTGTTAACCTGCAAGGCACCAATTTTCCAGTTAATAGGATCTTCAGAGCCTGAACTCGGTTCACTTAGTACGTCTATAGCCCACCAAGTAGGAGTACCTGCAGGCATAAAGACAGGTATTTCTGCTCTAGCCCAATCTCCGGTACCAGTTATCTGAGCTGTTAAGATATTACTATTTGTGGATGATAGTATCTTAACGTTACTTACTTCATCTTCAGGTGCTTTGTAGTCGAAACTCACAACAATCTGGCTAGATACTACGAAATTATAGTCGAAGAAGAAGGTACGTACCCCACAATCATCACTAAAGTTACTTGCTGTAACTGATAAAACTCGGTCCATAGAACCTACTGTAGTATCAACATCAATTTCATCGAATTGAACAGATAGACTTCCATTACTGGTATCGGTACACCAAATTAACCAGTTAGGAGCGAATAGATGGATATTATCTGTGCCAGGATCTGTTTGGAAAGTTACCTTATGATCAACATTTCTTTTAATGGAGAAATTACCATTAACAGCAAGGTTTCTAGTAGTAGCTACCGTTGTAACTTCCTCAGGAACTAAATTAATCTTTGACCCATTTATACCTAATGAAGCAATAACAGCTCCAGATATCCTATGTTTAATATCAAGTTGGTCTTGATTACTCCAATCTAAAACTAGATTGTTTACGTCCCCATTAATTTTCTCTCTACCCGTAAGATACTCATTAGTACCAATAATTGTTAACTCGTCGTCCACTTCTGGTAAAAACTGAAATTTTACACCATCAGATATTACACTAATGCCAAGTCTACGGCGTTCGTCATCGTAAAATAATTCACCTTCTAACACCAAATCATCAACTTCTTGTGGGTTATACCTTCTAACTTGTACCCTATACATTATTCATCTCCTGGGTAATTAATTCCACCGATAACAAAATCAGTGTTACTAAATTCATGTTCGTAGGATGCGCCACCAATTGTACCAGCGTATTCACTGGGGTCAGAAGTGTAAAAACCTCCAGAAATTATAGGAGTAGGATCTGGTTTATATCCATCCCCTGAATTACCACCGTCAATAATACCGAACTTAGGGCTTCTAAAGTTTTGGGTCATAGGCATACCCCAGTAAGACCCATCGGCTTTCTTTGAAACCATAACAGGGGAACCAGTACGGGAGTCTAAGTTAACCATGAATTGGTTATAGGGGTTCAACTCTGTGGCTGGAACATTAGCTTCCGTATCGTAGAAGGCCAAGCTAGAAAACTCTGGCGATACCACATTTATACTCAATGTTTCGCCGAATATAGAATGTTTGACTTCCACGTTCACAATAAAACGGGTACCAGGAGTAGGTGGCTCTAATGAATTTTCAATGTTAGGTTCACTACGTTTCTTTTCAATAAGAAAAGGAAATGCAACTAAAATAAACGGAATTTTAACCCCGTCTAGATTAGTACCATACACCAAAATATTACCCATATTGAAGTTACCTGCACTTTCTGGTATAACAAGAGAATGCCTTACAGTATCTTCTTCAATTTGTTTAGACGCAACTAAACCGCTAAGCCCGGTAAATACCTTAGTACCGCGTAATCCGGTATCAGCGGAAGAAGGTATAAACCCAGCTACGTTACCAATTTCAAATGAATGAACTGACACAGCGCTAAATCCGGTTAACGCGCCAGAAATCAATGATTTACCAGTATGCAAAAATGATGCTAAAATATCAGCCATTTTCTACCTCTTTTAATTTAAACAGAATTAGAGAATAGGTTTGTAGATTTTACCAAAGTATACTATTCTTCTGGTATTCCCATATTATCGAAATCGTATACGAACGGGGAACCCCAAAACATTCTTCCAGACTGAACTACAAAAGCGGGAGTTTTTGAACGACCGTCTCGTTCTATAAATATTTGATCAGCATCCTCTTGCCAAGGCCATCTAGTTAATGCGTCATCTGTTTCAAATCTAGCGAAGGTAGCAACATCTTCAGACAGGTTTGATAAATCAAATCTATCCAATAGATTAGGTATATTGAGAATTAAGCGGAACACCATAATTGAACCCGCTGTAGAAGAACTGCTTTTGTACTTTGGTATTGTTCTATAGTTGTTTATTCCACCTATCAATGGAACTTCATCATTAGCGTATATAACAATATTACCTACTTGAATTTCATCGGCAGTTCTTGGAACTTCTAGTTTAAGTAATATTTCAGAGTCGTGTCTGGGAGTGTACTTAATTTGAGATTCCGCTCCGGTATAGACTGTATCTCCTATTGGTATAGTAGAAGCACGCGGCATAACTTCACCAATAGCATTACCTAACTTAAAAGAAGTTATCTGTATTGGATCTTCTTCATCGAGAGCTTGCAAGTTAAGCAGCTGAGCTCCAGTATCTAGTAAAACTATATGTTCCATTATAAGTTCCTTGGGTCAAGTTCTTCAAGACTATTATCTAGTAAAAGCACTCCAGCAATATTTGAATCTAGTCCGACTGTGGGTGCAGATAACGATGCTTCAAGAAAAATGTTGGGTGTCCACGTGTAGTTCATTCCAATATTTGGGTCTATATGTCCTATAACTCCCGCACCTACTTCAATCTCTGCGGTAGCTGCTCCTATTATTCTCTCAAGCACTAAGTGTATAGGAGCAAGTAAATAGAACATACGAATTAGATCACTAAGATCAGCGTTAGGACTAAATATTACATCGTATTCTATTTCAACATGCGAAGTTGGGTAGTGAGAACCACCTTCCCATACTGGAGTAAATTCATCTTGCAGCTGTTCTAATATTTTGTGGTAGTTAAAAGCAGGATTACTACTAGTAGCGTTATCACCTAGATCTACTGTCCATAACTGACGCATTTGGAGTCGCAAGTTTTTTACAAATCCAATAAAGTGTACAAATTCAGGTGTACCACTTTTAGGCCAGTAAGTAGAGACATAGTCAAATACTCTAGCGTAATCTTCATCAGTTAATTTTTCTGAGTAGTAGTCAAAACCCTGTAAAACCGAACCGTCAATAAGAGTTTTGCGAGATTGCAAAGCCCGGCGTCTTTGAGTTATGATAGTGTTATCGTCTAATTGAACGGTTATATCATCTTTAGGTTCCCCGTTTTCCATAACTCTTTCAACATGAGCTACCTTACCGTAACCATTATTTGTGTTAATGTAATCCCCGCGTTTTATGTGAGTACTAGAGCGACTACGTACTAACTGGGATAACGGTTCTCCAACATGTTTATCAATCTTTTCAGCTATTACTTCAAACAGAGCTACGTAGTACTCATTTTCACGTAAGTTTTCATTTAAGTACCGTATGTAATCAGGTTTATTCTTTTTTCGCATTACAGTATCACTCCCGTGGATATATCCCTGCGTTGTAATACTCGTCTAGTAGTATAATTCATATTTAGAATTACTTTATTAATCTTTATGAAGTACCAATAGTCAGCTATTATATCACCGTTAGTTCGTATTCCGTAAAGACTGGTATCCAGTAAGCTAGTATTAAATCCTATATCGTAGGATAATACTACATTGTCCACATAGGACACCGCATTTTGAGTGTTAGTATCAGATAATGATCCTTCTAACATAGCATATATGTCTGAGTTGTATAAGGAATAACCAATACTACCTTGCTTGGGGTTGTTAAAGTCTAAAATAGAATTGATTATTTTAGGTTTGACTGTAGTTAAATCAGTATTTTCATTGCAGTAAACATTTGCTTCAATATTTACAGGAACTATTAAAGGGTCTTTACGCAGCAATGTTACTTGGTAAATAGCATTAGCGTTCATGTAATTTGAAAATTCAGTCCATTCATTCTCAGTTAGAGATTTACTTTCGGACGTTAGCACAGTAGCTTCTACCACGTTTATCCAATTGCGCTTATTAGGTGCTATCTCGGCCTGCCCACGAAATAAAGCATCCCGTATTTTAGGGTACTGTAGAGCTACAGTTACGTAAGATGATCTAGTAACAGCAACTTCGTTTGATGCTCTAATCTGAGCGCCAACATTTTGGTAAGTTTCTAGAGGCAGTTCATCGTCAAAACCATAAATACCACTTAAAACATAACCGTTAACATCTAACGGCAAACTGTTATTGGTAAATTCAGATATAGTGTTAATAGAAGGTGTCGCGTTACCTAAAGTTTCAGCCCAAATTATTTTAATTTCATCGTCTTTATCCGGGCGTTTACCATATGCATTATTACCAAATTGTACTAGCACATTGCCTGTATCAAGAGTTTTAGAAATGAAAACCTTTTCATTTTTACCAACCATCCAAGGTCTAAGTGATTTATTATTACTCCACTCTATATCATTTACATATACGTACACGTCTTCATCAGATATGTTGTAATTTTCATACCCAATTTCTACTTTTTCATACGGGATACCTTCCGCCGTACCTTCCATAGTGAAGATATTACCCTGTACCAGTTCCACATCTTTATACGTTTCATAAACGGTAAACACAATATCTTTTCTGTTGAAAAAATTAGTTCCATCTATAACAAACGATGTAAAGGCTGGTATAGTAAAAGGATTATCATGATCCGGTATGGATAACCGTACTTTAATTTTAGCTGGTACTTTCCTACGCAGCGGAACCCCTAGAAAATTCATAGCGGCGTAAACAGTTTCTTTAGAAGAACCAGGTAGCATGAACGCATTTTGGTTAGCCCTAACCATGCCGTAGTTTAAGTGCGCAATACCGGCGGCAATATTACGCATAAGAGTTTGACCTACAGCAGTTTGGGAGGTATCAGACCAAGCTGTATTGCTTTGAAGAGATTGCATGAACTGTAGAAGAATACCAGGGAAATCAATGATTTCGCTGTTTAATGTCAATTCATCGGGAATTGTATCTACAAAAGCTTGCTGCAACACAGTTTCTAATTCAGAACGATTGACATAGTTAAATACTTGAGGTGCTTGAACCGCCACATGGTCAAGCGCCGATTTTATCATAACATTTACTGTATGTAAGTTATCAGTCATGCTTACGCTCCGAATTCAAATGAGTAAACTTTTAAGGTAGAATCGGTTATTTTTAGATAAGGTAAAGTTGCTAAATAGAAATCCGAGTCAACATATGGCGTTATTCTTGGGTTAATTAAAAGGATTTTATTACCTAACCATTTACGAATTGCTAATATAACATCCGTTTCCATTAAATAGGCTGTTAAATCACCTATGGGGTCCATTAGTCTAAATGGTAGATTGGAACCATATGTAGGTTCAAAATCTTCTGTACCAATAGGAGTTGATAGTAAATGTCGTATTTGCTTACGTAAAGCTTCGTCGTCCTCTACCAAAATATTATTGTTATTCAGAAGAGCGTAGTCAGGGTTAACGTCTCTGATTATAACAGATTTTGCTAAAGTTGCAGATTTTACATTAGGTCTTGATTGATGTACCCAATCATTATAAGCCATACTTACGCTCCGGTTTTACCTTCTTGGGAAGGTATCTGAGGTCTGGGTCTTTCCGTGGTGCTAGTAGCTTGTGCTCCACCGTTTATATTAACGTTGGCTCCATCTATATTGCAATCACCTTTAGCTACTATATTTATGTTACCTTGAGCACCAAGATTAAAATCAGCGGCTGAAGCAATACTAATTGTGCCATTAGCATCAATATGTATTGTAGTGCCAGATTTATGTATATCGGTTTTAGTGTTCTTTTCTACGTTTACTGAACTTCTATTACCAGCTGCGTCAACAGTACCACGCGTATGGGGATAATCTTCTTTTAGAAGTTCATTATCTTTGCTAACGTCATCAGTAGAAGGTGACCCAGAATATCTAGGATTATGGGGATCGTTTTCGTCAAAACGAACGTATAGCTTACTACCAATAGGTGGTATATTAACTCCTCCAACACCCGCACCAGCATTACTATAGCTGTTAAATGTTACGTCAGGAATACTCCAAGGTAAGTCTTCATCAGAAATATTTCTGTGTAGCATAGGTATACGTATTTGAACTCGTTGACGTTGTTTTTTATCATCTTCATCCACATTATTAACCACAAAGCCAACCATATTATTTGATTTGACTTGGGGTCTAGTAAAATCCGTTAGTGGATTACCCATCATAGGCATAGTTAAACACCTCCAGGGGCTTGCGCAGTTAACACAAGTTTTTCTAAGTACCTATTATTTTGAATTAACTTAGTGGATGCAGTTATAATGTACTTACCAGTTAACTCTAAAGCTTCGCCTTGAGTAGCTGGATCCCATCCTTTAAATTCTACTACATCCAATAAGTCTACACCCGATACTACGTTAGTAAGTAGCTCAATGTCATACGCAAATGTCGCTTTGATACGAGGGTTCTGGTGTATAGCATCATTCCATTTTTCGTGTGTGTTACCCGACAACGGAGGCAAGAAATTAATGCGACTACCAAGGTCACCAATAGCATCTTGTATAGAAGATGAAACAGAATTAGCTGCTGACATCATAGCCATTTGAATCTTATTAGCCTCAAACATAGAGCCATCTTCTTTTAACCCTATAGAACTAGTTCCGTAACCGTGACCAGAGTTACTAGCAAGTGATTTGGGCGTCGTTGCATAAGTAAGAATAGGTAGACCGGAGTTGTCGTATGTGAATCTAGCTTTAGGTCCAGACTTAGACAGTTTTTCTAAGTCTTTGAATTTTAAAACACCTGTATCAGTAACAGCTTGAATCATGGACGTAGCTTCTCCTGCGAAACTCTTAGAAGCTACGTGCTTAAGATACTGCGCGATAGTTGTTCCATTAGGGAGCCAATTCATAAAATCTTTTGTGGTATCAGCGTCAACTTTCAAACCTACCATACCGCCTATTTCGTTAAATACATCAGCGGAAGTACCCTTAACATTTTTATCAATAACTTTTTTCATATAACCAATTTTATCAAGAACAGCATTTACGCCAATTGCTGTGTATGTTCCCGAAGGAGCTATTTTAGGTTGGCCCATACTTTTAAAGTTCAAGGTAGGGTTCATTGATCTAATACCAGTACCTATGTCAATAGAAATAGGAGTACCGTCAAAAATTGGATTGTTTCTAAATATGGAGGCACTATCTTTGAAAGCGAAGTTAAAACTAGGTAAATATTGATGTATATTGTTTATTATATATAAGTGTGATATTATACTAGAATTTATACGCAAATCAGAACCGTTGGCTCTGATTTCTAAAGCGTACTGACCATCAATACCTTGCATAGTTATACCTCAAAATGTAATTACTTTACCTGATAATGATTCCTTACTATCAGATTTTATAATAGAAATTATTCCATTTACGTCCGGTACGTAAAATACTTCCCCAGTAGGTATTTCATGGGGGTGTATATAGTCAGAACATGCTACTATTACAGGCCATAATGCTGTAGTGCCCCAAATCTCAAAAGACAGCGTAGTTACAGGCTTTGAGTTACTGTACTCAACTCTAATAGGTCTCGGTAGTTGCAAAATACTAGTAAATTTTTTACCAAACGGAGTTATTAACCCGCTATTACCTTCAAGTAAATTTTGCAAGAGAACATCTGGGGCAGTATAGGTAGCAATAGACGTGTAAACTGCTCCTTGCTTCTTAGTAATCATAGACTACTACCTCCACCAAAGGATCGTGCATTTAAGAAATCCGCTGTACCGTATACAAGTGATGTACGGAAAGTACATTCTACTTCTCCAGAAATAGGAAACCCGTCTTTATCAAGTTTAGTATCCAATGTTTCTGATGCGGCACTTATTATACAGTCTTCGAATATCATCATTCTTCCAATGCGAACAGTGACACCATATCCTTCTCTACCACCGAAAGCTCCTGTCAATCCACCTTTAGGACCAGGAGGATATAGTAACCCACCAGCCCCGTTAACTGGAAGAACCATCTGCATTAAGGCAGTTATTGGCCTATATACATCTTCTAACCCTGAAGAATTGGCGTCAAATAATAACGTCAACGGTATTTCTAAAGGGGTAGTCCCCATCCACATTTGATATGACAAGGCTTGAGACTGTGGGTTAGCACCAATACTAGAAGCTATAGCGCTTGCAGCACCACCTGTAACATTATCAAGTAAACCTGCCAATGTAGTAGGTAACGGGCTTTCCCAATCTGATTGAACCCCTAGATTAGTAGTTTCGGGTAAATCCGCTAAAATATCAATACCATGACCGTTACATGATATTTGACATATATAGTTAGGGTTTGTAGCCTTAGCTCCATTAAGTAATCTATTTTTACCCATATCTTTTCCTTTAAGCCATAAATTGCGAATTAGCCATCAACATAGCTAACTCGTCAGTATGGGGAATACCGCTAGGATTAGGAACAGTATCATTTGATTTATTGCTTTCACCGCTACTAGATCTGCCTTGAGCAACTGAGTTGGCTGGTTTCCTAGCGGGTGGTTCAAACGGCGAAGGCATACTTTGAACAGAAGATAAGGATGGAGCTTTAACACGATCTTGCCCGTATTCTCCCATTCCTTTACCTATTAACTTACCCACTTCCGTAGGCCTCATGTTAACAATGTTTTCTTTTAATCCAAGCCTATTTCCTACATTGGAACTTAACATCTGTTGAGCAGAAGATGTCTTTGTCTTAACCAATCCCAAAGCTTTATCAGCAGTAAACCCAGGCTTATCCCTTTTATTGCTAATCATTTCATTATATGTTGGCATAGGTTTACGTTTAGGATCGCTAGTGTCCTCAACTTTTACTGGTTTTGTAGAAACTACGCGAGCAGGAACACCTACTTGTCCCTTCTTCCAAGCTTCCATGTTAAAGTCTTTGCGACCAGCACGGCCTTCTTCCATGGCCTTACTAATCCACGACTTTTCAGATCCCCAAGTTGCTTCCGAACCGTATCCGACATGTATGCGATGCTTTCCCATGTAAGATGCACCAGCACCAACACCAGTAGCGCCCGCACGACTACTTTCTCTAATGAAATTTTCAAAGTATGGCCTATCGTCTGGGTTAGTAAAATCTAGCTTACGACCACCTTTCCAGAGGTCTATATCTCCTGCTCCCCCATTATCATGCCTAGTAGAACCAGTCCAACCCCCAGGCTTCTTATGCATAAGTGGATTACGAGAAGATGATTGTCCCCCGGAAGCTACAACTACCTTATCAATACCAGCTTGCTGTGCAGCGTAGTTATATACATCTTGTAGGGACTCCTGTAAATCTTTATTACGTATCTTGCCTTTGTTAGCCATAACAATGCGGTTTTCAAAACCTGATGGTCCTGAAGGAGTAATAGGTTTACCATTTCCTAAAGGTATACTATTAGGATCAAGAACACCAGAACTTATTAGACCAGCTGGAGTAGCTGCTCCTTTTTGTACGTCAGCTAAGTAAGCTTTACGCTTACCAATTTCCTTATTAGGATATTTAGGACGCTCAAACTGACGAACATGGGCGGATAAAGCTTCTTCAGAAGTAGTAGCCGACGTTATAGCAGCGTTAGCACCTTTATGTGTACCAAGCATTTCTTGGCGATAAAATTCTTGCTGTACTGATCTATCTCTCCAGTCTTTACCTTGTTTAGCTGCTAGAGCCTTCAATGCTCTAAGACGCGATCCTCGCCATTGAGCCGTACCACCTGACGGTTTACCTAAATCATTAGGATTGTAAGCAGCAGGATCTAGGCTAGATCCACTTTCGCCTCTCATAGAGGCGATTTCACCTTTGGCCTGTTCATGGGTTCTACCAAGACCACCTTGGTCTAAAGGCTTAGTAAGAAACTCGTACCAACTCTTAACATTTTCGTTAGCGCCAGAACCAGTAAGTGAAGAAGTACCTTTAACCTTTGTAGATACGTTTTTATAAGCTCCTATATCGGTAGAAGTGAAAGCATTACTAGGACCAGCAACTTCTGGCATATTGCCATTATAAGGACTTTTGCCAAATAATCCCGTATTAGTTCCTATCTGCCCCGCCGCAGTTGGGCTAACAGATTTTCCATCTTGCTGCGAGCCTCCAGTAGATTCATTAGGACTTCTATAAGAAGGATGATTCATAGGGTTACTGGGATCGTTAAATACGCTAGGTCCAGAACCACCATTCTTCACTTCTTCAGCACTGTCAGCATCGGCTCTATCAAGTCTATGATTTTTACGCCTATCTGAATTACCATCTTCAACAGCGCGAGTAGTTTCTGACGTGGTGTATGCAAGCACCTTAGTATTATTCTGCATAGCGCGGAATACCCTGCGCATTCCAGCATCAAGTACACTTTCCCTTGCTTTAGACTGAGTAGACGAACTTGTACTACTCAAGTTTTGCATCATATTTTCTACTGTATCAGCTCCACGAGTGATACCTAAGTAGCCAGTAGTTACGTTGGTAGAAGGCGTAATAGCCCCGCCAGCTTCCTGACTTTTCCTATAGGCTTCTTTGCGCATAGCATCCAAATAACGAGGGCTATTCACATCAGCATCAAAATTGTCAGCTGCCTCTTCAAAGGACGTAGTACTACTTCTATTTCTGTTACCACGCCCAGGAAGAGTTTCAGTGAAAGGTCGCTTACCAGAAGGTTTGCTATTATCTTCGCCAGTAATCCAGTTAAACAAATCTTTTGCATGTCCTAAAGGCGACTTCATAGTCGATTGTCCTTTAGTTATTTCTTCCATTCTTTCTATATTGAGCAATGCTCTCTCAGCCGACCTAGTAGAAAGGGATTTGCCAGTGAAATACTCTGGAGCTCCGAATAGTATTGAGTCAATAGCCCCCGCTATACCCGCATCTACTTTTTGTGTAGTACTAAGTTTGTTGCCACTGTCTATTTTATTAGCATTTTGATAGCCTGTGTAACCCCCATAGGCTCCAATAATAGGGGTTGCAACTTTACCTATAAGTTTTAGACCGCCTTTCACGCCGCCCTTTATAAGCTTATCAAAACCTATTGTACTTAATAGCTTACCTGCTCCTGACATGCTACTTTTAAACAATAAGGATACTGAAGCAGCCAGACCTTTAATACTATTAAGAATAGTTGTAGACATATTAGCAACATGTCCACCGGCTTTTGTAACAACTGTTGAGGTTGAGCGAGTTACTATTTTGCCTGTATTAACAAACATATTCCGCAAGGAACCTGACAGGTTACTAGCAAATTGTTTGGTGCTACTTAAAGTGTTAGAAAATAGCTTATTTTTTATGCTATTAGCGGAAGTTGCTAACTTACCGATTTTACCTTTAGAAAATACTTGCTTTAAAGCGTCATGACCAAGCTTTAGACCAATTATATCCGCAATACCAAGGCCACCACTACCCGCGCTTGAGTAAATTGCAGCCTTGATATCACGTAATAGTTCAATTTGGTCTTCAGAATTCTCTAGAAGCTCTTTATTACTATCTATGACATTGACCTGGTATTCTTCCTCGTTTTTCATACGAGTTTTTTCTTCGCGATCTGAAACAATAGACCGCATACCAAATAGGCTTTTCATTTTATCGCTATACAGGTCAGCCATTTATTTATCATCCATTACCGGTTGTTATTTGCTGTTACTTTTATCAAGACGTTCAACGCTCTAACTATAACGTCTAGGGAAGCAATATACTTCTTAGGATAAGGATCCATACCATCTTCTTGTCTTGATTCCTTCACTAACCTTTGGTGGTTATGAAAGAATTGAATAGTAGGTGTTTCATCTGTAATATGTATACCATGGTATTTACATAAGTCATACTGTACATCCATCAAGAAGTTAGGATCAAACAGCGGGAAAGAAAGAGGTGGCAGTAATAGCTACTGGCACCACCTCCGGTGTAGGAGTTACTTTTTCACCCTTATTAAGTGATTCTTCTATATTATCAGCTTCCTCGAATAGAGCTTTGACTAACGAAGCCATTCTGATGAGCATCAAATTATCTTCAGTATCACTATTGTCTACTTCTTCCTCGCTACCTTCATTATTAGCTTTTTCCATAAGGGATACAGTTTCTGCTAGTTCCCTAGCTTCCTTACGGAAGTATTCAATTGCTTTTTGTGGATCAAAGGAAGTATCAACTATTTCAAGAGTTTCTACTAGACCGTGGTTTATATGCTTTTTAAATTCTACTATATCTTCATATAAAGCTAAACCACCACGGTTTAGCGCTTCTATTTTCTTTTCCACGTAAGACATTTCATCATTATCTACCAAGTCTTCAGGAATAGGCACAAATTGTGCTTGCTCAAGCAACCACTTCCTATCTTCCGGAAAATCATCGGAGTTTTCTATTAACTCCGCGTCCCTCATAGTAGGGAAGCATATACCTTTTTCTTTCCATCCATTAAATTCTTTTTGTGTCATGTTCAACTCGTTAATTTCCAAGTTGGACATACGAATTTCAACATCAATAGTGTTACCATACCTAGTGGTGTACTGGAACTTATGAGGATACTTCTTATAAGAGTTTTCACGCAGCCAGAACAAGTAAAATTCGAAATCTGTTGGTGTAAGGTTACGCACATCAACATTAATATAAGGATCTACAGCATCAAGCAGTATGCTAATAGATTCACTTTTATTAGCCGCATGTATCATCGATAAAGCGGCTATGTCTAAAGGCTTAACAAATATCTCTTTGGTATCATATGGAACCATAAGAGAAGGTAAATTCTGCCTAATCCAACCCTTTCCTGGCGACGACGAAGAATTAACCATAGGGTCTTCAACTTCAGAAGTTTCCCTCCTTTTAATAGTTACTTCGTCATCTTTGATAGTATCATGTCTTTCTTGAGCAGGAGACTTTCTAGCCTTTTGAATTTCTTCTTGTATTGACTCATCAAATTTGAAAGGTTTAGCAGCTTTACTACTTCCAAATACATCAACTTCTCCGCTTCGTATTTCTCTGGTTTTCATTTTACTTTTCCTTTGTATTGTTGTTCCGTTTTATAAGCTAAATTCAAGTGTGTCAACACTGAATTGCTGGTTTACTTGTACCCTGCCAGATGAATCCTCATATGAATATGACGTTGCCCCAGTGGCAGCAGGCCAACAATTTTGGTAAGCTAACTGCATTATAGGTTTATTAGTTTTCAAGTTATATAGTTCAACGTATATTCTCTTTTTATAATCATTGGCTACCCCGTAAGAACCATCTAGCGGGTTAAATACCTTTTCTTTCCATTCTTTAAGCCACTTAGTAACGGAATACTTATCATCTTCATAGAACATGATGTTAAGGCTTTCGATGTCAGTAGTATCAGCAAAGTAGTTATTACTACCCTGACTACGTCTACCTTTAGCCTCAGTATTTATATACGTAGCTTCAATGGTTTCTACTATTCCCTTATAAGGGCCAGGTTGACCATCAAACAAAGTAATCCACCGGAATAAAGGAGCGGGTGGTGGAAGATTTAATACATCGGTTCTAGTAAGCATTTTTTAAGTCCAATCCGTCGCAACTAAACTGAACAGTGAAAGCATACGGTCCCGGCGTCTCTCCCAATTCAGCGGGTTCCTTTGCAATAGGATAAGCATTTAGTAGAGTATACGTTAAAGCTGCTTTACCCGTTGTATCATATATAAATACTGGCATGTCAACAGCGTAGTTTAATTTACTTACTGACACACCAGAATCTGAATCTCGTACTAACTTCATCCAATTGTAAATAGATAGAGAAACACCACCAGTAACTATTTCATGGAAATTAACTGAGAACTGGTTATCGAACTCTAATGATCCAGCGTGGGCTACACTGTGGCCAAATAATTTTACTACTGTATGACCAACACCAACTGTTGGTAAAGATGAAGACTCGTACAATTTACTCAACAAGTCCCCATTTACTCCCGGTAAAGATGGGAATATTATCTTATGCCTATCACCGGATAATATATCCGGTAAACTGTTTAGTTCATTAAAGAATACAGGCATTTTTATACCTTAAATAGAAAAAGGGTTCGCGAAAGAATTAACAATCGCGAACCCTTGGTTATCCAAATGGTATAGGTTATAGAAATTAAAGTACAGGGATTCCACCTACTAACATTCTATCGAAGGAGAATGTTGCAGATAGTTCCATACCTTGCGATGACTGACCATCAAGCTGTACATCGCCAACTTCTTGTGGGAAGAAGTTTTCCATTTTAAATGTACCGGCCACAGAACCAGTTACATCGTACACTAGCAAAGTAGCATCAATTGAATACTGATTTTTGTATCCCGATGAGCTACCACTTTCTGTACCAACTATATACTCATCCCAAGCTTTTAAGGCTATGTAGTTACGTAAGTCAGCAACTTCACGATACGTAACGGCTAGCGTGCGGGTATACATTTTTCGACCACGGAATTTGGTAACATGTCCGTGTAGATTGTTTTCCCAAACCTCGTTTTGAAATCCAGGAATACTAGCTGTTAAACAAGATAACGTGAGATCAAAAGATGACCCGGCGTTAGGCAAGTTGCCAAGTAATAGCTCAAAAGCCGATGTATCAATAGCATCAGGAAGGCTATTAACTTGGTTAAAAGTTATACGTCCCATAGTATAGGTTTCCTTCCACTATTAGGCGAAATTCGCGGTTTCATCAATAATTTCTTCGAACGCAGCACCAGTACGTACCAGATAACCACGAACAAGGATGCCTTTAACCACTCGCGTGATTTTCAAGTATACATAGTAGTGTAACTGATCCGCATCGATAACTTCAGGCGGGTTATTATCATCATCGCACTTAATACGATAATCATAAAGTCCACCTGTACCATCCCTACGAGTCATAGGCTTCAACAAGGTCTCACCAACTTGTATCGCGTTGTTACGTGTATACGCGGTATGGGGTTCAAACAATGTGTAATCGAGACTATCAACAAGACCAGTCTTGATGATGTTAAGAATACGACGAGCATGAACCGAAGAAAGAATAGTTTTCTTCACCTGCAGAGTTTCTTCTGCCATAACCACAGGACCGTTAATAGGTCGATCCTCGATGTAGTTAAGACCAACACCATATAGAAGTTCTTGCTCAGACGGAGTATACTTATGGCGAAGACCAATAGCGTACTTAACACCGCCACGGTTAAGACCAGCAGGCGCTCCAATATTGTTAGTAAGCCTGTCAGAATAGGAGTAAGTAGCTCCAATAGGACCAGACGGCGGAATGTACCTATGCTCACCAGTATTGATATCCGCTATAAGAACATCAGGTGTATACATAGCAACGTAGGAGCTATCGATATCAAGCTCGTTAACTCGATACTCACGTAAAGTCTGCGCTTTCTGCTTATCAGAAGGTGCATCAAGAATAGCCAAGCAGTCAGAACGACGTTCAGCTACGCCAGCCATTTCCTTTTGAACTTCAATAGCGGTATAACCACCGTTCAGAAGGATATCAACCGGGTAGTTAACGCGGTCTTCAATAGATAACCATCCCTGCCTAATCTGGGCAGAAGTACACGCAATACCGTCATCCCCGCCACCAAGCCAAGTAATAAGGCTAGGAGCAGATACTGGGTTACCATCCGCTTTGTATACGGACAAGGAGGAAGTATCATAAGACTCAGGGCTTTGTGTAACACGCAATTCTACTGATTGGGTAGAACCCATGTTAATGCGCTGACTTATATTCTCCGAGTAACCAAGAGAGTTAAGCTGACGAGGGAAAGCCACTGTGTAAGTATCAATAGGTAGATTAACGTTTGACCTATCAAACACTTCAAGACGGAATGAATTGTCAGCCGCGTTACCACGTAGTGTCTTAGCTAATGATACTGCAACTTGGCTATCTCCGAGAGTAACCGCCGCATCAGAAATAGTAGTAACACCATCACCTGGACGGTTAACAACTATTTCAATAGTACGGTCATTATCAGCTCCGCCTGTAACAGAAACAACGGAAGCGGAGAATATGTCATCGTTTGCTTCAAGAGCGGTAGCCAAGGCTGCTAAAGTAGTATCAGAGTCAGTATCAAAAGTAGCTGATACAGCAGTCTCATTTACGTTCACAGATATTACGTTGCTAGTTACCAAAGCACCAGCAATAGTAAGAGTCCAGCGTTCACGAACACCAGTATCAATATTACTGATTTTAATACCGATATCGTTAGCCCACTTACCAGGGTTTTCTGCGAAAACATCGGCAAAGCGATTGTCTTCATGCATAACCGCTACACCGGTGCCATCAAGTGCAAGGTTAGTAAAACTAATCTGGAAAGAACTAGGAATACGTATCAGTATTAGTTTGTTATTCCCAGATGATTCAGATTTAACTTTGACACTAGAACCAGTACCGAAGGTGTTAAGTGCATTCTGTATAGCGATAGCAATGTTTGCTAATGTATCATTAACGCTAGTAGCATACGTTACAGTAGTTATAGACTGTGTAGAGTCACCATCAGTAACGTCTATGTCGAAAGTGTCATCAGCTACCATGTCTTCCGTGAACGACAACACGAAGAACTGACTAAGCCCTCCTTCATAGTCATTGTACGAAAAACTATCCGGAAATGGATCAATCATTAATCGATCATTGTCGGAGTCCAAGAAGATAGTAGCACCAGCATACATAGCCTTATTAACAGTACGCGTAATAAGAACGGTGCTAGTTTCTTTCATAGTAGCTTCAACGGTATCATAAGCAAAGCTGATAGTAGGATCAGCCTTACTACCATACATACGCTTAAAATTTTCGATAAGCCCATTAGTATAAGTGGGCTTTAACGGCCCTCTTTCAAACTCACCAACTACAGCATGACGATTGCCAATTTGGACGTAAGCCTGCTGCGTTAAATCAATAGTTTGAAACTTTGTACTAGGGCGCAAGAAAACGGGTAGAGTCATTTTTTTAGCCTTTAATAGTAACAGTTACGATTTCTTTGAACCAGAAGAACTCCCGGAGCTAGACGACGACCCGCTTCCACTTCCAGAACCGGATGAACCAGAACCAGATGATCCACTTCCAGAACCGGACGATCCACTTCCACTAGCGGGTGCCGTAGCTTTCTTTTCTTTAGTGCCTGTAGGAAGTACCCCAGCCATTTGGTAATCTTCTGTAGAAGGGCTTACGGGACGGAATATGTTCATATTAGGTACTTGAATCAAGTTGGCGGATTCAACACGAATTGTAGTATTCGCCGGAACCTGAACAGAGTCATCGCCCGCCAACTTTATAATTTGTGGTACATTAGTTCGGTTCTTAATCCTAAAAATAGGAAATTCTTTTTTCAATTCCTCGAAAGGATTTTTCTTTGGCATTTTTAACTCCATTAGGCTGTGACGTAGGAAATAGAACTGGGTAATTGGATAGGATTATCCGATGGGTTGGATATAACAATCCCTACAGTATCTTCGCTACTAAAAGGAATTAATAAACAACCTAAAACGTTTAATGTGATAGTATTAGACCCAACAGTAATTGCTACATTACAAGCAGCATCCTCAATTACTAAAGCAAATAGTCTAATGCCTTCCACATTTCCAACTGTATGAGATTCGTCTCTCTCAAGTTGTATATCAATGTTTGCAATTTCATTGGCCTCTTCAACAAAGGAAGCTGCTTTCAAGATATCCTGCCTGTTCCGCCTTTGAGTTTTAGACGTACTAAAACCGTAATTTAAAGTAACCATTTATTTATCCTCGTAAGGCGTAGTTTCATCACTGAAGAAATCGAGGTAGTTCAATTCGTTAGTGACTAGATCAATATATGTGCCATTATATATTTCTCTATTATATGCATCTGTTTCCCCCTCTTTGACTTTAACTACCACGCTATCAATAAGATTAATGGAACCTTGGTACCCTATGTAAGTTTCAAGAGTAAGTACAAATTGATATTGGTAAGCTACACCGGGAGAAGAAAAGTTGGCTTCCGGGATTTGAAGATTTGGATCTATATTAAGCGTCACGCCTACAGTAAAATCACCAAGTGAAAGTTGAAATGCTTTTTTAGGTGCTTCCATTAACAATACATGGGCTAAGTCAATAACATGTTCTTGTGAATCTGTATTAAATACAAACCCAATACCCAATTTAATTGGTCTTATTACTAAGTGAGTTGCAGACTTTTTAGTGAAATCTTTATTAACCGTTATGCCTTTTTCTCTACCAAAACCTTTATTAAAGCCACCTTTTTCACTGTCAAGACTAATGTCGGCTATAGCTCCTACAGCGTAGGGGTAGTCTAACTTACTTTCATTAGACCCGTCTTTTTCTCTGTTTTTACTAGCAAATTCGCGTAAATTTTGCATATTACCAGTAAGCGCCGCGGCAAGATCCCTTCCGGACACTTCTTTAAATTCCTCCCTCAACCATTTAATAGTTTGAGCTATTGAAATGTTCAAGATAGGAGATTTGTTATATTTTCCATTGCTTTTTAGGTTAACACCCACGGATTAAGCCTTTTCAAACCTTGGCTGAATTAGTAGGGCGACCTACCCTGGCTAATATGGAAGCCAATGAAGATCCTGACGAAGACTTTTCTACTTCATTGTCGTAGTCATCGGCTGAATAAAATTCCTCATCCCCACTACTATCTTCATCCGTATCGTCATCGGTAGTATTAGCATCATAGAATAGACCATCTTCTTTTTCGACGTCTACTCCAGGAAATATATGTGCTTCAATATCTTCGGGATCCATTTCCTCTACTATTTCGCCTGCAAGCTCCATAAGATTAGAGAAAATATCAGCGTGCCCATCCTTATTAGACTGACAAGCAGATACCAAGACACCCTTTAAACGTTCAATAGAGGAAGTAGTTGTCATTATTTTGATCCCTTTAAATACAATTAATGGGTAGGCCAGTTGCCCAGCCTACCCATTTAGTTGCTCAATTGTTAGGTACGCTGACCGCGCGCGACCGAACGAGCGTTCGCGACTACCATTGAGATCATTTCATGCATAGCCCAACCACGAGCAGGAACAAAGCGTTCAAACTCATCAACAGCGCGGGACTGCACAGGGTAACGCGAGGTATAGCCACCCAGGTACTCAGGAGCACCAAGAATGAAGAACTCACCATCATTCAGAACTTGAAGTTCAGGCTGGCGGAAACCATCGGTAATAATAGTAGTACCGAGTACGTTACCGATACGACCAGTCTTGATGATTTCCCACTTAGAGATTGGGTCCCACCAAGTAGAGAACGTAGTACCAGTCGAAGCGTCGGTGAGCAGGTCCATAGCAACTATGGCTGCATTTACCGGGATACGCCAATGTTCAACGTTACGCTTAATAGCGGCAAAGATTGCCGGAGTAAACGCACCAGAGAAGTTAGTAAGGTTGTTGCTAACACCGTCGGCAGCGCGAAGCATCTTAACTAGAATACGATCTTCTTCGACCATAATGGCTTCAAGACCTTCGAAGTACTTGTCGTCAAGAAGGTCAGACGACGACTGCATAAAGTCTTTTTCTTCAACGCGCGGCTGAGCTGTGACGTAAAATTCGTCAGCCGGGATAAAGTTTTCACGAACGTACTGTGGGTAGACCTGAGCCAGACCCTTAGTAGCAATAGCGTGAACGTTACGCTGCTTTACACGAATACGAGCAACAGAACCGTCTTCAATAGGCGAGTCCTTAAGGATAGTACGCATGAAACCTTCACGTTCCATACGTTCATTGATTTCCATAGTAATAGCAGCACCAAGTTCGGCCCACGAATTACCAGCACGGTCGTAGTAGGCTTCTTTCAGAGCAGCACGACGTTCTGCAGCAGTCTCCAAAGACGACTGTGTTTCTTCGTGGCTATCCGGAACAAAGTTACCTTGCCTGATCTGTTTAGCAATTTCCGTGATTGCAAGAGCAAGCTCAGTGTTGTTACTAGCGTTAATATTACCGTCGTTATCGAGAATTTTGGAATCAGATCCAAAAATTCGTGCTTCTGCGACAGGTGTAGCTGATTTTCCAAGACGCATTGTTTTCAGTCCTTTTTTTGAATTCAAATCTATTTACTGTTTATAGATTAGGGGTGGAAACGAAGGCCAAGAAGACCATTGTTTGCAGCAGAAGGTGCTTCGATAACCATAGCATCCGTTTCTGTACCAGAACCACCGATAGTGTATACACCATCACCGATAGTAATCGCAGTACCAGCGTCGATGGAGTGCCAATCAACAGTAATGTCAAACATGCTGGTGTACAGGCGACCAGTAGTTAAAAGACCCTGGGTACCAATGCTGGTGGAGTTATTGATTGAAGCAAAACCGTCGAAACGATACTTCATAATTGCTTCCTGGAGGGTAATGTCGTACTTGTAAGTAACTTCAATTACCAAGCCAGCCTGACCAGAATGCAGGGTAATAACACCATTACTGATAGAGTAGTTATTAGCGGTAGTTCCGGGGTTACCAGCGGTCTGAGCAGTACGAGTACCATTAGCAGCTATGGAAACAACGCGGATGTCGCTACCTTTCATAGTCTTGCTAAGAGTAATGGTATACGGACTCGAAGCAGGAGCCACGAAAGTTTCTACAATCGGAACAGTCGTAGGAGTAACCGGAACGCCAATAGCGCAACCAGCATATTTCTCATCGGCAGTGTCAGTAGAAGGCTTGACGTACGCCTTGCCACCTTCAAACACGAAGGACATAGGAGTTCCTTCTTCCACAGTAGCAACACTAGAGTGCAGTTCCGCAACTCGTGTTTCAATCAGTTCTGATTTATTCATGTCGATCATTGAATTGTTCCTTTTACAATGAAGGTTGGTAGTTATTAACGCCCGATTTTACGAACTAAGTCGCGGTAACGGTTTACCGGAACGCTTGGTTTGTCGTTAACGAAACCGTCATGTGCGACTTCCTTTTTAGCCTTCTTATCAGAAGGCAAGTAGGAAGAAGCAATTTCTTTAACGGGACCGCCGTTATTAGAACCAGCAACGAATTCTGCATTCGTAACCATTTCTGAGATACCCTTACGATAATCCTCGGAAGTAGTAGCGAGTTCCTTAGCTTTCTCAAGTATAGCACCGAAGTAACCACTAGACTTAGATGCTAGTGTCCTGCGAACCAAATTCTCTGCGTTAGCAACACCAGCTGTCTTTAACACAGAAGCCAGTTCGTTAACTAGATCATTTTTGGCAAGCGGGAACACACCTTTATTAACACCAAGAGCAGCAAGAGCTATAGTCTTATTCATAGCATTAATACTGTTTGCTACGTCTTTAGCCTTAGCTTCTTCAATAGCCGCTTTTTCCTTATTCAAGCGACGCTCAAAGATCTCTCCGAATTTAACATCGAATTCACATGGTTCAAAACCAAAGGCCGCAAGTTCACTAGAAGCCATATTATCTTTGTTTTTGTAGAGAGTCGGTCTAAACGCCTTAAACAAGCTATTACCAGAATTGAAAACAGCGGCGGCCGTTTCAGAAGCTTGCGATCGTTTAATAGTACCGATATGGGTACTACCAACAAACACAGCAACTTCTCCGCGATCTGTAGTAAGATCGGCCATACGTAGGCTATGGTCGAAGTTAGCAAATTCAGCGGCGTAAACCTTTACATTTGCTTTTTCGACAGTACGCTGAGTTCCCTTAATCATGAGGAAACCATCGTCGTCATTCATTTCATCGATTTTGATAGTCAGTACACTACCATCTTCATCATTCTTGAACACAACGGTATCGGTTTTAAGCACTTTAACTACAGAACCCTTCATAGGTTCACCACGACCATTATCTACAGTGGCCTTAGCTTTGTACTTATCTAACATAGCCTTGAGTTCAGTACCCTCAGAAGTAAATTCGTTATCGTCTTCACCGCTGGCTAAATCGACTACTTTACCATCGTCATCGTCTTTAGACATCTTCGAAGTAGAATCGTCTACCTCGTCAATATCGTTATCCGAATCGTCGTCATCGTCCGAGTCGTCATCTGAATCATCGTCCGAATCGTCATCTGAATCGTCATCTGAATCGTCATTTGACATTTCTAAACTGTCGTCATCAGAATCATCATCCGAGTCGTCATCGGAATTCATATCCAGATCTTCCAGACCGTCGTCATCATCCGAGTCGTCATCGTCCAATGACATATCACTGTCATCGTCTGAGTCATCGTCCGACTCTTCATAAGAGTAAGCGGTTTCAACCCCAGTAATTGGGCAGTACATAGACTCGTTTACCATAACGAATGCGAGTTCGGAGTTAACACCTACTAGAGAACCATCAGCTTCAGAGCGCATAGTAACCAAGTCATTTAGACTATTAAAATCGTCGCCACTAATAACTGTTTCAGAAGCGTTCTCTAACGCTGACAAGGAAGCACCGCTTACGGGAGAATGAATAGACTCAAGGTTAGAAACCAAAGACAGATCTCCATCAGTGAACAAACGAAGTGTAGTTTGTTCCGCGGCAACTTCCTTCTCCGAAAGGAATACGATAACCATTGGGTCCGAGCAATCGGCCAGCTGGCTACCAAGTTTTGTAAATTTCTTTGGCATTTTTTGCCTCCAAAGGGTGAAAGTTGCTATAACAAAAACTTTGTTACAATATAGAATTAACGATACCTAGCTAAATAAAGGTAAATCCGTAGTGTTTCCTTATAGGTAGTATACGCACAATAAAACCGGCTACCCATATTCAAGAGAAATAGCCGGTTTTATTGAATAATTATAGAAGTTTGGAGGAATCAATTAGTAATTGGTAGAGTAATCTCAATCTTAAGTATATTTTTGCTATCAGCAAAACTGTCATTTGCCGTAACAGCGCCTTCTAGATTCCTTGAATAAAAAGTATTTATCATTTTATCTACAGTTTTACTATCCATCGTCTTAGGCCATTTAATAGTTCCCTTCAATTCGAAGGTACTTAAAGAACCAGAATAATTTTTATATTCCCTTACCTTATTGCTCATATTCAAAGTAAAAGAACTATCCAATTCTTTTAGAATTTTTTCTAAGTCTTTTACAACTGACTTTGAGTAAGTCATGAACTCTTTTTTATTGCGACTGTTAATATTGTCAACAAATGTTTTATGTCTACTTTTTATGGACTTAGCATAAGTTGCAATTTTTGGTTTACCAGCAGCTTCTTCCACGCTAGCCATATTAGTAATACGTTTTACTTGATTGGTGGACGCGCGTTCAGAAGAAGCTATCGATTTAAGAAAATCATTTACTTCTTTGGCAGAATCTAAACTGGTTTGTTTTCCATCCATTTTAATAGAAATGTAGGCTTCATCTTCTGGAACATCTTTACCAAATTGATTATAGGTAAGAGATTTAACTGGGTTCTTGCCATCATCAAATTTATTCATTACTTTTATTAAATCATCACGGTCACCCTCTAGTTCAAGTTTACTATTATCCTTGAAAACTAGGTAGCCCGTCATAATAGGATAAGAACTGGCTTTTTCTTCATTGTACTTTTTATTTATGGTATTCAAGTAGGACATTGTTTCACCCTTAGAGTTGTATTAGTTTGCCATTAATGGGATTTATAGAATAATTAGCAGTTTCTGCTACATATTTACTTTTATCTTTGCACAGATTTATTAAATATTTTAAACATTTAGCAGAGTCATTAAACTTCCACATTCCCAAATAAATAGCTGCGTCAATAGCTACACGTTGTGCTTGATTATAGGCCGGTAGTTTACGATGCGCATTAGCATAAGCAATAGAAAGCGCTTTTAGCTTTTTTAAAGCCTCTTCAATAGGTACGCCTGTGTACTCTGCATTAGATTTGACATTTTCCATCATTTCCTTTTTAAACCCGTAAGGGCTAGTAAGGACTTTATAGCATTTATCCGCTTTATCATAGACGTATTCATGTCCTAGGTTATCAGGTGTGGGTACGCCCCTACTCCATTTTAACATATGGGTCATTCTGTGGGAAATATCACCAACATGCTCTACCATAAATGTGTAAACACCGGTAGCAGTCTTAGACATTTGTATATCTAGCATACGTTGTTCAGGATAACCTCTTTGTTGCTCTCCTAAATCAACAAATGCTTTTACCACTTCCTCGGGTATAGTACCATGTTCCACTTCAATCTACCTTTTTCGCGGAGTACAGGAATTTTGTGGAACCCTTCGTACCAGCCTTTCTCAAGGAAACACTGTAACCATCCATACGTAAGGTTAATGGTGAACCATCTCTAAACTGTTCTATTTTACTTTTATCAGCAAAATCATCTAAAACTTCTACTAGTTCAGTTTCCATAGAATTATTGGAGGTAACTAGCATGCAAGAATATTCTTTATCATTGGTATTCTTGTTAAATACCTTCGCGCCTTTCTCTTTTAAAGAGTATTTGGTAAGTACCCTTTTGATTAAAGAGTCGAACTTAGCAAAACTGTTATTTTTAAACGCAGTTTCTATAGAAGCGTTTACATCATCTAAGTATCCCACGGCACTACACCTTTAGCGTTAATACTTGTTTCTAGTAGTTTGAATAATCAAGTCTTTTTGGCCCGATAAGACGTTTAAAAGTTCAGAATCAGTATCGCTATTTAAACATGACATAAGACTAGTTTCATTTATAATGCTCATTAAATTATACAACGTTGCGTAATCCTCATCTGGAACAGATGACCTGAACTTAGATTTAGGGTTTACAATAAACCTACTTATGCAAGTATTGCCATCTATTTTATTGCTCTTATTAACTAAGCTAAAGTTATCCAAAACTTTGTTTAAACTTATAAAGGCTTTTACAGTATCATTTATAAACTTTTCATCAATCTTACTAATTGCTTGATACCGATCTTTATTAGCTTTCTTAACCCTATTGTTAAGTTTACTAACAAAAGGTTTCATTCTTGTTTTTGAAACACTTTTAACAGTTTTATTACGTCTAACCGCAGCTACTTCTTGCTGCACTCGATCTAAGTAAGACATATATCATACCTCTACAACTAGTATAGTTTGCATCGAATAAGGCTGTGTTACGTTGATACCCATTTTTTGTAATTTAGACACAATATCCGTCAATTTAGTTTTGCTAACTCTGGTCATAATATTCATATTAATTAATAATTTTGATGTGTCTTCATCGATATCATAGGATACTTTAACAGTTTTGATACCTTCACTTTTTAGTACTTTTTAGTACTTTTTTAACTGTATTTGTTGTAACTTTATCTAGCGCGTCTTCAGCAATTTTTTGTGCTTCCATAGCCTTTTTAAGTTTTTTAGCTGCATCTAAAAACTTTTTAGTGGTGACGGATTGATTAGTAGCTGATACTTCTAAAGAAGCTTTTTCTATATAATCATTCATTTGTTTTAGAAACATATTGACAGCTTTAGGGGTTTCTAAAGCTTCTCCTTCAACAGCAACATTTGCCTCGTCGTCGGTAACGCCATCATCAGTAGTTAATCGCACAACAGGATTTTTACCCGCCTTAAACAATTGCAAAGCTTTTTTCGTATCTTCTACTGTACCAGTTAAATGTAGTTCTTTCTTATTTTTAAATACAAGATAACCGTTCATAGATGGTAGTTCTTTATCGGAGGCGATTTCTTTACGAACAGTATTTAAGTAAGACATTTCACTTTATCCTTTTGCTTCTGCTTTAGCTGGCAACCAAGAAGGTTTACGCAACCCTTGATCAGAATACCATTTGTGTAATGGTTCCGGATTAATATAAGACTTAATAGTAGTACGCCATAAATCTTTACCATCACCAGACTTATGACCAAGCAACTTCGTCACAGGTACGATAACTTCATTGATTATATACGTATCAGCTTCTTTTTGCTTTTTACTAAGATTGTTAGCCTTATTAGACGGCGACCACTTCTTACTATTCAGACCTTCAATAAGTAGGTTAGTGCCACGAACATGGCGCATTTTATGTGCACCACCAACGTAACCAGTAGATTTTAGATACTTATTAAGACCGGAATACGTGAGGACAGTTGTTTTACCTTTTTTATCCTTCAATGAGAATATAAGGTCGTCACCTTTCTTGCCCTCTTTAAACTCCTTCAAATTTTTCAGAATTTTCTTAGAAGGTATGTCCTTAACAGGAATGATATGATTTTGTAAACCTCCCTTTTTACCTTTGTATTTCAAACGAATGGCATTAGACTTTATAATCACGTGAGCAGGTCTCAGTGATATAATGCCGAATGTCTTTTCACCAGAAATAGCAGCCGCAGAGTTTTGTCTAGCGCCAACCCGCGCACCAGTAAGATATATAAGCATAGCAACCGTAGAAGCCATGCGTACAACTGGAGAAGAGTTTGACAGATCCTTCGTCCAACGCCTTACTGTTTTATCAATTTTGGTATTAATCTTTTGAGCAGTACTAAATTTCTTTTCAGTACTTTCCGTAATGTGGTCAACAGTGTACATTCTAGTAACACCCGCAGCGTTGGGTGTTTTATATGCTATGTAAGCACCTTTACCAGTTTTAGGATCGTATTTACGATTAAACTGTATAGTAGCATTAGGAGGTATACCACCACTTAATGCTTTACCATCTTCAGTGAAGTACTTTATTTTCCCTAGGTCTACACCTACCCTTAAAGGAGCTTTTTCAGGAACATCTACTAGCTTTTGATCCCTGTAACCCAAATCTGCCATATGTTTATACGCTGTTGCAACAGGTACAGGCTCATTATGCGTAGACATGAATGAAGCGAAATCAAGATCGTAAGCTTTACTAATACGGCGCTTTGCTGCGCGGTAAGCTTTAACGTCTAATTCTGATGATTTGGATTTAGCTTTTAAGGCTTTAAGCTCTTCAACTGGTATACTCAAATTCTTACCAGGCTTTTTCCCAGTAAGCTTAGTGTATAGTTGCTCAAGAGAAGAATATAAATTCAAAACACTTTCTTGGCTAGAAACTACTTTCTTCTCAACTTCGTCGTTACCAATTTTAGATACTACTTTATCAAAATTGCGCATAAAGGAAGGGGAAACTTGAGAAGCAAAAGTTCTAGCTTTTTCCAGGTACTGTTCTTTATGGGGGTTTTCCATAAAGTTAACAGCGAAACGCAAGTACTTCAACTCGTCCCTACTAACCATAGGGTCATTAGATATTTCTTTTCGTATAATACGTTTAATATCCAACGATTTCAACTGCATTGTTTTAGGGTTGTCCGGTGTAGTAAACATCGGACCCTTCATTCCCATTTCTCGAAGAACTCGCTTATTCAGTTTAGCTTCAAGTTGTTTTGAGAAAGACTTAGATATTTTCTTTCCAGAATCAGTTTTAGCAAGCCACTGCAAACCTACTGTAATAAGAAAAGAAGAGTACACAGTTATATGGGAAGGTGGCAAATTTGCCACCTCCTTATTCATCCCGTATTCTCCATATGTTTCTTTTACACGTTGTATAAAGTTCATATCAGGTTATCCTACTATATCAAAGATCGGGGCGGCGACGCGCCTTACGCAGTGTTTGAAGTACTTCTCGCAGTTCCCTCATATCTTGACGTATAGCTGCTTTGTCTACGTTCGCTATAGAATTAAGGTTATCCAGATCGTTGTACGCTTCGTTTAAAGTTTTAAATGTGTTGATCCACATAGCTTCATTCTTACGAACGTTCTTTATACCAGATACACCTTTTTGACGCATTAACCAAGATATAATTTTAGGATCATGCGAGTCAATGTCAAAAGCAAGACGTATTTCTGTTTCGTTTGCTATCCAGTAAGGTTTAGCAATCATTTTACCTTTCTTAGTCTTGCCAAGACGCTTCTTCTGGTCCATGAAGAAATCACGGAAACTCTTCATGTTTATCTGTCTACCAAGTTGAAGCGCCGTACCGTCTTTAATTTCTTCCATTTCATCATGTAAGGCGTCGTATACAGCATCATCGATATGTACTTTTGACTCAAAGAGTTCTAAAAACTTTTCCGCTACCTTCCATGAACGGAACCCTACACTAATAAATGGATCAACCCTATTCCAACCCTTGATCTTCTTTAACTCCGGAATATCATCCATAATTAGAATAGCTGGCCAGCCATTAATAATTGCTGCAATAGGATCAATATCGATGAGATCGTCTTCATCTTCATCCTCGTCATCATTTTCTAGATCTTCATCGTTCAATTCTACTTCATCGTCGTCAATCTCTTGGACCTTTTTAATTGACTTAGCAGAACGTACACCATTTATATCCATAGCTTCAGATTTCCATTTGGAAGAACTTTTAACTATGGAAGAAAACTCTTTATATTTTGAAGGGTTAACAGTGAACAGAGTATTCCTCTTAACGCCAATAGTACGTCCATCATATATCTGTATCTTTGCAGACCGCAGTGTAGTAGAAACTACAATAGCAGGTCCCCAAGAAGAATATACAACTGTACCGGGAGCTAAATCTTGAGTTCCTACTGCTTCAAATCCCCAATTATTAGGGTCTGCAGGTATAGCGTTTGCGTAGAAAGGAACCCATACTTTCCGTGATCCTTTGATAGTTGTTTCCGATGTAACTTCGTACATGGCAAGCTTAATAAACTTGTTAATGTCTCGAATATTCCCATCCTCATCAACTAGATCTTCTTCAAATTCTTGCTCAAGGCGTTGTGCTATACGAGCTTTAGCAGATTTATTGAGAGAATTTTCCCAGTTAATAAAGGTCTTCCAAGAACCAAAGTAACCCTGTAAGTCATCCCTTTTAGACCTAAATATAAGGTCCAAGTTCATACGCAACATTTCCATGTTGTCAAACTCAAGAGATACTCGTTTCCACTCCTGACGACCTTCGTAGTTAAATCTAGCAAGCGATATGATTTTAGAAATCAGACGTGCCATTTTAACTTCATCCAGAGAAGGACTTTGATCATCAGGCGTAGCAGTCATTAACCATACATGGCGCACAAAATCCTTATTATACTTGCCACGCGGATCAGGACGGAACATACGCGCAATAGTTTGCTTATGTTCTCCTGGTGTCCAGACAGACTGTAGCCTCAAAATAATAGAAGTCATTTGCCAGTTATTACCTTCACGGATACTGGTTTCGTCTCCTACCATAAGTACTTTTTTGTCGTCGTTTTCGTATTTACGAATTACTTCTTCATCACCGGACGTATAGTGCAAAGCAATTTTAGCGTACTTACTATAACGTAAGAAGTGCTTTGAAGCTACCTTATTATAACCAAGTACCAAAGCCTTATTCTTAGCTAAGTCACCTTTATACTTACTAAAGTGATTATCAAGGTATTTGTCAGCAAGACGTACTTTAGGTGATACCAAATCGTCTCCTGACGGTACACCTTCGCCAGTAGGGTTGCCATCCGCGTCAACAGGTATCCACCTTATGTAATCTTCGTCTTCATCTGGAGCAGCTAACCAAGCTTCAACTTTCTGCAAGTAAACTTGAGCCTTAGCTATGAAGGCTCGTTCTTCTGCATCAGCTTCGTCCTCATCATCATCGTCATCATCATCTTCGTCATCGTCATCAGTTTCTAACTTTTCTTTCTTTTTACCTTTTTGCTTTTCAGCTTCCATCATCATTAACAACGCATTACGCATTATTAGATTATAGAACTGAACTTGCTTAGGTGTCATTTCAGCGAAGTCTACAATATCATCCTTCATAGGAAGCATGTAAGACCAATCTTCTTCGCTGGCTTCATGATAAGCTGTAGTGCTACGCAACCTATCTTTAATAACCTTAGCTTCTTCGTCGTTCTTAATCAAACCAGTGCTAACACCGTATATTTCAGCGAAATTATCAACGTCATCGCCGAAAATATAAGGGTTAACACCACGAGACTGACCAACAGCATCCGCAATAGTGTTAGAAAGAAAAGTACCGGAAGCAATGTGGCGAACATCGCCTTGTGAGAAAGCAGCATAAGAATTTCTTGACCTAGCCGAACTAGGGTTCTTAATAAGGTGGGACTCATCCCCAACGAACATCTTGATACCAAGCATTTTGATAAGCAAGATATAGTGGTTAGTATAAACCGGAGCATCAGCAAAACCAGCCATGGTTTCCAATTCATCGAAAAGCTTCTTTTTAGAAGCAAAGTCACTGTAGGAGTTTACCAAAATAGTGTTAGGCGGCAACGAAGTAAACCACTTGTAAAATGCCATCCAGCTATTAATCTTGTTTTGACGCTTCAACGCTACACGTATTGTGCTAGGGCGGAAAGGTATGGCGTTGACCTTACCTTTGGTAATAGCATTGATTTCAGTTATCATACCGCGCACTAAGTTTCCTTTAGTAGAAATCAAAGGAAGTACGCTTCTGTTAACTATGCCCATAATGGCATCAGTTGTTAGCTGGATAGTTTTACCGCCCCCGGTAGATATTGGCAAAATAGCAGTAGAAGGTGTTTTGCTTAAGCTAGAGTTAATACGACCTTGATGGGGAAGGAAGCCTGACAATCCACCTTTACCAATATGTAGGTTAGGAATTTCAAATGTTTTCTTAGTATTATCTACTAATTGCTTATCCTTTTCATCAGAGTAAGCTTGGTGGCATTTATCAACATCTTCCACTTTCATTTCTGAAATGGTATCAAGAATGTATTGAATGCCAGTTATACGGTATTTAATACCAAGAGCCTTGTACTTACTCTCCATAACGAGAAATTCAAGGTTCTCGTCTATTTTCTTACGGAGAAGTCTTACTAAAGCACGGAAAGCTCCAAGCATAGCCGGAGCATCAGGATATTTTTCATACTGTTCAATGCTATATCCTAGAATATGCATTAAAGTAAGTCTAACGTCGGGATTCATACGAATGTCTTGGTCTAAGAACTCGACGATCCTATTAGCAGGAAACCTATTAAGCATTTCCTTAGCTTCTTCACTATCAGCGTAAGGAATAGCCTCAGAAGTACTCAGTTCTCGAACACTACGCGTTACTGGAGCAAAGTAATCGAGTATACCAGAACTGTATATAGGAGAGCTAAGAAACATGTACTCAGTGGAGGGGTCTAACTTAACCACACCACCTAAATCGATAGTCTCAATACGGCCTGTACTAGATGTAAAAGCGAGAATATCATTAACCCAGTCAACGTAGATTAGCTTGTTATTCAACTGGTATTTTTCGATTAGCATGTCTTTGTCGAACATGCCTTCTTCATTAACACAAGCGTTGGCCTTGTCCATGAAGGCTTTAACAGTATCCAATTTTGGCGGAATAAACATTGGAGCGCCAGAACCGGACATAACATAGTTGCGCTCATTAACTTTGGGTGCAACTTCCTTGATTTTGTTCATACGCTTACTATGAGCGGATACAGTCCGAGGATCAATTATGGTAACGCCACGACGGCCCGCTGCACCACCAATATTATTGTAAATCCAGATATTAAGAAGATATGGAGAAAATTCTTCTGAATCAACTATTTCCTTATATATGATAGGATTGATTTCAATAGCTGTGTAAAATGTTAAGCTTTTAGTACCCGTATTTTCATTATATGCCTCAGAGTCCACGTACATCTTGAACTCTACCATATCCTTCAAATTATCAATGAATTTTTCTTTTAAGCTATCAAAAGCTTCATCTAAAAATCCTCTAATAGTAGGGTTAGGTGATAATTTGTTAATAGCAGCCATAGCCTTTTCAAAAGAAATACCCGCAGAAGATTTCATACCTTCTGGTAAAGATTTCATTAAGCTATCTACTATAGAAGATTCAACATTGTAAAACTGTTCAGAGAACCTTATTGAAATGTTCTTCTTATTTCCGTCTCCAGGATAAAGAGTATATATCTCACGTAATTTAGCAGGATCAATGATATTGGTAAGCTCGTTAATATCGAACCCCATTAACCCGCCAATGTCACTAGAACCTAGCTCTTCGACATTTTTATCATTCAATAACGAAGCAACTATTAACATTCTACCCACGGAATGAGCATTAATCATTACCGTAGTAAGTCCTTGCTTAACTTGTTCAACAGGTGACGAGTAAACCTTTTGACGAGTACGACGAGCCGCCGTTTCTTCCGACATTGAATCGCGTGTCTTTTCAATAATTTCCATAGGTCGTTCCTTTATGGGTATTTGGTACTCGTTATTAATTAACTTTACGGTAATATTGTATGGTAGGAATCGTTACCTAAATCCATCATATTTTAACAGACTTACGTTTAGGAATGTTATCCTTATCTTCCATGTCTATATCCATAGCAGCTACAGTTTTCCAATCTTCAGAAGCACCAACTTTATACTTTTTACATATCATTATAAGTGAGCTAGCTAATTCAGCTGTTGCTGAAAGTGATAACCCTAGACTAAGCAGGTAATTTTTAGTATACGAGTTATAAGCTCTTTCAGCTTGTCCCCTAGAATTTATGTCAAGTATATTTTCAAATACTTTACTTTTTTTCAAATCTAAAAAGTGATTGGCTCGTCTTAATTGTAATTCTAGCAGCGTTGAAAGTTGTTCGCTAATGGAAGGTTCATTGGTATCAAGATCGTCAGCATCCTCTGCTGCTAACTCTACCATAGACTGCTTTAAGTTTTTAGCTATTTCCAATACGTTTGACATTTCTTTTCCTTGCTGTATCATCGTAAGTTGCGAGTAGCAGATTTTTGCTTACGGGTAATAGTACCTAAATTTTTACCATGTATCCATCCATGACAATCTTTACATAGAGTTATCAAATTTGATGGATGGTTTGTACCTTTTGGTAGAGGTATAATATGGTGAGCATGTAATAAATTGTGGAAAGGCGGCGGAAAATAGTTATTACAACGTTTGTTAGCAATTTCCGATATCCTGCAAGTCCAATTATCACGTTTCCTTATATAGTAGGAAAGCTCTTCCCATTTTTCCCCGTATAGTTCTTTTTCTACATTTTTACGTTTACTCTGACCCTTTGCAAAAGATCTACCTCTTTTAAAATTGGGTCTAAAGTTCGGTCTCATCTTTTCTTTTTCTTTTTCTTACCACCTCTACCACTGTCTCCACTATCTTTATTTAAGAAATCTACATCACCAGATAAGTAAGATGTGATGTCACTATGGAGCTTGTGGGAAGACTCATCCATATACGCTGTAACATTTTTTAAAGCATCATCTATTCGCAGCTTTACATTTCTAGCTTGCTTAGGGGGTAATAAAGAATCAATAGAGTTCTTCAAGTCTAAAAACTCTTTGATATTAATTTGTACCATAGCCATAAATATTGGATTAATGATACGAGTTTCTATGAACTCAGACTGATGCTCTACATTCCCAAGCAGTTTTAATTCTGTAGCTAATTCCAGCACCTGCTTTTCTATCGCTAGTAGAGCGTACATAGCATTCTCTTTTTTAGAACGCTTGTAAGCCTTATTAGCAATAGGTACAAGTTTTAAATTCATTGCTAACATAGTTTTTAGTAGAGTTCTGTTAGCTGAATCTGCGTTAAAGCTTTCACCGCTCTTGATAACGCTGCGCCTTAATAACCTCAAATCATTTTCAAATGTTTGACTGGCGTTTAGTACATCTTTCCCTTCTTTTCCTTTAGCAAGGTCATTCAATACCTCGGCTAAATCGTTCCTTGCTTTACTTAATTTTTGCTTCTTTTTTGAAACTTTGCTACTGGAAGTAGACGATCCGCTTGAAACGGATCGTCCCTCCATAAAACCCGATTTAGGTTTATTACCCTGTTTAGTACGAGGCACTTAATCTAAACCTTCTACGCCAACGAAACTAGTACTTGGCGACTTCTCTTTATCGGGGTTTTTACTATCTTTTGCCTCACTCTCAGATGTTGTACCTTCGTCCTTATCCTTGGACTCTTTGCCTTCATCTTCATTTGAATCTTTATCTCCTGAATCTTCTTTATCAGGGTTTTCTCCAGAGTTGTTTTCTTCCGAGTTACTATACGAGTCATCATCAGAATTATCTTCTTCTGAGTCATCGTCAGAGTTACTATCCGAGTCCTCGTCAGAGTCGTCGGAGTTATCCTCTTCTGAATCTTCTTCGGAGTCGTCTTCAGATATAGGCATTTGCTGCATAAGAGAAACTGCTACGTTACTAAAAGCTTCTCCCATTGCTTCAGGGTCACCTTTTTCCCAGGCTTCTATTACTTCCGCGCCTTTAGAACCAGACATAAGCTTCATTAAAGCAGAAAGAACTGCACTTCTAGCCGATTTTTCTTTAGCGAACTCAAGAACAAATGAAGCTATGTCAATCTCATTTATAGACGCTTCTTCGCGCAACGTCTTTATATTAGAAGGACGCTCATCTTCATCGTAGTCATTTTCATCGTCTTCCATATTACGACGAGTTTCTTCTTCTAACTCCGGACGGTGAGATCGCAAGAATGTATCAAACTCGAAAAGGAAGGACGCATAATTACCGTAGTTACCTGTATTACCAAGCAACCCGCCATAAATTTTATCAGCAAGCTTCTTATTTTCTGGATCACAGAGAACACGAAGTTTCTGACGATTACCGTCTATCCCTAAGTCATCAGAAGCATGTTCTTCTATTTCTTTTTGAGATACGCCAGGTCCAACCGTATCTTCATCTTCTGTAAGCTCCTCCATTATACCAAGGTCATCGCTGTTAACGACGTTGGGGTCATTAGTAAAAGCAAGGTGCATAGAGGACGCCTTTTCCACGTCAGATAAAGTAGATACCATACCTAAAGCGGTAAACGCTTTCTCTATAAATTCTTTGTCATCCAGTTCAAAGTTAGATATTTCAACCGTATGACTATCACCAAAGGAACTTACTTCTACATCACATAACTGCGATCCATCGGATCGTGAAAGTAATGTGGTAATATAGCCATGAATATTTAATCTTGACATGTGTTGCACTCCTTCAAATAGAATTATTACACAGCCACAGATTTATTAATCATCATTTTGATCTGATTGAAAAACTCTTTGTTATGACCGTAGAGACGTTTCATGTAGTCTATAAACGCTTTTTTATCGCTACTAGCCATTGCAGACTCTTCAATATCCAAAGATTGTTCGGCTACGCAAACCGCAAAAGCAGCTTCTACGTGCTTTACTTCTTCTTTTTCGACGTCATATATACGAGCTCCATCAATAGCAATACCGGTGCTCATAGCTTCTTCAGCGGCATCGTAATAGTGCACAATGTTACCACGGCTATAATCTTCTTCCATACCAACGTTAACGGAAGCAGTAGCCAAGCTACGAATGCTTACACTATTAATAAGCGAACCTATATCTTCGTCTATAGTAGAGACAAGATATGCTGTGTCAGCATCCGTATTAACTGTCCAGATATTATCATGTTCATCTTGGAATACGGTATCGTTCACCTGCGTAAACCCGGCAGCATTAGCTTCTTCCATAGAAATGACGCTTCGCTGCTTCTTAACAAAAAGACGATACAAATCGCCAGTTTTAGTAGCTTTATGCAGAGAGTTAGAGCAGTAACGAACACCCTCAGTAGCTTTCTCGATGGCGCTAGCTATGCTATCTTCATTAATACGACTATTATACACCCCAGGAATGTGTACCAGAATTGAAGCAGTTTCCATATCTATTACGTGGGACTTCTGGATATTAATAGGGAGAGCCTGAGTTTCTTCACGCTTCTTAGCGAAGTAGCCGTCTAATTTCACGTTGTTCATTTTACTTTCCTTTTTGCTCAGCGAAACCTGAACGGACGCGCAGCGACCTTGTTGTTCAGGGTGTTTACAGACAACCCGAGGGCGGCAATATTCTTCCTACGAATATCAGTTTCACCTACGGGCGGAGTACCTTTACCTGCTACGTTAATAGCAGATTTCTTAGAAGCGGGCAGTCTATCCATAAGAGAATTTAGTTCTCCAATTCTAGACTGTAAAAAATCTGAACGATTATAGTTTAGCGACGTGTTTAGTCCACTAAACTCAAATGCATTCATTCCTTCGGCCATTAGACGCATGTCTAAAGCAGCTATTTTTGCTGCTGTTAGCGTATAGTTGTCTAAAGTAGAAGGTATATCCTTCAAAGTCCAAAAAGTATTCTCTGGCTCCGAAGCATTTATTCTCTTGATACCTTGTAATAATGAATCTATTAACTCTGGTGTATACCATTGTAATGATTCATCAATCTCAACTAGTCGAGACTTATCAAGAAAAAGGTTTAGCTGCTGAATGAAGTTAATTGTTCTTCTATCAGCTATATACAACGTATGAATTTCGACTTCAGTACTTATTCCGTCGTTGTATTCAATAACTATTTGGTATGGGTCGTTGTATATATTCTTTTCAATCCCTAAAGGCGGAATTGTGAATTTAAATGAGTTACCCTTTGATGAAGTAGAAGAAGCCGCAACATTAGAACCCGTTATAGGAGAATCAAGCACGTTCTTACCTAAAGGATCAATAACTACAATAGAGTAGGATACCAAAGTGGCTGCCGATGATACTATAGCGTCGTTTATAGCCGTATCACTAACAGCGTTATATACTACTCCAACTGGATTAAACCGTTCATCTTCATCAATAAGGTCTAACTCTTGGTCAATAATGTATTCCTTGTTGTTGTTATCAACACCAGTTAGCTGTAAAATAAGCTTTTCACGTCCATCAGGAACAAGGTAGTTAGTAGGTATAGTGAAAGAAACTTCCCAGGTAGATCCTGAAGGCGAAGTTGACCCAGATTGTATCATCTTGTCATTGCTATTATAAATAGCCCAAACAGGAGCTACTGAGAAAATTGCAGCGGAACCTCTATAGGAAAACCTTTTATTTATGGTGTACTCTCTACCTTTTACAATGTCCATTTTAAATCACCAAGTTAGAGTGTAACCATGAGTTCACGTTTTTTGGAGCTATTACATCAAAAATCTTTGGTATAAAATCCGAATTTATAACCATAGCAAGGTACAGCTTACTATCGTATTTGTAAGCATATACGTTGACGTGGCTAAGCAGTTTACCCGATATCAATACGTTTACTAACCTATGCACTTCACATAGCTGTATAGGTTCATCTGGAGTAGATACGTAAGTAACAGAAGAATTGTACTTATCGTACTTCAAATTTTTCTGTATTACATGACCCAATGGGGTTTTAGCCATCTTTTCAGTAGTAGCTATTTCATTGAGTTTACCTAAGCATTTAGAATGAGCTTCCTTGAATTTATTTAGAAGGACTCTCGATCTTTCAGTTAAAGAAGTTTTTCTAGGCACAGAAGTAACGAATATACTAGCAATAGCAGGTATTGCATCTTCAAGATGAGAAGTCATTTTTATAACTTCACCAGCATTACTCGTACTACTAATAAATGTTGAAGCTTTTTCTATATCAAATTTTTCTATTGAGACCAGAGTTTTATTTATATCAGATTCATGCGAAGATAATATCTTCATTTGTTCCTTAGTTATGTACTTATACTGCAATACTTTTAAACTAGCAGCTTCTGATGATTTAGTAGCCATAATTGATCCTGTCAACGCTTCATCGTCTTCCAACGTCTTGGATACAGTTTCAAAGTAAGCCTTTCCAGCGTTCTTCAAGTATTCCACGTTATCCGGCGCGTCTTTTATTTCTTCCCAAAAGTTCGTTGCAAGCAAGGGAATAACCACAGATAAGTCAACACCAGTTAGTAGCGTTAGCCCCGCTAATCCAACTGTTAAAGCACCAGCAGTAATACCAAATTTAAAAGACATTTCTTTCAATGCTTTACTATCTTTTAAATGAATAGCAGAACGTAAAGCCTTAGCCATATTATTTTGTTGATCCGCTGGCATATCATCTACATTTTTATCAAATCTCCTGTTAGATCCAGCCATTGTCATAGCGACTGCCATGGCTACTTTACCAGGATTAGATTTGACATAATGGAATATTTTACCAGCAGTACTCTTTTTTGGTTTCTCTAAATTAGAAAGACTTATCTCAGCTGTAGGAGCATCGACTTTCTGAATGGTTTCTTCTACTTGAGTTTTACTCTTACCCTTCTTATCCTTCTTATCCCTCTTATTTTTATCACCTTTGGATTTTTCCTTGTTATCCTTTTTCTTCTTATTTTTACCTTTTTTCTTGGTAATTTTATATTTAGAATCAGGATGATCCTTCAAATAAGCTTTTTGTTCTTTTTCAGAAAGATTATTCCACCACTTGGACAACTTGGTTTCCTCAAGGTATATGTGTTTATACTATATAATTAACAATTATAATACGAATATAGCCACAAAAAAGGCGGTCCCCAATTAAGTAGGACCGCCTTTGACATCTAAATGATTCTACTTAGTGAACCGTATTAGATTTTGGCCTTACGACGACGCGGCTTACGCGTGGTCTTTTTTGCAGCAGCTGGCTTGCGCTTAGTCGTGGTCTTGCGCTTGCGAGTACCAGTAGTCTTCTTCTTAGTGCCCGTAGTCTTACGTTTAGTGGTCTTGCGTTTACGGGTACCAGCAGCCTTCTTCTTACCACCAGCGCGACGACGTGCCTTAGCAGCCGCCGACTTCCAATAACGCTTCATACCCTTGGAGATCGCAGTCTTGTGAGCGGCGCTCTTCTTCTTGTTACGAAGCGACTTCGAAATCTTCTTACCAGCGGAAGTCTTCAGGCGGTTGCGCTTAGTCTTAGCGCGGGCCTTCTTCTTCTCAGCTGCAGACATCTTCTTAGTAGAAGCCGCCTTCTTACGACCAGCAGTCTTACGCTTAGTGGTTTTCTTCTTAGGGGCGCGGGCTTCTTCCTCACTACCCAGGACGTCAACGTCCAGTTCCAGTTCCATTTCGTTTTCCATTTTTAACTCCATTAATGAATTTTAGATAGCCAGTAGATAGCGCGCTAATCCGGCTATCTACTATATAATTAGAATTTCTTAGAAACTCAATGGGGTTTTAGACAAAAAATATCAAGGCGTCTACTAGCTTAAATTTTGTGTTACCACAGGTTCGTCTAACAAAATTTAACAATAGAAACAACGTCTTAACCCCTTATTTAAACAAGGTTTCCACCGCCTACCTACTAACAGCGGATGAGTTATTAATTTGAGCGATACCGCGTAATATCGCTTTTATGTCCTTGTTCAAATCCTTATTAGCTTCCTTCAATTCTTTGTTATCTTCTATTAATTGTTCCATTCTCATATCATTGGCTATAGCAGATCCATTTAATCTAGATATTTCTGAAGACATTTTAGATTGAAGTTCTTTATTGTCTTTTAAAACTTCTTGAAGTTCCAACATTTCCGCTTTGAGAACATACTTCTCTCTAATATGTTTTTCAACATTATTTAAAAACTTGGAATGTTCCCCAACTGTCAAGGAGCCGTCGGCTGTAATAACATTGAACTGATCCATTTTGTATTTGAAATACTTACTAGCTACAGCATCGTCAGTGTAATAGGCTATAGCCATAATAATACCACATGCAAATGTAATTTTTGTGGTATTAGCTATAACCCACATTACAAGATCTTTAATCTTAATATTGCCTATAGCATTAGTGGTATTTTTTATGAATGAATTTTCCGGCATATCATACTCCTAACCTTTCTCAAGATTATTCGACAACGTGAAAGCTGTATAATCATTTGAAAACAATGCTAATTGGGACATTTTCTTTTCGAATGGGTGTAAGCCCCTTATATCAGCAGTTATACCTAGTATGTTATTCCCGTTAGTTTTCTTGCGGACTATGGAATTTACTTTCCACACCTTACCATATTTGGACTCCGTTAAGTAAGAGCCTTCTTCTATCTTTAAATGAGGTGGTAACTCAACAGAAGTACTAATATCCCAATCAAGAGCTTCGTATTGGTACCCTTGCTGAATTTCAGGAATTTGAGCTTTAAAGGCTTCCCTGTAAGCAACGACAAGTTCGGCGTGTGTCCATTCAACACCGTCTTCTAAAAATTTCAAAGTTACTAGAATGTTGGAATCTAAATTCTGTAGATTTTCCAGACTTTCTTCCGTCATAGTACCTGATAAATTATTCGCAGCGTCTGCCCAAGTCCACGAATATTGATGAACGGGAACAGCTCTTATATCGTTGTAAACGTTTAGACGTAGTATCTTGTGCCAAACTCTAGGAAGCCTAAACTTCCAATTAACATAGCTATTCTTACCAACTGATTTCATTACTATTGGGTTTTCATCTTCCTGTATAATAACACCAACAGGGTCGAAGCCGTAAACATTGGATGTATCAAATACGAAGCGTTTACCGCCATTTAGGCTCCACGAGTCTATAAATCCAGAACCAAAGCAGATGGGACAGCTTATGTTTTCCTCGTTGAACAGATTAAGCTCGTCATTAGGATCATCGTAGTTATCAGTCGTTAAATCGTCTATGTCCACTATTTCATTGTCGTATTCATCTTTAGAGGTAAGCTTTTCTTTTATGGTAGCTTGTCTACTATTTGCAATCCGTTTCTCACGTTCGAAGTCAGAAGTAACTTTCCAATCAAACTCTTTATTAGCCGCTTTATTGGACTTCGCTTTTCCCGAAGTAGAATAACTTTTGCTAAGGTTAGTGTGATTAGCTGAACATGAACAAGGAATACCTCCGGCTGTTTTAAACCAGAAATAAAAATAAGGGGCTTCAACCCCTAATGATTCTTCAAAATGCTCACTTTTTCTTGCGGCGTAATTCTCCACGTGCAAGTCAGCTCTAGCACTCATATTTTTGTTGTTGGGTATACCAACTCTACGCGCGGGTTTCCTACCTATAGTGACCATAACAATAACACCAATTAGATTACATCAATCGTAGTAATTCCATAATAATGAATACCACTGCAATAGCATAAGCTGCAAAAATTAGTACGTTTTTTATAGCAGCAGGAATAGGTGCTTTACCTATTAACCAAACTACCAAATATGCCACTACGAATACAATTATTGCAGTTATGAATAAGTTTAGCAAAATTGTCGCGGATATAACTTCCATTTGTTTTTCCTTTATAAATGATTAAAGAACGTTACATATAACTAGAAATCTGACATGTCAAATAAACTGGAATTAGTAGCAGAAGACCAAGCCGGGGTAGCTACAGAAGAAGCTTCAATGCCTACTATTTCATTTCGTGCAATAAGGTACGAAGGTATGTTACGCCCTTCATTATCTTCAAACAACTTAGGCATACCACGAACTACGTGTCCACATTCGGTGTTCAGTTTACGGGGTTTAGATAAAGCGCCGCATATTGCACATTCGTATGTTTTTACCATAGCGCCCATAGAATATGATTTACGATCGCCCTTGAGAATAGCGTTGGCTAATTCTCTATCTTTGGTTCTATCAAATCCGCATAAGGCTATCAGTTTATGAATGTTACCTACTGTATTAGATATTGGTTGCAGGTAAGTATCAAATATAATACCTTTTGCAGCGGTATGATCGTTATTAGCATGTTCTTCAAATGTAGGTTTACCTACCCAAGTCTTATAATTGGGCATACCATGTATTACATTGAACTTAAGAAGTTCTTCCAGAGGGAAAGCAACACTATTACGATTTGGAATATCCGTAGGCAAAAGAATAACTGGTACCACAACGTAGTCTTTTATATCAGAACTAATTTGGTATTCTGAAGCCGCTAGTGGTAGCATCTTTTGCATACTAACAGGAACACCACCGTTCTTATTATGCATTTCATATGCATCAGCTTGCTGCTCACTAGCGAACTCAACAACTGAATGGGAATTTTTCATTTCTCTAATAATTTCATTAAGTCTGGACATTTTATCCTCAATATTAGTTATTTATAGATTTATTCATTTCTTTAATAATTAAAGCTATGTCTTTATTAATTTTATTAACTACCCTTTCAGCTACTTTTTGGCTATTTGTAGCGGAAGGCTTCACTTCTATAACTACCATATCCTTATACATTTTAACACCCTTCAAATTTTTATAGTCGTAGTATCGTATAGGTTGCAATATGGCTTTAACTACATTTTTCCTATTTGTTAATTTTTTAGCAACAGAAGTACCTTTTTTAAATGTCACTATAAAAACATTATCTTTTTTAGGGTGTTGCTTTATTTTATCCATTTTAAATGGTTTAGGAACATCATCAGGGTAAAAACTTAATCGTCTACCTAGCCTAATTTTTTTAGATGCCGATGTTTCAACAGGTTTATTATTTTTAATAAGCTTTTTAACAGCAGAAAGGTAAGACATTTTATCCTCAATCTTCTTTGAGAGGTTCAGATACGTAGAACCAAGTTGTTAGGTTAAAATCAGGTAAAGGTAGACCTTTTATAGATCCACTGAAATTGTTGCATACGTTAATGTGGGGTTTATACGTAGGATAATCCCACGTTGCTCCCTTATTGATAGCTTCTTTGGAGAGAGAGTCCAAAACTTTTTCTTTAACTATCAATACTAGGTTATCTCTTTTATCACCCAGCAATTCCCACTTAAAATGTTCTTTACGTAGAGTTACTTTAACCATACGGTTTTTCAAATAAATTTTATTGCGTGTATAGGTAGTAGTTATATGATATTCATCTTGAGCAGTTAAATCCTGTGGATTACACGTAGATTTCAAAGTATCCCTACAAAATTTGTAGAGTCGCTTATTACTTTCTGGTAGTAAATGAACACTAGCATAAGTTCCCCTAGCTGAAGCAAATTCTTTCAAAAAGTTTACAGCGCCGTAAAGCCTACTATTCAATAGAATGTTCATCTTATTACCATCACTTGTACTTACTTATTTGACGTTATTTAAAAAATTTTTAATGCTATTATTTAAACCATTAAGACTACGAGTTACCTTATCAGCTTCTTTTGAAAGTTTATCAAAAGATTTATCATCAAGTATGTCCCCGTCTTCTTCTACAGCGTAGTCAAAATCATCTGAAAATTTATCTAAAATTTCAGAAAAGTTTTTAGTTATTTCATAAAGAGTACTATCCCTTAAACTACCACTAGCTTCTTCTTTAGCTGGTTTCCCTACTTTTTTCAATATTTCATTTAATCTACCGGAAGGTTTTTTAACACTAGCTTTTTCACTTTCCTTATCAAACATATCAATAATTTGAATAGCTTTCTTAGCAGTGTCTTTTAGATCATCTTCTTTAATGTCATTAATAAGTTTTCTATGACTGTGGGGTTCTTTTACAAATTCTTCATATTCTTTTTCTAAGAATTTACCTAATTTTTCACCGCTCAAATAGTTTGAAGGTTTTAGTTCCTTCAAAGCTTTTTGAACATTAGGGGGAACCTTGCCAGAAATAGTTTTTACCATTTCCTTAACGAGACGTGTAGCCTTTTTCTCCAAAGAAGGATCAGCCATAGTTGATACAGCGTTAACTTCATGTATTAAAATCAAATACGATTTAATCGATTTATCCATGGTATTTCACCTTATTTTGAATTTATTTTGAGCTTGTTGCATAGTTAAAACAGGTATACCTAACTTAATGGCTTTTTCCGTCTTACTAGAATTAAAGTTTTTGTCCGATACAATGAGAGCTGAAACGGTTGATTTCATACTAGTAACTTGCCCTCCCATATCTTCAATCCTCTTTTCAAATTCCTTATCCCTAAACCCTGTAAAGCAAAAACTTTTACCTGATAGCGGTCCTTTGGTATTAGGCGCGGAACGTGCATTCTTTTTCGGCAACCAACCAAGACGTTTCAAAAACTTATAATATGCAGGAAGGTACTTTACAAATACCCTACCCGTTTTTTCAGAAAGTCCACCAATGTCGCCTATTATACTAGGTAATTGACTTTTCTTATTTTTGAGTTGTCTAAAAGGAATTTCGTTGAGTATTAGATCAAATTTATCTCTTGAAAATCCCTTAGGCCAGCATTTAGAAGCAGACATCATCTCACTATGTGAAACAACGCTTCTTTTCTTGCGTAATGCTGTATAAAGTTTTGCGGAATTGACCTTACCGATTCCAGTCTCTTCTATTTCTTCTTGCGAAGCGTTAAACAACTCCGCTATGTCAAATCCGTGTTTAACTAACTTCTCCGCTGTTTTGATTCTAGCGCCTTCAATACCAAGTTTATTCAAACCTTCTGTTAAGCGTTTAGCATTTACAATCATTTCTTGTTTGGTAGAAAGTTGGACACTAAGTGCTTCAATCTTATTAGCATCCCATTGAAAGTTTTTAGGTAATTGTGGTTTAACACCTTTAACAGTACCGACAACCTTTGGTATTACGCCACCCGCTCTTACTACTTCAATAATAGCGCCAGGTCCAATTTTATGGGACTGCACATAAGCCGCGTTATGGCCAGTAGCCTTGGATACTGATACACCAGAAAGTCTAACTGATTTGTCAAATATAACTATGGGTTTAAACACCCCGTACTGGGATATATTCCATTCTACCTTCTTAACTTTGACTTTAACAGCTTCTTCATTTACCTTAAAGGCAATCCTGTTTCCATTGCGAACATCAATGAGTACTAATCCATCAAGTTCGTACTTCGATTTTTCTTTGCGGTCTTTCAAGTGGGCAGTTAATTGAGTTAAGGTAGGATTATTGAATAACTTGGTGTATACGGTTTCAAATCCTTGATTTTTCAGCTTAACTCTTGCCTTATCCCACGGAACTCCTATAAGCTCGTGGGCAACCATTCTAATATTGCTAACCCCAGAACTAGCAGATTTAGAATTGACTATACCGCTAACCATATTACGAGAATTTTCAAACGCATCACTATGCTTTTCTTGGAAGGTGGCTTCCGGTATTAACAGTTCACCGCGTACTTTGGTTGACCTCGTTATACGCCCTTTTTTCTTCATCTTAGGTAGTAATCTAGATATATCCTGACCAATCTTGCCATTACCTCTTGTGAGGAGTTTGTCCTCCCCATCTACTTTCAAGAAACCAAAGGATACCCCATCAAGTTTATCAAGAGCAAGTATTTTACCAGAAGATCCGCCTAGCCATTTTTGTGCTGTTCCCTTATCTTCATAAATCTTTTTAAGGGATGGCATTTCGAATGGTAATTTTACTTTCTCAAGTTTATTGCGGGGATTTGGTTTAGCTCCTACTTTGTCCAGAAAAGGATCATTAGGTCTATGCTTTCTATAAATATCTTCCCATTTATCATATTCTTCGTCACTTACCAAAGCTTTTCCATTGAAGTAAGCTTTGCGCCATTTGTTAAGGCGTCTCTTTAACTCATCAAGCTTTTCTTTTTTAGTAGCCATGTGCATAAACCTTAATCTTTAGAGTAATACACTTTTGGTTTATCCTCTAAAAATTCTTGAGATTCCTTTTTGGTTTGATGGTTCTCTTTACGAGCAACTTCAGCTGCAGCTTCAGCTAGGCGCTTGTTAAACCTGTTAGCAATAACGTCACGACCTTGCTTAGTAAGTAACCTACGATTTCCCCGTGAGTCGAAATCGGTAAACCCGCCACGATCGTCATCCGGGTTTGACCGACCTAATATAGAAGTAGGTCTTGTACCGCCAATGCCTAATTTTTTAGCTATAAGCATGTTAGCAAATTCATCAGACATACCTCCCATTCCATCTTCTGGGGAAGCAGCTTTGTTTATTTCATTAAGCTTTTTACGCCATTCAGCAATTTGTTCTCTCATACGAATATCTTCGTCAAGACCTTCAAGTAGTCTATCAGCGTTAAGACCACCCGCTGCAATCCACGTACGCATTGATATAGGAACACCTTGCTCGTTAAGAGTTCCCAACAAAGCTAGGTAATCCGAGTCAGCTTCAGGTTTTAGTTGCTTATGCCAAATAACATCTGGAATGACGTAGTCAGAAATGTTGTAGTTTATACCCCTAGCATCAACAGCAGTTTCAGCATTGCCGTTTAATCTAAGTTCGCTAGAAAAACCATGTTCGCTAGTAAACTGAACCATCATTTCGTCATCTTCATTAGTGTAAATCCTATTTGAATTTACATCAGAAGATAACTCTATGCCGCGCTTCTTATATTTCTTAGCAGTAAACCCGTGTTTTTCAGCTATCATTGGAAACATCTTGTCCATGAAAACTTCACGAGTAATACGAGCACGATACTCCCGTATTTGCTCTAGGAACAGGGTAAGAGCTTGCTCCATAGTATTGTAGGTTACTTCACCACTTGCAAACTGATCGGAAATACCAAGTGCACGAAGTTTTATACGTTCTATAGCATCAAAGTTTTGATCCCACCGCCAAAAGTCATCACCACGACGTACTTCATTAACATTGATACCGCTTCTGGTTACTACTACTGCACCTAATGGATCCAAGTCAGCTGCCATGAACAAATTAGCTACTGACTGCATTTCTTCCGAGTCAGGTTGCCAATCCTCAGTACCTTCCATAGTAATATGGGATACTGCTCGCTGCCTCTTGTAAACTTGGTCTAATGTACCTCTCATTAAAGCCTTTTCATATAGCCACGCAGGTAAGGCTCTCTTGTACATTGACACACCACGATAATCCTTCAACAAAGCTCGTCGTGGAATAAATATAGTTGTTTTAGGATCAAGTGTCCATCCACCAGACGCCTTTATCATTTCTTCTGGTATGAACTCTTTATAACGTTCCAGCAAGGCTGGGTCTTTCAAAATAGTTGAAGCTTTTTCCGGTAATTGAATGGTAATAACTGGATCGAAACCAAATACAGGAACTTGCTGGAAGGTAGCGTGGTCTATACTATGTGGAGAAGCTCCAACAAATACACCCTTAGACTCATCCCAAGTAAATGTGGACAATGCTGCACCAAGTGCTATGTAATCGTTTGATATGTTAGGAAGTAGAGCAACTGCGTTAATAGATTCAATCGATTCAATAAAAGGTCTAGCCATTTTTTGGTCTTTTAAACCAGACAAACTAAAGTCAGAAAATGGAAGTGTTGACATAAGTTCCGTAGCAGTACCACAAGTTGCATCGTGGTAGAACATATCTCGGTATATTTCATTTACAGTAACCATAGAAGCATGCGGAAGTTCCTCTGGAACTATGCCACGCATGACATTTATCAAACTATTTTGTGAAACAATACTAGATATCGTGGAATTGGCTACGCCTCCACCACCAACATTGGTAAGACTATCCCCGCTGGTGGGGACATTACTATCAGCTTTTTCAACAGGTTCATCTTCTTGGTTCAAAAGGTTAGTAATGGAAGATGCGACTTCCTCAACTAATTTACTACTTGACCTGTCATCCTTTTCATTACTACGATAAGATCGACCTAAAAATTTACTGCCTAAAACAGCATCTGGGGAGGAAGCCTTTTCACCGGCTTCTCCCCTTTTAGGAACTTTGGATGCTTGTGTAACAAATTGACTATCACGTCCATTTGACGCAATAGTAATTGATTTTCTCGTTTTCATAGAATGTCTCCAGTCAAAATAAGATTACTTTTCGACAGTAAACTCCGGCAAAAAAGCCCGTTCAATTGGAGAGTAGAAACCAGGTATGTATCCGCCAGGTCCAACGTAATAAACACGCTGTAATTCTCCAGCTTGTTCCATTTGCTGTTGTCGCAATACGTTTTCCTTTGCGACTTCTATTACTCTGGCTTCTTCTTTAGCAGATTCATTTTCGTTTAGCTTAGTAAACAACGATGTATCAATCATGTCTTTAACCTTTGTGGTTGTGTATGTAGTGTAATTAATAAAAAAGTACGGGGGACTTTGACCGGTTATAGGCGTTTAAAACCTTTTGTTCTTTAGCAAAAGACATTTCTTTGCAGAACACCAAAGGCGGGTAACCAGAAGAACCTTTGTTATCGACCCAAGTAGATTTCTTCATAACTTCATATTCCTTACTGGAAGGAACCAAGGTTTTACCTTCCTTAGACTTAAGGGAAGTCATGTCGTAAGTAGCACGAAATTTCAATTCTCTAGCAAGAAGTATCGTTGACTTAACGGAAATGTCATCAGCTACCAAAGTCACTTTACCCTTTAGTTTTTTCATATTACGCGTTAAATATTCGTGTTTGTCCCCAAAGGAAGATCCCGGTATTGAAGACGTAAAAACGTAAAACCTAAACATAGTAGAATAGTTTTCAGCCTTTTTACCAGTAGGGAAGCCCAAATGTTTCCACAATTTAGATATTACGTCAATAACAACGTTGTCTAACTTAGTACCACGTCTCACTACTGGAACAAGAAGTACGCCGCTATGTCTAAACGTGCGTCCAAAGTTTTCGATGTACTTAGATATTGATTCAAAAATTTTATCGCCGTATTTACTCCAAACTTCAGGGTAGTCATGCAGACCTATGACTAGATCGTCGAGATGCAAACCATGTACTTTTCGAGAAGCTCTCTCAAACTCATTAACGTCTGTAAAAAGCTTTTTGATTATACTATTACCGATTAGACGCCATAAGCTATTATTTATTGACATCAAATTTTTTGATGTAGTGTCTCTCACTGTAGACAACTTAAACTTGGGCGGCAGTGTGCAAAATTTTAGAATATCGTCTTCAGTGAGTTGTCTATCCGTATGTCCCTCATAGTTAACTAAACCAATACGACCATATTTAGTAGGACCAGCATTCTTAGGGTCTAGCTTAACTTCCATACGTTTAGGGGATTCACGAACCAAGTTACGATGATCGACCTTGCGCTGTTTAGCTTCTTTGGTAGCTCGTTCCTTCAAAGCCTTACGTGCTTCTTTCTTAGTCGTAACCTTTACAGTGTTACGAACTTTATTTTTATTTTCTTTAGAGGGCATCATAATCTCCAATAGCACACAAATTTAGGTAGTATATTGTAACACGTTTACTAACTACAATCAAGCGCTAATTTCCTTAGTTTCTTCCGTATCCTTACTATAACGTTTAACCTTCAGCCCATGTTTTTGCATAGACTCTATAACTTCTTCCTCTTCAAACTTAGTGAAGAGACCTAGCATATGGGCGTAAATACCACAAAATTCTGGACCATGAGCTGAAACAGTGGACAACTTTATTTTATGGTTAACAACCACGTGGACTAATTCGTGCAACAAAGTGTCAATAGTTGAGTCATGTACTTTCACATAACTAAAAGCTGGGTTTTCGGAAGTGAAATCATCCTTATAAGTATGGGTTACACCCATTCTAGTTTTTGATCTAGTAGAACTGTTATCCAATAATATCTTATCTTTAGGTAGCTTGAAATGGGATATAATCCTTTTAGCAAATTTACGTAGTTCTGAAACAGAAAATCTTTTCCAATGGGGATCATCACGTTTTGCTAAAATAAAGAACTTATGTTCCCATGCGTACAGTTTATTACGCTGGCTATCTTTCTTAGATTTTGAGGATATTACTTTCTTCAATAATTTCTTCAAAATAGTCATATGTTTATTTATATCTTTGAAAGCAGCCGAAGTTAAAGATATAAATCTTTTCTCTCCATCTTCTTTTGTTCCTTTATGCATTTCTAAAATTGCTATATACGGATTTTTTGACAAAATGGACTTTAGGTCATCTAAAGAAATAGATGACCCATGCAATTCAACCATAGATTTACCATCTTGAACAACACCTATTCTCATTGCAGCCTTACCGTCTAAGTCTTGCAATTTAAGAACATGATTAGGAGTTATTTCAAAACATCTAAGTCTGTAGGATTTATTTTTATATTTCACTTTCTTAGTTAGAATAGACTTTTCTTTTTTAAGCATAGCGAAAGCAGCAACTACTGGAATAGATTCCATGTTATTCTCCGAGTATCAAGAACGCTCTAACCAGTAATTAGGGTGTTTTATTGACCGTTTTAGAATGTCAATATACTCAGCTTCTTCAATTGGCTTACCTCTATACCTGTACCAATCAGGTTGTAATCTGTATCTTTCTAATAATCTTTCACATATCAACTTTTTGTCTTTTTTACTCGGTTTCCATTCAATGCAAGGTACTTTATCGAATAACTCGAAATGGCAGGATCGATTACTAGGATTTATTTTAAACCCACGACGCGTTAATACGTGGCATATCAATGCATAACGCACCTTCATAAAGCGTTTCTTATTATAGAAAAACATCACATGGCCTGTATTAAGTGTGTACTCCTCAGGAAGCTTATTTTCGTTATACCCGGCTTTACTGGACAGTGTTCTTTTCAAAGAAGCTCCGACCATTGGAAATTCTCTGTATTCTGCCATCAAATGTTGGTCTAGTAGAAACTTAGGGTGTATAGCGTTAATTCTTGTCATAATCTATTTCCGTTTAGTCTACTACCAGAATAACAAATTTTACTAGTAAATACAATCACTTTTTTAGGCTAAAAATCCCTTGATTGTTTCTGATGGCGGAATAAGGAATTTCCCATTTGCATATCTTGCGTGGTCCATTATTTTTGGAGCTTCGAAATCCATTCTAACTTCTATAAAATCAGATAAATTATAGTACCCAAATTGCATTTCAAAATTCTTAACAAAAGCATTCTTCATTGCTACAATGTAGTAACCACAATCTTCCCTAATTGCTATAGAATTATCTGCTGATCGAGTTATTACAGATTGGGTATTCATATCACTTCCTAAATCTTTATACCCGAATATTGCTAAAATATCACCATTTGAAAAATCATCTACTTCGTAACCATTCCCACTAGGCGAGTGTATTAAACCTTGTATATTTTTTATATCTTCGGGTTTATTTAACAGTGTAGCTTCCAGATTAAATGAGTCCTTTTTAAATATCCTCGGTACTGTAGTAGAATATGCTATAGAACCTAATGGAAAATAATCCGTTTCTTGGGATATAGCGCACGTACTTATACTACCGAGTCTTTTAACTATTCCAGCTTTATTGCGTATATAAAGTCCTTGCTCAATTTGAGAAATACCGCTAGGTATACTTTCAATCTCTTCAATTGTCTGTTTAGGTAAGCCTGTTACAGCTACAGCAGCACTAGCACCTAATAATTGAAGAAATCCGCGCCTATTAATATCAGTCATTGGCGTATCCTCAATGTTTTGTTTGAGAAGTCTGCAAGGAACCTTCCTCATTCCCTGGATCGAATATATACAATTGTAATTCAGGGTTATTAACTTTGGGCATGTAAATTTCGTCCCCTATGTTTAAATCTCCGCTGATACTTTTTAACCAATTGATAGCTTCAGTGAGAGCTTCTTTGCTCACGTTGATATCCCCACTGTGTACCTTTTCAACTATGTGATTAGGGCAATAATATTTATTCATTTATTTTCTCCATCGTATACGTATACTTTACCGAAAAAACGTTTGTGTGAAATAAAAAGGGGCCGAAGCCCCTTTTCGTTTACCAGTTAGCGTCTATAAAATCTTCAACGCTTTCCGCTTCTTCGTCGGTGTCCGCGAATTTCAAAGCCGCGTTAGTTTCAATAGAACGTTCGATAACTCGCAACAAGTCGGTTTTTTCAACGACGATTTCTTCAAAAACCGAATAGTCATCATTAAGGATAGTAACTTTCACTCGCATGTGTTTTTCCTTTTCTGTTGTGTAAACGTTAATCGTATTGTTCCGATTAACACCTAACAGTTTATACAAAACCGGCTATAACACAAGAGAACAAAAGCAGAACAAAACGAATACGAATCGATTTTATTTTGTTCCGATTATGACGTCGTGACACATAAATCGAAATGCCATCTAGTCATAAAACGTTTGTGTGAAATCGATTTAATCGATGTTAACGAGCTGTTAAGGTTTTTCGTTTAGACTGTAATTGTAAGGCGATTTAACCCGTTAACGAAATGTAAAGGAACAGAAACCGATGGTTAACAATTTCGTAAAACCCCCGAAAATGGGACCTGAAGAAGCTCGTGCATATTGGGCTTACGTGGCGAGGGACTTCTTCAAAATGGGATTTGAACTCCTGGCTCTTGGTGGTCTACTCTACGTACTGGGACTGTGGATATCCATGGTATGATAGATGAAGGCGGGGATTTTACTCCCCGCCTTTTATTTCATTGGGCAATGTACTGCACTATTTCCCCTTTTTCGTTTTTCATTTGCCAAATATCATCAGATTGATTATGTAACAATACGTTTAGAATGAACAGAGAGTGGTAAGCCTCATGAGTCTGTTCAATATTTCTTAAAATACTGTTAATATTTGATCCGTTCTCATCACTCGTAACAGAAACAACTTCGCCATCTCCATAGAAAATTTCGTAGTTACCCAGTTGGAGAACGTCTCCGTGAGTATCGCTTTTACCTTCTAGGAAACGGAACCTCATAAATTTATTTCTACCGGCGTATATGGTAGCGTATTCATAGTATCCCCTGGACTTATGGTGTACCATACGGTATTCCAAACCATAAGGCATACAGATGATCGATACTTCATTATCGTACCTATCTTTTTCTGTGTACCAGTTGATAATTCCCAAACCCAAGCTTGCAAAACGAACGCGACGGTGGTCTATTTCTGTTAAAATGTAGTCCATGACTATTTCTCCATGTTCATGTTCATATTCTTCGTTTAGTTTACTATCGGACTTTGTGCATTACGAAAAAGAAATATCCACAAAGTCCGAAGCTGTTGCTTCCTTACCTCCAAGGTCTTCGACTTCCCAGTAGTGCCATCTGGCCGCTCTGAATTCGCAAAATTTTGCGACATGATCATCACGACATTTTCTCGCGTTTTCAACATCGGAAACGATGATTGGTACGGGAGGAAGGTTTTCAAGTTGCCTTATTAAAATTCTAGTTTTCGCCATTTCAGTTCTCCTGTTTAGATAAACACGCCAAAAAGTTTGGAACCGTACATTGTCAGCTTGCCCCAAAACATTGTATACTTCATGCGCATTTTAGTACGCTTTTCCTTTTTCTTTTCCAAGGATTTCTTTTCATCCTTGGGTTTTTCAACAACGGGCTCAGCAGGAACCCCGTAATGATTGTTGTGTATGTGGACTTCGATATGAATTGGCCGGTTACTAGAGGCAACCGATCCAATCAAATCCGAAATACCTAGGGTTTTAGCGGCTTCTCTGACTTCGTCAGCATCAGTAACAAGGCCAGAGGGGAAAGATACAATCTTGTTGGCGGAATTCATCGTCGTCTCCTACGTCGTGTTTCTAAGTGTAGTATACACCCAAAGCACCAAAACACAAGCAGAATTAGGTTATTAATATGGGTTACATACGTTTATTAATCAACCTATTTATAGTGATGTCAGCTATAGCCGCTAAAGACGTAGTAACGAAAAACGTATAAGTTCCAATTTTAGTTATAGTGTCTACGCTTATTGGATTTACGTAATAGGAAAAACACAGGCACACAAACAAGACGAATGACGTTATACTCAAAGCTAATGATATTAACACAGAAACTATCAACGTCTTTATAAAAAATTTGTTAAATTTACTCATCGTCTAGCCCCATCGTTTAGAAGGGATGCCGTTTACCGCGGCATCCCTTCTTTGGGTTTTACTTACCTTTTTCATGTTCTGACTTGATTTGTTTGGACAGTTCCCAAAAACTACTGTTATCACCCGCCACATTTACGTACAAACTACCCAGTTTGCCAAAGTAGTCTTCAGAATTATAACTAGGATATGGTTGATATTCACTCAAGGGATTTAAAGAGATCATATATTCTGAATCTCCCTTGCATTTCGAGATTGTTTCACGATACACTTCAAAATAGTGTAAATCAAAGTTAGTTATCGGTACAGCATCACTTTGTATTTTGGGGATAAACAATTCTTTGACATAGCTACCCGGTACAGTTATGTCTCCTAAAATTCCGTCATTAACTGTAACTTCTTCAAGAAGAAGAGAATTACGGTGATATTTTGCAGATACAACCTTAAACAAGGCTTTGAAAGGTGTTCTGGTGTCATCAGGAGTTCCTACAAAAACGAATTCTCCACCTTCCAATTTTTCTTTGGGTTGTCCAGGAACTCTATCAAGGTAACTCGAATTGTCTATCCCGTTTGATTTAAATATTCTCACTTTCGGAGCGTAAACACTGAACCTAAGCCGAGTTTCGCCAACCAAAACGTAGAAACGATCGCTTTCTCTTTCTAGAGCACTATCAAAGTCCGAGACGTATTTATCTTCATAAGCATACTTGCTGTCAATGGGCTCCACATAGATTTTATAGTTATCTTTAATCAAGTCCCGGTTGTAAACCCCGGTTTTAATCCGGCATTCCACAGTTGTGAATTCGTCCTTACCGCCCGACGATGAAGTAAATCCAATACCGACGAAGCTATTCATTATCAACGCGGGCATAAACACGCGAAGATTTTCAACACCATGAACCAAAGCTGCATCACGAATACTTTTGAAGTAAATTCGGGGAATGTGTGCTCCGGCATAAAATTGATAAGCGTTGGCAGAAGTGGTATTAACGGTTGCTGTATTTTCTACTACGTTGCTCATTGTTTCTTCCTTTTTCATATTCGTGTTCAGATTAACGAGGTTTTATTGTAGTCCATAACTCCCGATAGGAAGTAGGCAGAAGCTGCCATTTTCAATTCGTGCGGAGGCTCGAATGATTGCAACATAGATTGCAAAATCATTATCACCGATGTTTTGTAGCGCTGGTCGCTGTACTTCTCTTTCAGAGTAAACCCTTCGCCTGTAAGTCTCCCACCTCCAAAAAATATGTCAGAGCATTTACTATGGAAAGGATTTCTAGGCGATTTGAATTCATCTGGTATATTCTTCATCATAGGGTAATCCGATAACTTGTAATCGTCAAACCTCATTTTTGGACATCTAAACGTGTGTTTACCGACCTTAATATCGACGCCCTCAAACGTAGACTGCCCAAACGAATCCTTGTTAGTAGTACGCGTATCAGGTTTTAGCACCCCCAGCGCTACACCCTCGCGCTGTGCTGCCTTGAGTTGTTTTTTCAGTTTATCTTTCTTGCCCATTTCGTTACACCTTCACAATGTAGAGTTTATAACCACAAACCCGCAAAATATTTATCGCGGTATTGCACCGTGGGTCTTTTGTTTCGCCACAAGCCATTCTACCGATAGTTTGGGGCGATATACCCGCCTTCTTGGCTATGTCCTTATAAGTCATTCGGCTGTTAGCGATAGCCGAACGAAGTGTAGCACATAAGGTAATCGGATTGTCAATCTCGATCAGTTCCGCTGCTTCCGAATTGGAAGATGATTTGATTGATGTTGTAAGCGACATATCCATTACATTCTCCTAGTCGTCTAGTTAATAGTTATACATATTTACTTTACTATGTACTCAGGAATTACCAACGTTCCTGCTGTTTTCTCCTGTCTCTGACACTTTCAAACACTTTCCAAAAATTACACAAGTCTTTTGGGTAACCATAAGACACCAAACTACCCAGCATTCCTATGTTAGCTTCAGCATTGTAACCGTCTAACTCAGGATCAAGCCAGTCGTCGTCTTCTTTTGGTATCGGTAGATGACATACAGCCAAGTGATTTTCTTCATTGGCTGCAACAATGGCTTCTTGGTACATTTGCATTTCTTCAATGTTGAAGTTAGTAATGTACGACACAGACCCGAAAACTTTTTCGGTTATACTTTGGTGTAGGAACTCTTCAATAAAATAAGCGGAACACGACTGTTCTGAGAAGTCATCGTTGTCCATGAAGTAAATAGTTTTGCTCGTATCTCCTTCAACACGCAAAACTCTCACAATTTCATGAACGTTACAATTTTCCTCTACGTTTCCTACCAGAACAGTTTTCTGGAATTTAACACGAACAATGTCGCCAGCTTGTACTCTTGACTTGGTTCCTTCCGTAAGGCGAGGAACGTTTCGCATGTTCTCACCAAACGTAAGACGCTGACCTCCTACCTCAACGTAGTAAACATCGGTGTGCATTTTAAGGTCGAAGTCCATATCGAACACGCTGAATTTACGGAAAGGATATGACTTGTTAACAGGTTCCAGCACGATTTCGTAAATCAAAAAGTCGGCGGTATGGACTTCGGGTGTACCGGGTTCACAAGGCAGAATACGACATTCGACCAATTCCGGCGGACTTTTCCTCTTTTTGCGAAGGAAAATGGAATTAGGTACGAAAACTCTAACGTCGTCCAGGCCGTACATGTTCGCGGCAGAACGAATGTTTTTGAATTCAGTGAATTTAAGCTCAACACCGTCAAGCTTAAAGGTAGGGAACTTTATTTCATTAGTTGCGATTGCTTCAGTAGCCATCAGATTCATCCTCAACGTTTTGTTGTGTTTAATAGTTTCCGTAGCCCTCAATCGTCATCGAGGGTTTTCAAAAACTCCTTCATTTCGTAGTATCCGCGACCAACCTTGTCCCACATACCGCTTTGTTCCAGTTTTTTACACAGCACCTTCATTTGATAAACTGTTAGACAAGCAGGTTTCGCTTTATCGATTTCGCGAGGGATATGATCAGTAATAAAAGCATCCATTGTTTCGGAGTTCGGAGCAAAAGCAACAACTCGCGGCTCAGAAAAATCGTTTCCCTTGTTTTCCAAGGATACGGACGTTACAGTAACCTCGGGATTGTAATGCGTCTGATTTTTGATGTCATTGAAGATATAATCCTCCCAGTATTTTGCGGTATGTCCCGATCCCCGAAACGGATCGCGGTCAATTTCGATTTGTACGGTAAACTTGAACTTTTGCATATTCATGTTCCTTCTAGATTAGTGTATCAGCGGAGTACCTTACGAGGCAACGTGGTAGGTTCTCCGGTTTCATCAAATTCTGTATTTTTCCAGCCTTCGATTGTGACTTCACGTATACGCTTACCCAATTCCTCGTCCTCGCACTTATAAACGGATACTCGTTGCGATAGACCCAACGTACTACCATACCGAATGACATCGGCCTTACCGCTTCGAATGAAACTTACCGCCTCACCGATTGTCCAGCGATACAGTCCACAATTTGGGTTACGAATTTCATTTGCTCGTTCCATAAACGTTTCGTGGCTTAATTTATCTACGTCATCCTTGAATTCATATTCAATACCATGAATTTCACAGTACAAAGGTCCACGTTTAACAAGAGACAAATGACTTTCTCGGCAACTTGTACCAAATAGAGACTTACCGGTACTGTCGAAAAATTGTACGTTGTACGTGAGTTCGTCATTTTCGTCGTCCTGCCAGTGGAAGTTAGCGCTTGTAACCAAAGCGTAACAACCAGGATATTTTTCTGTTACATCATCGAACGAAGCTTCGATGTTTACAACATCGCGTGGCCAAAATTTGAAAGGCGGCAGTTCTCGTTCAAAGCGATACTCTCCAAGTTCATAGTCCGCTTTGATCATATCAAATTCGATGTTGAAGGAACCGTCTGCATTTTTGACGGGCCAAAGTTCATCGTAACGTTGCTTCTCCAACTCGGGGTCTACCAGATATGTAGAATAGACGTCGGCAACCATAGGTGCAAGAACTTCACGGGGGTCGCCCGTTTCGAAATCCCATTGTACCATAACCGAGGTATTAGCGGAGTAGATACCAGGCTTCAAGCCGTACTTGATGTGGCTTCCGAAAACATCCAAAATCCTTTTCCCGCGCACGATGGAAACGATTGTTCCTTTACGACCGTCAGGCACGTAGTATTCGGAACGATATGAACGCGCTTCCTTGTCCATCTTAGCCATAACGCGGTCGCCGATTTTCATAAGTTTCATCATAGTCATAGTCATGTTCCTCTAGTTGTAGTTGTAATTGAATCAGTTTTCCGGCCAATGATTGTCAAATTCAGACTCATGGCACCAACGATACACTCGGGTGTCAAATTTGTCGCCCGGTGTTATCACTTTACAGTCTTTCCAGACGTCGATTGGAATCCTCAATTGATTGTGGGGTCCCCGTAGTACAATGTGGGTGGCATCGCCGCAACCATTTGGCGTATTGAACTCAGTGTCTACTATGTGATGGGGTGTAGTTTCGATCCATACTCGAACTTGATCGACAGTTTCTGCGGTTCTCTTTTTCATAGTCATGCCCCTCTAGTTGTAGTTATGCGCTAATTAAACGTTTGTTCCGTGCCAATCTCCCATCAAATCCTCAGGTTCACCCTGAGCAAGTTCAATCCCCATGAATTTACCGGAGTCATCGATATAAATCGTATCCTCGGGTGAACTGTAAATGTCGAAAGCTGGCCATCCGGTAAGCATGGGACCGGTTTCTCCATCCCCTACGTCCTCCAAATCCGAAGGGTATCGGTCATATGTGTACCATAGTTTACGAAGATGAAAATCAACGTCGGGGTTGAAAGCAAACGTTTTTAGTGCAGGTGACGCATTCACGTGATTGTCCTTTCCATAGAATTTTACGCTGATCCAATAACTTGTGGGGGTACAGAAAACAAGTTACCGCTATCACGAGGTCCGTCGTAGTAACCAGACCAGAATTGATCGGAATCATCCGCGCAAAATTCACCGAAAGAACATAGGCAATTTGCTGCTTTTTGGGTGTCGTAACCCAAAGTAACGCAGTTTTTACCCCATTCGAACATATAATTTTGAGTTGTCATAACCTCATCCTTTCAGATAAGTGTTGCGCAGGTAAATACCCAAAATACCCGCTATAGCCAACACCGCGTAAAACAGCGTAACGCGAGTGTGCAATTCATACACGGTGTAATCAAGCGCCCACTGAAAAACGTATGTGTGGGGAAATTTATACAAATAAAGGAATATACCGATAGTAGTCAAAAATGACGCAAGCTGCGCGACTACAAACGCAACTATACCTATAACAGCACCCGTCATATCCGTCTCCAAACGTTTGTGTGATACATGTATGAAGAGAAAGGGGCCGAAGCCCCTTTCCAATGTTCACCGATGTTGTCCCTTTCCAATGTTCACCGATGTTGTGCAGGATCAGTCGTCCAGGTCGTCGAGGTCGAGGTCTTCGAGGTCCTCATCTTCGTCCTCGTCTTCGTCTTCGTCCTCATCTTCATCTTCATCTTCATCTTCGTCCTTCTTGGACTTTTTCGACTTCTTGGAAGACTTCTTCTTCGAGGATTTCTTCTTGGACTTGCGAGCGGGCTTTTCTTCCGCCTCGTCTTCATCCTCATCCTCGTCGGATTCATCCTCGTCCTCGTCATCCTCCGCAAAGGCTGCAACAGCCTTCACGATCCGACCGGAAAGTTTCGTCGGCGACGCATCTTCCGGAGCATCTTCACCGGTGAGTTCTTCGAACAACGTTTCGAGTTCGTCGGTGTCGATCTTCTTCAGTTCCGCACGGAGACCCTTCATCGATGCAACGTACATCGCCAGAGCCTCGGTCCGACCGGCGCGTGTATCCTCGTCGGCGGTTTCTTCAATCGCCTTCGGGTCGGCACCGTACTTCTTCACTTCAGCGCGGAGTTCCGTCAGCTTGCCGGAAGCCGGTTCGCCTTCGAAGTTTTCGAGGTATTCAAAAACCTCGTCCACGGTCGCGCCGGCCAGGGTATGACCTTCATCTTCAGCATCATCTTCAACGTCGGCCTTTTTCGAACGACGCTTGCGTGTCGGCTTCGCGTCGTCATCCTTCTTGGACTTTTTCGACGTTTTGGCCTTCGTCTTCTTGCCGGCGGCCTTCTTGGCCGAGCGCGTCGAAGTTTCGACATCAGAAATGTCATCCGACATACTGCCTTCGAGCATGATCTCCAGGAGATCCGCAACCGCCCCGGCGGTTGACGCGTTGAGCTGTTTGATCAGAGCAGTAGCACGTGCAGAGTTGGTCTTGCGAGCCATTAGGTAGTCCTCTCAGTTAGGTGTTAGCGGCTTATCCGCTTCTTCACCGAAAAGCGATTCGCTTTCCGTATTTACAGAATACGAAATCCACCCCTAAAACACAAGCGAATCCTCAATACGCGAAAAATCACAAACGTTTTGAGGGGGCGCTAAGTCCTTGTTTTTAAAGGCTTTTTTCGAATAGGCGGATAGGGTGAATCCCGTTTCTCGATTTTAAGGCCGGTTTAGGGTCGGTCTGTAAACGTTTGTTGAGGAATCGATTTTAAACGTTTGTATTGAGCGAACAGGGTGAATCGTGTTATAATGAGTTTAGGGAATAACCCCTAAACGACGTCAATCTCCTAAACGATTGCAAGCTGAAGGATAAATGAAATGGCTAGTGTTACAATCGAATACAAATCCGCATTTGGGGAAGTTTTGAAGAAGGAGGAAATCCGAACGTCTGGTGATTCCACATACGTTTTTGACGACATCAGTAACCACGTTCACCGGGACGGTGAATTTTATAATGTTCCGATAGGAACCAAGGAAATAGTGATGTCAATCCCTTGCGACATGTAAACGATCTCAAGATAAAGGATGAATGAGATGGACGTTCAAACGATGCTATCGCTAGCGTCAAAAAATGATCCCGCGACAGTTGACGCTTTAGTTGAGCTAGGAGTGCTTATTGAAAGCAACGGGGATGATGAGTTTGAAGTAAACGAAGGTCGATTGTCAGAATTGAAATTAGAGGCATTTCCTGAGGAATGGATTAAAGTCGAGCAGATTATACACGGGGCTTTATCGTTGAGTAATTGTTAATCGCCCGTATAACACGTTTATACCCACAGCGTAATGCGGCGGATGCCTAAAAGTGTCCGTCGTTTTGTGTTATACTGAATGTAGGGAATACACACATTTTAAGGGACATACGTTATGGGATCGAACATCGTTGAAGCAAAGCGTGAAGTGCGTACTACGTTTAAACTCCGCAAGGATGAGTTTTTCGCGGAACGTGATCTGCCGGAAAAGTATGTGGGAACTCTAATCGTTCTTGATCGTCTGGCAACTATGTTCGCCAAAGATTCGAAAACGTATCGTTATGATCCGGAAGCTGTGGCTGCAGTGCAGTTTACCGCTCAGCAAGCGGTGGCTGCTTTCGAGAAAAATAAAGACGAAAAGCCAAAACTTCGGAAAGCCTACCTGCCCAAAGTATTCCGGCATCTGATGGTGCAGGTCAACCGAAATCATGGATCGAAAGATGGCATGATTTCGGCTCTCCTAGAATTTCTGGAGAACGATCGTTTGGTCTCCATGTTGGACGAAGCTTTGGGAGGCTAACGTGTGTTACCTGTTGAACGTGGCTTACAAAACGTTTCCAATCCTGACTTTGGCCGCTTTTGTAGCGGCCTTGGTCCTCATCTGAAGGATAAAAGATGTTTATAAAAATTGGCTCTTTCCGTCTGCAATTGCACTGGTCCGGTTGTGAGGGTGATTACTACTACTTCTACTGGTGGAATTGGCTTCGCAAAGATTTGCGTTACGTAGGATTCAACTACACGTATATGGATGGCGTTCACGCTAGTTTCGGTTTCTGGTATTCCAACTGGACGTGGCGGATGCCGTGGACGAAAATGCCGGATGCTTCGGACTTGTACCTTGTTATCGACCATTCTAGAAGTTCCAGTCCGGCTGTCGTAAAATTTGAAACTGAAGCGGCGGCTGATGAATACGTACAAAATTTCAAACGTAGGTATGGAGAAAGTGCTTTGGGGTGGGCATTACATAAAGTACATTCCTACGATGAGCTTACGGAATTTCAAAAACTAAATATAACTACTTGGAAACCTGAGTAACAACGTAAAGCAATGGAGAAATGAAATGCCTTATGTGATTCACAAGTCTTCCAGAACTCCTGGAAAAATCAGCTACAGTGGACCTACTTGGGATAAAGCGGGCATCCGTGACGCTTACAAAGAAACGTTTCTGCATGAGGAAACCGCGAAGGACATTGCAGAAATGTTGAGCGAACACAATCCTGTGGGCTTCGCGGTGAGTTCGGTGAGCGAATAAATACTAACTATGGAGAAGTAAAATGTCCTTCGATTTTCCTCCACGTTATCGCAAGTACCTTCCCATCGAATACTATAAGGAAATGGCCAATCGAGAAGAAAATAAACGACTTAGATTGGAAGCTAAAGAAAAACAAATTAGGGAAGATGAAAAACGTAAGGAAAGTGAACGGAAAAGAGAGGAATTTCCCCATATAACCGTTGGGTTATTTATCTTTTTTGCTATGGTAATAATGGGGTTTTACTTTGGCGCATAAAGTGCTACAACCTACCTACTAACTATGGAGAAATAAAATGGCAGACGTTACTGGACCTATTTCGACATTGCCTGGTTCTACACACATTCCCCCGAAGGGAACTTGTTGCGACGATCATCCCGACGTTTTGGCAACACACCGGGTTCAAGGCGAAACGGATTCGATGGGATCCGAAATGATCGACCTGTGCAACGAGTGCTACGAAAAGCACAAACTGGAGATCAAGGAAAACCCTACAACGGGACTGTGCGAAATGTGTGGAACAGACGCCGTACTGGTTCCGTATCGCGACTTCGAAGAAGGTATGGGCGGTCCTGTATACCATATTTGCAAACCCTGCAAGGATCGTACTATGGTCCGTATCATGGAGGAACTTGAAGCTGAAGACGACTACAACAACATATGGTGAGGTTTTCGGACCTCGCCAACCTACAACCTACTAACTATGGAGAAACTAATGACCTACTCAGACATTCGTCGCGACGCTCGACACATTGCAACCGCTATCACAATGGGTAACTTTGACAAAGCAACCGCTATCGCAATGGATAACTTTGACAAAACGTACGTGCATCCTACTAAGTGGGATTATGTGAAGCATTTGGTTACTTCCTACCCGACTTGGGAAGAAGCTAATATGTGGAGCAATTTCCGACTGGACGGCGGACCAATGACGGAAAAAGAATACCAAGGATTTCTGGATATATTTTCGGAAGATCCGAAATATGGCAAAGAAAATGCCGACTCTATCAATCGTAAACGTTGTCGCACGACTTTCGGTTGGTACATAGGGGGATGGTTTTTCTACTTCAAAAGAATGGTATTCTTCGATTACGAAGAGTTCTGTGCTAATACGCAGGCAATCGCTTTCAACCGAATGATGGATGAAATGGAACTGGAGTACAGTGAGGAAGACTGGGAAGATATTGATGACGGGTTGTACTACAACATGGAAAATACGACCTTCTAATACCTCAAACGTAGATAACCCCGCAGTAAAATAAAACGTAACGGAGATATGAACATGGAAAATAAAACCGCTAATCCCCTCATCGAGATTCTGGAAAAGCATAATGACGATAACAACGTAGATCAGCTTAACAACATAGACGTTGTTGACATGGGCGACATGGATGACGAGCCCTCGGAAATGCAGAAAATTTTTCGATCTTCGGGAAAAGAAACCAAAAAGTTGGCTTACTTGGTACTGAAGACGTCACAGGATCGCGAACGCTCCTACAACGATGACGTCGGTATGTACACGCTGAGTTTTGAACTAGCGGCGGCTCGTAATTTTGAGTGTCCGGTTACTTCTATGGTTGTGGCCTACGCTCTTTACGGAATGTGGGATGACGTTATGTCCCACGTTTTCGACGTTCTTGGTATAACTGAAAACCATGATTTGTACGAGGAACTTCCAAGGTTGAAAGCTGAATTGTTCGAAACACCCAGCGAGGATGAAGCAACCAAGGCGTTGAACTATCTTCGCGATGCTGTAACAAGTAATTTGGCAATTGACGAGGTAACTAGAAGGGCGATCCTTCTAGTGGAAGCCCGCAAATAATGGAAACTCGGAATTAAAACGGAGAAACTCAAATGACAGCAGCAAATAGGGATACACTGGCTTTCATACAAACGTTGTATACTAAGGCTCGCGACGGAGGATATGATACTTTATGGAGGGCCGCAAAAGAACTTGAAGCTCTGATAGAAGCTGAAGAGAAATTGAGTTCAGAAATGTTTGAGTACAAGCTGCAGATCAACAGGTTGTCGGTTAACGTTTTGTACCTAAATTCCAAAGGGGGAAATAAAGTCTCCCCTAATGAAAATGCTGTTAGTAACTTACAAATGGCAGCTGAAGAACTTACAAAATTAATCGAGGTGCTTAAAATAAAAGGAATAATTGACTGCCAAGGGAATACTGTAAGTTTGAGCTACATTGTAGATATCATTGAGCAATCGGCTTGCAATAAAAAGGAAAGATAATGCATGAAAAAGTTTAAAACTAGAATAGATGTTGACGAAGTACCAGAGGGTAGTAATAAATTCATAATTCCTTGGTATCTAGTACTACAGTATATGCTTTTTCTTTCAAGTTCCTCCTATGAAAAACGCAGATTTTATCGTTCTGTACCGGAAATACGTTGGTATCTAAACGATGACGGTAAACGACGTCTGATGTTCGCAATGAAGTCCATTCCTAGTTTTTTGATTACAATAAAAGTCATACCAGTGATGCTTGTGTTAGAACTTATTCTAGCACTTTTGACTATGTTAGCTTATCCTTTTCAGATATTGCTTAGAGTATTAGAACGTTATGAATCTAAAGTCGTTTCTAGATTCATAATGAGACGTGATGCCTTTCTAAAGGAAACAAAATTGGGTAATATATTGTCCAACGAAACAATAAGCGCTCAAGTAAAAGAGCGAATGAACGAAGTAAAGGGTAACTAAAATTATGGAAATAAACGGAGAACTGAAAATGTCTGAAGAAAAGATCGAATCCAACGTTGCTCTCAAAGAGTGGGATGGTAAATGGAACGCAATGGCATTCAAACACGCGAAAGTTTACATTGGACCTACTCAATATAAACGGTATAAATCACAAATACATTGTTACAACTACGTAGCGGGAGTTAAATACGGACCCGGGTTGTCAACCGTAGGTTTTAACATTACCGTGGTTTTGGAAGACCACGTTCCAAAGTTTGGTAGAGTTTTCTTGAAAAACTATTCTGAAGGAGCAGGTGTTCTAAACGCTATGCTGGAAGCAGGGCACTGTGAGGTAGAGGATTACGTCCCCCAGGGCTTTTGTAATTTTATTTTGGTTAAACTCTCCAAAGACTTCATGCTTGCTTTGGGATACAGCGAAGAGGATCTCCAAGACTACTAATTACATGTAAAGCTATTATTGGAGGGCTACTATGATACGAGTAAAGTACGATGATGCTCTAATACTGACGGACGAGTTCTCAAGAGTTGGTGTTAGCATTGGAGGAAAACCTGTTAAAGAGGAGCAAAACGTACTTTGGCATGGTAGCCCTTTAAATTTTAAAACCTTCAAAGCTGGAACTCACTTTTCTTCTAATCCCACAACTTCGGCCATATGGATTATGGACTCGTCAGCTTTAGGAAGTACCATAGATAAACAAATACCAAATGTTGACACAACCCTGTATAAAATAAGGTTAAAACCTAGAGCTACGGTATATCAAGCCAAAGAAAAGGAACATACCATAAAAGGCATAAACGTATACAAAAATAGTATGCCAATAAGAAAAGGACTTATGGAATTATGCCAGTCGGAAGGATTCCAGGCTGTTACGTTACCAAACGTTGTAGACGGTCATGCGGGACGTATGGAAAAGTATACTTTTGTGTACGACCCTAGAATAATAATTTTAAGCAAAGTGTATAAAGCATATGTGGTAGACTTTAAAAACAAATTTAAGAAAAAAGATTATACAACTAAGAAAATAAAATTTAGATATAATCTATTTGGTATTCCATACCATGTACCTATAACAGGAGAAGAAACATGAAGAAAAACAGTCAAAGACATCGCAATCCTAAGAACAAAAAAATGAAACGTCAGAAAAAGGCAAAAACTTCATCTACTCGTTACTCAGATAATTCCCGTGCATTCGATGGCAGTTATCGCTCATTCGATGGGGATTACGGCTTTGCAATGGGGGCGGCTATGTCCGTGGCAGCTGCCGGTATGTTGAGTAGCGGCACGGCTATGCGTAGACGAAATCAAGTGGAGGACTGATATGTTTCAGTATTACTACGGCAATTGGATTCATAGTAGCAATCAAGCTACTTGGAGGTTGCCATTATGTCACGAACTTACCGCAATTACATCGATTATTTCCGTAATCACTATACGTTTGACAAAACACAGTTGGGTATCAATCCTGACTACGTTACCGACAGCGATAAGGAAGTTGAACAGAACCGTTTGATTAACGGCTACGACGGTGTGAACCTGCAGCATTACTACGACAGTTTCGGCAAAGGTGGATGGAGAGAGAACTACCAAGGTGATACTCGTAAGTTTTTCAAGCGTCGTTATCATAAAGGTAGTCGTCGTTACTCGAAAAACCTTGTAGAAGAAGAGTTGAATATGATGTAACTGTTTGGCGGGAACAAAGTCCCGCCAACATTTCTCAAACATTTGTGAGGATAAACATGTGGAACACGTTGTACTTAAGGCATCGCGCATAAGTTACAAAATAATATTATGCGCGTTTGTCTTACTCTCAAGTTTAGTAGCTGTATACTATTCTTACCAACTGTATTCAGACAGAATAGAGAAAGCTATCTGCATTGAAAGAGGATTTAGTTGGGTTAAATCAGGAAAAGGAAATTATTGCGTCGAAAGCGCATTATTTTCTGTTAAATAGGAGTTAATTACGATGGGTGAATTTTATAGCACAGATATTGTAATGCTGATTGGAGTTCTAGTTAAGGGGTACGTTGCTGCGTTGTTCTGGCCTCTTGTAATAGTGAACGGCATCGGTATTATAATTAACTATTACAGAATGGAAGGTAGTCCCAACACTATTTTTGATGTAATGCCGGGATTCAAAGTTCAATTTTTGGTAGCCTTGTTCGTGCTGCTTGCATACGTTTTATTAGTGTATGGCATGTTTCTTGCAGCTGCTAACTACTAAAGGTCCAGCTATGACTTATTATACACCCCCGCTTGTTATTAAAATTGTAAAGCCTAGTTGCAAAAACCGTGTCAACGGTAAGCTTATAAATGGCACTACCAAAAAAGCATCTTTTGGTGTAAAAACTCAAAAGATGGTATATAAAAACGATTGTGCTATTGCAGCTGCCGCTACTGCATTGAAACTGCCATACAGGACAGTTCTAAAACATGCTATCAAAGAACTAGGTTTTCTGCCTAACGGGACGCACGGCGTAAACGTGGGTGAACTAATTTGGGAGTGTGGTTATGAGTTCGCCCTACGTATGCGTAGAGAAAGACCAAATATAAACAAATTCAACGCCGATAGTATACTTAGCAAGCGAACTGTTTCCAACAAAAAGCCTGTTAGACTGCCAGTTAAAAGTGTGCAAGTATTCTCCGTGAAGAGTGTAAACGTGTTAAACGCTTTTCACGCTGTGGTGCGAAATAATGGTATGATATTCGACCCTACCAAAAGACGTTCCGTGTCTAAAGCAATGTTTGTTAAATTGAACAGAAATGCATATTACGATACCTACGATGATACGGCTAAACCCCGCTTACACGTAGATGAATCAGTAGTTAAAAAATTGTTTGAACGTCATAGAAAAGGAAATAATTTAGGGTACGATGGTACAAAATACACCGTATACGTTGAAGACGACCAAACCGGGTCTATTTTAAATTTTAATACTGAAGCTAGGTTAGCTACGTAAACCCCTCCGGGTGGTTACTGTAAAAATAAGGACATAGCATCCTTATCTTTCCGGTTTCGCCCTATATATCAATGTTAGATGATTACAGTAGATACCAAATACAGTAGCTAAGTTGCAGTAGATACCAATACAGTAGCTAAGTTACAGTAGGATTAGGGTTTATACACCAAGGCTGGATACAGATTACAGTTGGTATTAGATCTAGGTGTAAGAATAAGGACTTGGTTCCTTTCCGTTACAGTAGTGTAAAAATAAGGACATGGTTCCTTTGGATTACACCTAATCGTAGGTTATAACATAGTGGTAGGGTAGGGGGTATATGATACTAATTAAATTGTCTTAATAAAAATAGATACTAACTTAAAGACGGTATTATTATGGCTAAAAAGATTCGTATGACTTCTGTTATTGACCACTCAACTATGGGTATTAACCTAGGTACTGAGATGGAGTTGAGTAAAGCTACTCACCGTAGTATGCGTAGTGCTTTAAAGAAGTTCATTACAGATAACAATAACAATGGTGACGTTACTTTTAGATTAGTTAGCGGTGACTACATTAAAGGGGATGCCGTATTCTATTTAGTGTTTGTTAACAGGAAGGGTGCCGAAACTTCCATTTTGTATGAATTTAAGCAGCGTGGTAATACCGCATTCCTCAATGTCAGCGGTAATCCAACTACTATCATAGCAGGTGCAAATGACATACCTGTGCTTGTAATTGGTTCTATGTTTGAGAAGGCTTATAACGGTCCTACGGTTACTTTTAAGTATCTCAATCGTGTTATGTACTCCATACTTGATGACATACTAGGTGCCTACGGGTTTGTTTGGTCGGGTATTGATAAGAAAAGGTTGGTATCAGGGGATATATCGATCCAATCGTACCAAATAGCTTGGTACAGCGGTTCTTTGGGCGGTAAGCGTGCCGAAGTTATGCGTTTCTGTCGTTTGTGCTATGGCGGGTTAAACGCTACTACCAACAAGGTGGAGAACGTGGGTAAGCCTTTAGGCATCAATGCCCGTGTCTGGGATAACAACGATGGCAACGTGACTTTGGAGGTTCGTACCGGCAAGAACCGGGAGTTTTCTTTGACGTTGTACGCTAAAGACCAAGACCCTTCTTATGACGGTAAGAACAACAAACGGTTGCGCGAGTTAATCAGGTTTGACTGCACTCTAAACATATCCTTCCTCCACAACAACAACATCAAGAAGGTTAGTGACCTGGAAGACAAATATATTGAGGTGTGTGAAGAGGACGGTTTCGACGTAGGGTTCATCCGGTTTATATCCAACAAGGTTTTGAACAAGATCAAGTTCTATTACTTGCTTTCTCTTACCACTGACACGTACAACGATTACAAGGAAGATTTAGAGAACATGCTGGTTGATGGTAATTTGACCAAGCACCAACGTAGGTATATCAAACATTGGTTAGAGTACGGTGAGTCTTATAACACTGACAAGGAAATGGCAGAAGTTTTGGGTATGAACTCATCTAGGTTGTCAGAGGTTAAAGCTTTCTTGCGGAACAAACTTCCGGGGTTGGATTTAAGCATACCTCGTACCACTCATGAGTCTGTTTTGTTCAACCGAACGTTGGCTACACTTAGTGAAGAAGAAAGAAGCGATTATTTGGAAGCTACTCACGGTAACTCTAACAAGGTTGTGAACTTCGTGGAGTTAAAAGAAAGGGATACTGACAAAATATCTAGTATCAAAGAAGTCATGGGTAATATGGACGGACTAGTTAAGATTAGGAAGTTCCAACCTACTAAGATCAAACCCAAGGACTTTTGGGTTATTAAAGAGTTCAACAAAGCCAGCTAATTTGGAAACTGATTATGTCAAACAAACCTCGTAGTGCTAAAGACGTCAAAACCGCCGCTGATGTAGAGCTATCTAACATCATCATGACTTGTGAGAAGCTACAAGAAGAATATGATGGGTGTTCAACTCCAACAGAGTTGATGAGGTTGTTGAAAGAAAACAAAAATGAATCCGTTGTTATACCCACGTTTTCACATTCTACTGTTATTCCTGTGGTTGTTGACGCTGCTCAAGCGGTTTACATTTTAAAGTCTTATGGGTTCAGTGATGAAGTAGCGGAAGCTACTAGAAAATGGATTAATAGTATGGTCCGAAGCTTCAAATTGAACAACTATTTGATAGAATTGTCCAAAGATTCCATAGTAGAAAATATGCACAAGGAAATGCCAATAACTGTATACAGCAAAGTTGATAAGAGTAATTACGAACCGTTGGAAGTACCTCAAGAAAACTTTTATTTGGTAGAATTATTTGCAGAATTTACTCTAGAAAAAGAAGGTTCAGGTAAGTTGATAAACACAGTAAATTTATATGGCGTAGTGGTTAAGTAATCGTTAATTTGTATATACATAAGTGGAAAGGTTAGTACAATGTCAAATTTCGAAGGAAGTGGCAGGACTAAAAGATTGGTACAAAAACGTGTAGACCAATTATCCCTTGACGCGCAGGTATTGACGACTGTAACTGAACACTCTTACTACGAAGAATGCGACGTTGACCACGTTGTTAGTTTTATGCATGACACTTTTCAGCATGTTTTGGTTCTAGGGGTAACTAAAAACGTTTATGATCCCATTCTCAATGAATGTGTCAATATTTTCACAAAAGATGCTAAGACTAAATCGGCGTTGTTAAACTGGTCAGAAAGTCTGGCTAATGACCAAAACCTTTCCAATTACGCAGTTGACTTGTTAAACAATATAAATTGTATAAATGATTACGATATTGAAAGCATTGACGACTTTTATCTAGTACCCAACATAGTATACAAACAATTTAATTTAGAGTATTTAGACGCAATTTTGGTAAACTTGTATATGCACTTAAAATATAATCCGGGTACTGGCGGAGTTAACTACATATGTTATGGCGTTTTTGTGTACTGATTCCCCAAATTGTTAATTATATATTATAGGCGTCAACCTACTTCTTCTAAATCATTTTTTAAAGTCCCATAATAAATACGGATTGAAAAGGTATACTAAAAAATGAATAATATATGGGAATTTGTTGATGATATCAACAAACGCTCACTAGCTGTTAAAGCTTTCATAATGTGTGCAACATTTTTCGCTGGGATTATACTTAACGCTACTTACGGTTTAGTAGACTGGGTTCGACTTCCTTATAATAACCAGCGTGATATCATTATTCTCTTGGAAAAAAGTCAAGAGATAACTAACCTCAACGACTCTATGAGTGAACTACGTAATGCTTTGGAAGATAACAATTCTGATACTCTTGATTTAGTAGGTAGAGTTTCTAAACTTGAGGATGGCCAACTAAGACTATTTTTGAAAG